GTCTTGCCCTCGCTGATGCGGTGATTAACAGAATCGAAGCTGATGGGGGGAACAGTTACCAGGTGCGTGAGCTTGTGAAAGCCTATCGCGCCGCGGAGGTGAAGCCGTGAATGTCCACACGTGTCAGCGGTGCGGGTCATACTTACACACCGCCTTGAGTTGCCCGCGGGCCGAGGGCGGATGTAGCTCGAGGACAGGCGACGAGCCAGGCCATCGCCGCCTACCGCGCCGCAAAGGATACGCTATGACCAAGCCCACCAGCGACGAGCAGCTGAACGCATTCGACGACGAGGCGCGAGATTACTCTGTTGTTACTATGACGGACGATGAGTGGGGCGCCCTCCGCGAGCGCCTAGCCCTCGCTGAGGCGGTGATGGAGGCCGTGGGGGATAGCGTCAATGCTAATTCTCGCAAGGAGGCATTAGCGTGGCAGCGAACTATTGATGATGCCCTCGCCGCCTACCGAGCCGCGAAGGAGAAAGCGTGATTTTCGATACGACAAAAGCTCGAGCCGAAGCCGACTGGTTTCTTGAATACCCGGATGAACTGGATAAGCGGACTAAAAGTTTCGCCATGATGATGCGCGCTGCCTGCAACAGGATCGATAGCCTACAGGCACGTCTCGCCCTCGCCGATGTTGCTTTGACTCAAGCGGAAGACTGTCTTCGGGACCAGTGTTCCGACGAGCCTCAGTGCGATAGGCATGATTACGACGTGGCGTTGAGTAGCATCGCCGCCTACCGCGCCGAGGAGGAGTCGACGTGAGCGGCTGGCCCCCAACAAACCTTGACGATGTGCTTCTATGACGCCATTTGCTCGATATACGATCGTATACAATCGTATATGACAACGGCGGGGCTGCGAGAAACGTTGCCAGAAGAGACCACGTGAACGGAGAGTAGCCCGCATGTCCTCTGACCCCCTGCGCCGCACAACGTTACGCCGCCCCTCCAAAGACATCCTCGTCGACGCCCTTCGGATCGACGAGGACTCTTACGCTTTCGACCAGCACCAGCCCGACGCCGAGAAGAGCGCCCAGGAGCTTTTCGCGCGCAGCCTCGGCCTGTGCCAAGAGCTGCGGCTCGAGCTGCGGCGCGTTCTGAAAATCACCCACGAAGCCCCGCACATGCCCTGGTGCACCATGGCAAAGGCGGCGGCCTGCAACTGCTGGAAGTCCAAGCTGTAACTAAAAAGGGGACCTTGTGCCTATCCACTCCGACGAGAAGAGCACGACCATCACCATCGTGCTGGGCTACGGCGACATCGCTATCGGTAACATCGATGATCCGAAAACCGGGCATAAGGGCGTAGGGTTCGAACTGCTCGAGCGTGCCTACGCCTACGACGAGAAGGTGCCGCCTGAGGCAGTCAATAAGGACTGGGCGCCGCGCGTCTTCCTGTCGGTGCGCGACGAGCGCGGGCTCGCTCAGCTACGGCGCGCGGTAAACATCGTTGCCCGAAGCCTAGGTGTTGACGACAGCACCGTCGGCGCGGCGATCATGGACCACTACCTAGAGATCGCCGGCGCCGAACGCCAGAAGGTAGAGAAGCTCCGCTGGATGCTTGGCAACCTCTTCGAGGAGCTGCGCCACGGCGAGCCCGAGCACGAGGCCCGTCTCAAAGAAAAGATCGACAGCTACCTCGAGGGCTTCAAGGAAGAGGCGGCGGTTGCCGGTCCCGCCGAGCTGCGCGACTACCAGGTCTTCGCCGCCCTGATCCACCAGTCCATCATGCCGCACGAGACCGGCGAAGGCGTGGCGCGCACGCTTTTGGAAAAGGGCAGCCTCGCCTACCTCGAGAGCTACCTACGCCCCGACGAACTGGAATTCATCCTCCCCCACATCAAAAGGATCCGCCTTGAGCACCGTGACAAAGAGCGCCAAGCGCGCGCTCCGAAACAAAGTGAGGAGCCACTTCCGCCATAACGCGGTCTGGCTCACCAACAAGCTCGCCGCCCAAAAACAGACTTGGATTGCCGAAGGCAGCTTCGAGGCGGTGGTCCAAATGGAGCAGGCGGTGAAGGACATGGCCGCCACATTGCGACGCATGCTGACCGCCGGCTACCGGCGAGCCTTCACCCTGCACCGATTGATCGACGACACGATGGCGGATGACAAGGCCCGAGACCCTGCCACCTACGAGCGGGTGCAGTGTAAAAAAGGCTGTGACTTCTGCTGCTACGTACACGTCGGCGTCTCCGACGACGAGGCCGACCTCTTGGCGCGCGTGATCGCCGACGGTGAAGTCGAGGTCGACATGGCCAAGCTGGAAGAGCAGGCGAAGTGGCCATCGGACAAGTGGGCTAAAGAGGACCCGAGAAAGCGCGGCTGCGTGTTTTTGGACTCCGAAACACGCAGCTGCAAGGTCTACGCCTACCGCCCGGCGGCCTGCCGCACCTACCTCGTCGTGACGGACCCAGAGCTCTGCCGGATCGAGATAGGCGGCCCACCAAAAAACGTGTCAAGCGTTTGCTCGCCGTCCGTCGAGATACTCGCGTCGGCCGCCTGCAACATCGTCGTGAAAGACGAGACGCATCAGTCTCTGCCGGCCAAGACCCTAAAGCGCCTGAAGAGCCTCGGGAAGAGGGTCGACCCCAGGGGCAAGTTGATAGATAGTGAGGTACACGCACTCACAATCTAGAGGTCAACATGCTCGAGAACTGGCGCCTACGTCCCGTCTATGACCACTGGTATCCGAAGATGACGGGCATCTACGCCATCACGCTCTACCCCTACGTGCTGTTCGCCAACCCAGTAGCCCAGTGCCCAGACCTCGTACACAAGCATGAATTTCAACACGTTCTGCAGATTAGAAAAGAGGGCTACTGGTTTTACGCCAGATACCTGTGGCAGGTGACGGCCGGTCTGTGGAAGAAACGGCGCATGCTTCTTCGCAAAGGCATGACAGTGCCCACCTTCTGGAGCGTCTACTGGGACGTCACCTATGAGGTGGAGGCGCGTAGCCACGAGACCGAGCCGCTCACCGAGGCCGAACGACTGGAGTATGCATTGCCCGCTAACCGCATGATCGCCGAAGCAAGATGAACCACTACGTGCGCGAACGCGACGCGCTCAAAAAGGAAGAACACAGTGAAGCAAGAGATCGACTTTAAAAAGCCTTTGCGCCACGTCAACCCGAAGACCAAGCAGGTGACTTTGATCGGCCTGCAGACGTCGCGCGACGGTAAGCCGATCACCGACGGCTTCGACCGCCTGGTGCTCGTCGGCCGGGCCAACGAGCCTTACTTCGTTAACAGGTTCGGCGAGGCCATGGTAAAGGGCGCGCTCACGCCCGTCTTTCTACCCGACGAGCCGGTGGTGGAGGCGCCATCGCCACCGCTGGCCGGTGCGGCCGTCAACCTCGACCCGGTTGTAAGGGCTCTCTCAAAGATCGGTGACGACCTGGCCGAGACCTTCTCGGCCGTCAACGACTTCGGCGGCGACATGGCGAAGATCGACGACCGCCTTTCAACGCTTGTAAAGCACCTCACGACCGTCGTGAACCCCAAGCTCGACGACGTCACGTCGTTTGGCAAGTCGGCGGAGGTACACCTAGGAGGCATCCGGCGCGCGGTCGACGACATCTCCACCGCCGCGAGCACCTCCTTTAAGGAGATCCGCGACGATCTTGTAACGATCAAGCTTGAGCAAAAGCGCTATGGCCAGGAAGCCACCAGCCGGCTGACGGCGGTGGCGACGAGCATGGAGCGCATACCCGCGCAGCTCAATCTGACCTGCTCGCAGCTGTCCCAATCTTTCGACGGGGCGCAGCTGGGAATCCTGCGGGGTATAGCGGCCTCGCTGGCCGAGGACGCTGACCAGCGCAAGGTCTGGATGCACGCGGTCGGTCAGCTCTTTGGTGAGCACCTACGTAAAGCCGTCGAGCTAAGGTCGGCCGCCGCCCCCGCAGGCCCGGCCCTCTCAGACATTGACCGCCGCGTGCGCGCGCTCGAGACCGACACGCGGGCGCGCTTGGAGAGCGTGCAGGTGACGCTCGACAGCATCAAGACGGGTCTCGACCTTCTGCTCGAGCCGGAAGACTGGGCGGCCACTAAGGAGTCAGGAAAAAAGCCGGAGGGGGTGTCGGCGAGCAGGCCCGCCACCTCCACAACTGACGAGTCTCCTGACTTTGTAGCCCTCCCCCCTACGGCGCACGTCAAGCCGCTAGCCGTCGTGAAAAACTTTCAGGACCTGGCCAAAGTGCGCGCCTTGCCCGAGGCCTTGGCGCGCGACACGGTCGTACCGGTCGAGAGCAAGATCACTTTCACCACGACGCAGGGTCGCCCCTTGGACCTAGGCGACGAGCTGCATCAGTCCATCACTGAGCTCGCCTCTTGCCGCGGCGTCAAGAAGATTCAGTTCGGTACGTCGGCGCGCATGCACCCCGATCCGCGGCGGCTGGGGCTCATCCGCTACCGCAAGGAAGTGGACGGCGCCGGCGACACAGCCTTCTGCGCGCGCGGCTACGGGAGAGACGGGGTCATTGACCTCTTCATCTACTGCCAAGACCCCATAGCCAAAGCGGCCGTCCTATCCACCCTGCAGACGGAGGACCGCGCCAATGGGGCTTGACCTGACCTTGATCCCGCTGGAGCCTGGCGACTTCGCCTTTTCGCACACGCTGCTGCCCATGCCGCGCGCCGGCTTTCTTTTCAAAGAAATCATGGCACTCGAGAAAGTGCGGGGCTTCCCTGTGCCGAGGCCGTTTCATACCTACATAGCCCGCAACAAGAACGGTGACACGACGTACGGTGACACGCAGGTGACTCCCTACGGGGAGCCGCTGTGCTGCCTGCGCATCGAAGACTTGTTGGGGCTTCCGGCATGGACGGAGGCTTTCAGGGGCGATCGCTGCGTCACCGCCACCTTCTCGTACCTCATCGTCCTAGACCCTAACCGCCCCGTGGCTTTGTACTGGAGGTGACGCCCGTGACCACGAAGCTGCCTGAGGAGACCCACATTGCTCATCCACATACCCCCTCGCCGTCGGCGCCCGCCGAAAAGCCCGAGCTTGGCGGAGCGCACGAGCTTCGAGAAGGTGAGCCTTCTGCTGAAGCGGGCCGCCAAGCTTCGTCGTTGGCAGGTCACACGGAAGTCGAGTTTGAAGAAGAAGAGCGCCAGCTCGTCCTCTTAGCCCTGGCGGAGCTTGCCCTGACAAGGCCGGGGTTCGACTACGCGCTCAACCTGATCGCCCGAAAGCTCGGCGGTGTCGCCATGTATGAGTCCTTCAAGCAGACGTCGAGCTACATCATGTTCCCGCGGAGTAGACCATGATTTCTAAGGTGAAGGCCTTTGTAAAGCCATACTGCGAGTACCTTGCGGCCTTCGAAAAGGAGCGGACATGAGCGGACACACCTGCCACGCCGACGACTGCACGCTGCTTGTGCGCCCCGAGGTCTTCATGTGCCGACGACACTGGTTCATGGTGCCCAAGGTCCTGCGCGACGCCGTCTGGCGCGAGTACCGCCCCGGCCAGGAGGTTACGAAGACGCCGACCAACGGCTACCTGGTGGTGGCGAGGGCGGCGATCGCGGCCGTCGCCAAAAAGGGAGGAAAGGGGCCCAATGACGGCTGACAAGCCCGCGCCGCGATCGCGCACCAGTGGTCGCGGCGGCCACGGCGGTAGCCAAGGCACGCGCAACGCGCGAGGGCACCATCTGGGCTCTAGGCCACGACGGACGTCCCATGAAAAGGCGGTTTGGCGAGGCCGACATGTACGCGCTGGAGCAGGCGATTGCCGCGCATGCGCTCGTCGCTAACGGAGGTTGCCCATGACTACAAACTGTGAGCACAAGTGGGTGAGTCAGGCGACGCGGCTTTGGAGCTGCAAGGACCGCTACGTCACGACATTCCACCGCCTCGACGAGTACTTCTGCGAGCGCTGCCTCGAGCACAAAGAGCGCAAGCAGCAGGTGACCGTCGGTGAGTTCGAATCGCCACCCGGTTGGGCGCGGGAGCCGGTATGAACGAAGAACCTACTGACGAGGAAACGTTCGCGCCTGCAGCTTGCGGGCCAGCTGCAGCTCGACCGCACCGCGAAGCTTGCGGAAGCAGCACTTGCGGAGTACGCCGCTTTGAAGAAGTGAGCTTCGCTGGTATCTAGATCCCTGTACAATGCCAAAAATCAAACGAGGTCTATGTCATGGTAAGTCTCGACGTCCGCAGCATCGCCGCCATCTGTCACGAAACCAACCGCGCCTACTGCGCCACGATCGGCGACCTGAGCCAGCAGCGCTGGCAGGACGCCCCCGAGTGGCAGCAAATCTCGGCGGTCAAAGGCGTCGAGTTCGTTATCGCCAACCCCGGCTCCCCGCCGAGCGCCAGCCACGACAGCTGGCTTGACGAGAAGCGCCGGACGGGCTGGCGCTTTGGCGAAGTGAAAAACCCCGAGACGAAAGAGCACCCCTGCTTTGTCCCCTACGATGAGCTGCCGGCCAACCAGAGGCGTAAGGACCGGCTTTTCGGAGCAGTGGTGCGCGCCATGATCTTGCCGGAATGACGCCCGAAGGTCTGCGCACCACCGAAGCAGCCGCAGACGACGCCCGCCTGGTAGTGCTGGCCCGCGGCGTGCTGCCGCTGCTCGTCGAGCTGTGGGATGTCATCGACACGCACTTTTGGGCCAGGGAGCGCAAAGACATCCACGCGGCGCTGGAGCGTCTGGCGCAGTTTAAGGAAGAACCGTGACTTGGGCCCAAGACTGAAGAGTCGCGCCTTCGTTGCTTGCCCCGCCCACCTAAGAGTAGAATAGAAACGCCATAATAGCTTTTCTACCTCAAGGTGGGCTGGTGCGGGCCGATGCCTCACTGCGCTCTACTTTTTAACTGCGAGGGGGTGTCCGTGTCCAACTCAGTCTCTTTTGAGGACCTTAAAGCCGAAGTCGCCGAAATGCGCGCGGCACTGCTCGCGGTCACCGCTGAGCTAAACAGCGACACCGGCGTCTCCCGCCAAGACTACGGCGCGGCACTTCAGCACTACGCCGTGCGTAACACGACGACTGCGGGCGGCAAGGTCGGTTACGGGGTTAGCGTGACTGACACGGCCGGCGTCCGCTACGTGCTCTTTCCGGGGCACAAGTCGACCGCCGTTAGCGGGATCAGCGCGGCCATGCAGAAGATGATCGGCCGCGGCCTGATTGCTGTAGAGCTGCTGTAACCCTCCCGCGCGCCAACCACTGCCCTCGGCGCCTAAAAACTAGAAAGGTGACAGCATGACGACCTCTCCCAGTGCCGTAATCGACAGTCTTTTCCATACTGGTGCCGACAAAAGTCCGCTGCCGGAGGCAACTGAGTACGCCCTCAAACTCGTTATGCCAGCGCTGGAGAGGCTCGCCGAGAAGAAGGCCGACAAGGCCGACCTGGCCGACCTGGCCGGTCACCTCCAGAAAAGCGACGTCAGGCCGGCGGTCAAGGCTCTTGAGGCAGCCCTCCCTCTTCTCGCCGAGAAGAAAGCCGACAAGGCGGCTTTGGCCGAGCTTGCCAGCCATCTTCGGAGAAATGACGTCCGTCCCGAGATCAACGCTCTGAAGGCCGCCCTTCCTCTGCTCGTCACCAAGGCGGACCTTCAGACGATCACATTGGCCATCGCTGAGATCGACGCGAAGTGGGGGAAAATGCGCGCTGCTGTGGTGGCGATTGCCACGGCGATCGACGCGAGCACGGCGGCCGGCGGCTACGTTGCGGCCGTCACGACTGAACTGCAAGGGTTCTAAAAGGATTTGCCATAGTGGCGCATCCTCTTTTTTCTTTAAGGAGTATCTAGAATGACTCTTCTCGCATCAGGTAAGTCCATCGTCTGTGAAGGCGTCGGCAGCAGCAACCAACTGGTCCCCGTCATCTGCTTTGGTGGCCTCCCCGCTGATGCGCAGGCCTACGAGGTCTCTTTGTCAGGTCAGCTGTCCGGCCTGATTTCGGTGGGCGGCGTCCAGAGCCAAGTCTCGGGTACCGGGCGCATTGCCTTCACCTACCAGAAGCCTATGAACGGCACTTGGACGGTTGCTACCCGTATTGACGGCCTGGTCAACGCCACTGCCTTCAACGGCGCCGTTGACGGTCAAGGCATGCGGTTCTACCCAGCCCCCGACTGCCAAGGCGAGCTGTCGGCGCGCACGCTTGGCCGCTCGGCGGCGACGGCGTCTGACCTCACGGCGACGACCGGAGTCTTCAAGTCGTTTTTGACGGCTGGGATCATGAACATTGTCGGCCGCACCCTGTCGGTCAAGCTGGCCGACTTCGTTGGTCAAGCTGTTGGCGTGTTTTCCGGCACTGACAAGGCCGTCACCGTCATTGACGCCGACAGTTGCGACTTGATCGCCAACTGCTCGGCGAGCAGCATTGGCCTCGACCTTTGCGGATCGAGCTTCGCCGCCAGCTGCACCATGACCGGCAACTGCCCCTAATGCCTCCGCGGCCGCCGGGGCTTTATGCCTCGGCGGCCGTTTTTCTTTTCTGCGAGTTCCACCTTGATCAAAGACCTCGCCCAGACCATCGCGCGCAGTGTCGAAAACCCGCGCGCCACCGTGTCCGCGGACAGCCGCCAGGAGCGCCTGGCGCTTTGCCTGGCCTGCCCCAAGATCCTGCCACCGCCGGCGCCTTGGGTTAACCTCCACCGCTGCTCGGTGTGCAACTGCCTGATGGAGGCGAAGACCTGGCTGAGCGGGGCGCGCTGTCCGCTGCCCGAGCCAGTCTGGGACGTCGCGCCTGCCTCCGCTCCGGTGGCGCCATGATCGGCGTCGTCGAAGAAGTTGTTGGCGCCTACCGCCGCCGCACCTACCTGCGACCCAACGGCGCGGTCGCCCAGGTCTACGAGCACCTGCCGCTCGTGATGCGCTTTTCGTCGCCGCTCGTGAGCCCCGAGAACTTCCACTTCATGGGCCTGTGGTCCTGGGGTCCGCGCTTTGGCACCCCGGAGCAGTCCGAGGTCCTCCTGGCGCGCGTCGTGGCCGGGCAAAAGCCTCTGGCGTCGATCACGCTGGGGATGGGCATGTCGATGGACGAGGCGCGTACCGCGGCAAGCGAGCTAAGTCAGCGCGGCGCGGCACTGAGCCTGTCGACACATTACGTCGCCTACAACTGTCAAAACCTGCCCGAGACGCTGTTGGCCTGCCCGGGTCGCCTTGGCGAGATCTTCGACCTGGAGGCTCTCGCCGCCGACTACCAAGACGCCCTCGACGGTCCTCAGCCCAAGGTCGCCGCCGAGATCGCGCGCGGCCTAAAGGGCCTCTCCGAGCGCACCATCGCGAGCTTCTTTGCCGAGTGGCTGGCGGCGGGACCGCGGCACCCCAAGATGCCCTACTGGCTGACGGGGCTTCTCCTTGGCTATCCGCCCGACGACACGATCAGCCACTACCTTGGGCGGGCGCAGCCCTTCAAGGTCTTCAGCGTATAGCCAGCACTGCCCCGGTAATAGGGGCAGGTTTCGCGCGCTTATCGTTTTGTAGGGCCGGCCCTTCCATAAGACGGGTACGCTCGAGCGTCTTGTCTTGTCTCGCTGGCTTCATGCCGTGAGGACAGAGCCCTGATCGAGCTCGACTTCGGCGAAAGAAGATCGGGTACAAGAGCTTTGCCAAAGACGACAGTCTGTGCTGAGCCCCGCAGCCTACCTCAAAAACCCTGTCGACACGGGATAGAGGATCCACAGAAGTTTGAAAAAGGAGTGCGATGAAGCCCCCATTCGACGCGGCGACGAGGGAGTTGGTGGAGATGGATGGCAAGGTCTACCAGAAGGGAAACGACCTCGGCGGAAAGCAGTACAGCCCCGCGGAAGAGCAGCTCCTGCAGCTGCTCACAAACAAGCTAAAGGCACGTGACAAGAGCCACTTCCCGGAAGACCATCGGCTTGACGCCCACTACATCGGGGCGACCAGGCCGCGCGACTACATCCCGCTTTACGTCAAGGCGGCCGGCATGATCTACGAGACAGCTCGCGCCCTCGCCCAGATGACGCACGACAGCCGCCGTCTTCAAGAGAAGGGCGTGCTGTCGTGGATCGAGACGATGACTGACTTTCGCATCTACGAGAGTAGGGGGGTAGAGGCGCCGACGCGTGCCGAGGCCGCCCAGGCGTTGGGGGAGGCCCCCCGTGACGACTAGCCGGCCACCAAGAGAGCCCTGGCAGTGCCGGGGCTGCGGGGAAGACCTCGGCTACCTGGGTCTTTTCTTCGACTGGATCTTGCACCGCACGCGGTTTGCCCACCGCTGCAGAAAAGTAGAAATTGTTGTAAACGAGGACAACGCATGAAGCTGTTTAAGGTCGACAACCTCGCGGACTGGTTCGTCCTCAGCCACTCCAACGATCAGATGGTGCCCACGCGCCTGGGCGGGGTCTACGCCTGCAGCGGCAACAGCGCCTACCGTTTTGCCTACAGCAGTGAGGACATTGCCTGTTGGAAGACCGAAGAGGCCGCACTAAAAAGCATCGCTGCCGCCAAAGACGTCGATCAGTGGAAGGCGGTGCCGGCTGCCGACGACTTCGACTGGGAGTACCGCTTCATCCGTGACCGCAAAGGCGGCAGGTACTTTGCCAGGAGCATCGTCGCCAAAAAGGACGCCAGGACCGCGCTGAAGTGCCTGAAAGAAGAGGTCAGCTACGCGAAGAGCTCTGTCGTGGAAGCGCTGCGCGTCGAGCGCAATGCTCGCGCCGCGCGCGTTAAAGAGGGAAAGGAGCTGAAGGAGCTCGAACGTTACGCAGCGTCCTATCTCAAAAAGAACCCGCCGACGCGCAAGAAGAAAGCAGCAGCCAAGAAGAAATGACCACCAGCGGGAGAACACATGGAAGTCGGGCAACAAAAGTTCATGTTAGATATCGAGACCGCAGGGCTGGAGTTCAAGAAGTCGGGCGCCCGCCTTCTCGAGATCGGCGTCCTTGAGATGGTCTTCAACGGCGACCACTTCCGCCCCGGGCGCTCCTTCACCCGCGTTCTGCCGTCGTCGGCCCGTGCCTCCGAGTGGGCGGTGGCCAATGGTCAGCAGGAGCTTTACACCGAGGCCAACCGACTCTTCGCTGAGGTTGAAGACGCCGGCAGCTACTTTGAGCAGGCGCGCCAGGACTTCACGGCCTTCTTTCGCGAGTGCGGCATCACAAAGCCCGAGGACCTCCACCTTGCTGGCCGCAACCTCGCGGGCTTTGATCTACCGTGGCTCTATTTCTTCGACTTCCTAGCCAAGGAAGACCACCACTACCGCCTCTATGACGTGACGCCCGCGCTACTGCTCTTTGCCGACGCACAGTACCTCATCAAAGAAGTGGCCGAGGCAGTCTGCCTGGCGCACGCCAAACCTGGTACGCCGTCGTCCACCTACGACGCCGCGGCGCACACCGCCCTTGGCGACTGCTACCGTCAGGTCGAGGTTGTCAACGGCCTACTCACAATCATGCGGTCGGGCGTCAACGCCGCTATCAAGAAGAAAGCACTGGCAGACCTATGATCAAAGTCGACGCGCGCCGCCAGGGCTATTTGACGCCTGGCCATATGCTTTTACGACTGGCGCGCTCACCGGCCCTGCCGCTCTACTTTTGGATCGGCGTTATCATCGGTGTGCTGATTACGACGTCGGCGGCAGCTTTGTGGTTTGACGTACGCTACCTGCTCTTCTAAATAACGCGGACCCCTCGGTCCGCTTTTCTTTTAGGTGCGCTGGTTTTTCTCCTTTGGTAGACTTCGCTTCATCGAACACCAAGGAGTACTCAGCATGGCGCGCACCGCGAATGATACGGTCATCGACATTCTTTTGAACGACCTGAACAAGATGCAAAAGCGCCTTGACCGCAGCGAAGACGCCGTCGCCTCAGGCCTCCTGCCCCCCGACACGTTGAAGTACCACCTGGAGACGGTCACCTTTTACCGGGCCGAGTCGAGCAAACTGCGCTCGACCCTGGTGACGCTGTCGAGCGGCGAATCGGCCGCGACCTACACGCCGCCCGACCGTACCGCGCGGGCTGGCAGCGGCGCGTCGGCGGGCGACGACCACGACGCCTCGCTGTAAGGGAGGCCCCGTGCTAAAGAAGCTGGCCTACTTTGCCTGGACGGCCCTCTCGACCAACGTCCACTGCTTGTGGGCGATGGCGTCGCGCCCGAAGGAGTCCCACCGCCTTTGCGACATCACGGCGGCGGGGACATCCAAGATCTTCTGTAGCTGCGGTTTTAACAACCGCGGTGTCACCTTCGACCAAGAGATCCAAAAGTGCGTGTCGAAGCCTAGCCCCGAAACGCGGGCGACGTAATGGACGACGCCGTCGCTACTGGTAAGGAGCCGCCGGTGCCTAGCCCCCCGTTCAGCCGCGAGACCACGATCGCCGCCGGCGCGATCCTAGAGAAGGCCGTCGAAGAGGCGGCGGCACAGTACGGCCTGCCGCACACGATGTTGGCCTTCTCTGTCGTAGCCGTGCACACGGCCATGAAGATGGCAAACCCCTGTGCGGCCCTGGAGCTGGTGCGCTTGCAGATGGACCTCATCATGGCGGGTCTCGAGAGCGAGGCTCGCCCTCATTCAAACGAAGCCGGCGCAGACGGCGCCATCAACACGTGAGGTCCTTCGGTGGAAGAGCTCCTGCAAGTCGCCGCCAGTCTCGCCGGACGCGACGTCGAGGTCGAGCAGACGAACGACGGCCAGTTTATTGCTGCCTGGTTTAGTTTCGGATTGCCGCCGCCACCAAAGGCCGACACCCCCGAGAAAGCCTTACAGGGCTTTATCTCTATGATGTTGAATATGCCGCCCTCCGACGCTACTATCGAGCCCGACTCACCTGGAGACACTGCCGATGAAGCTCGAGCTGGACCTACCGGAAACGGTGCTGCGCAAGATTAGGGCCTACCAGGCACTGTCGGGCGTGCACAGCACCACCATTGAGGGGGTCCTCGTGGGCCTTCTGGACGACGTCGTAAGTCTGCGCTGCGCCGAGCTTCTCGGCCTCACCGCTGTCGAGGTAGCGGCTCCTCGGCCGCCCGCGCCGCGGCGCACTCAGGCGCGCGCCGACGACGTTACCGGCCTGTCCGCAGGGCTCGGTGACGCTGACCCGGGCGACGACGACGGCGACGTGATTCCGCCGACAGCCGCCGAGGACTTCATTCCGACGCAGGGCGGCCTCACCGAGGACATGCTCGAGCACGACCTGGATGTCGACGACCCCGACCACGAGGCGGCCGCGGACGCGCCGGCGGCGCGCGGGGGGCGCGCCCCCGAGGACGCCTTCGCCAGCGCCGTCGGCTACACCGAGGCGCGCCAGGACTTCGGAGGCCTTGACGGCATCCGCGTGCGCAACCGCAAGCAGCTGCCAAAACGTCGTGGGCGCGTCGTGCCGCTGACGCACGAGCCGGCCAATTGAGCGGCGCTGAAGGCCGGGCTGTGCACGAAGAGGGCCAGGCCTTCGAGAGGTTTTTCACCAAGCATCTGGTGATGCCGGGCAGCTCGTGTTGGGAGCGCGACGTCCTTAGAGCCTGCAAGGAGCAGCTGTGGGAGAGGTGGAAGTACCAGGCGGAGACGTCGCACTATCGGCCCAGCTCGGCGCCAGCGTCGGTCTAGCGCTGCGCTTACAGAAGGTCGACCTGGTGATGGCGACCATCGACGGCGTGCTCGCGCTGCACGGTCTGTGGACCGTGCCGGGCAGTCCGATGGACCGGCTTAGGCGCAGCTACGAAGCCTATCTCAGCTTCTGCCGCACGGCAGAACGCACGGCATCTGAGGTTGCCAAGTGAGTGCTGGTGGCCTATTTTGTGACATGGGGCTGTAATGGTTTCGACGGAGATTGTGAAGTGCAGCGTGCGTGTCGTGGACGTCCTGGACCACGTAAATACTCGGGGCAACTATTACAAGACAACTCCAACGTTGTTCATGTCAATTTCGCGCAAGCGAAGATGGCAAAAGCGGCCTAAAAACCGTTTTACCCGTCGCCAGAGAACGGGTTGTTAAAAATCTCGGGCAACGCAGACAACGGGCTAGCAGTGCGCAATCTGCAATTAGTCCAGGGATTCCAGTCCTGCTAAAACTGGATGGTGGAGGCGCAGCCACGGCGCCCCAGGTTGGCGGACCAGTAAACCGCCTACACACGTAGACCGCTCAGGGATCAATCTTCGGACGCCGGTTCAATTCCGGCCAGCTCCACCATAACAATTTGATATGATTGATGTAATTTACGTACAGCAAAGAAGAGATGCGGGAGTACCAGCGCGCGTGGATGGCCGAGCGCCGTGCCGCGTAGCCCAAAGAAAGCCGCAGCATGCTTGAGACCCTGCTCATCGTCCTGATCGTCCTCTGGCTCTTCGGCCTCCTTGGCCCCGTCAACCTGCCTGACTTCAACCTCGGCCACCACGGCAGCGCCCACTTGATCCTTGTGGTCATCGTCATTTTGGTTCTCGTGCGTCTGTTCGATCGGCGCTGAGCGCCCACCCACGGAGACCTCCCACATGTCGGACCAGCCTCTTGTCAATTTGGACGCGGCCGTAGCGCCCGCGCACCCCCATCTGCTGCGCCGCGTCATCCCCAAGCTCGGCCCAGAGCGCCTCGAGCAGGCCCTCCTCTTGGCCGACGGCTCGCTCGCGTGGCGCCCCATCCCGACTGTCGTCGAATGATGCCCGGCGACTGTCCGAAGTGCGGCGGCGCGCTCTTCCTTGCCGTCCCTGACGCCACCGCCGCCGGCCAGCGCCTCTACGGCTGCAAGCTGTGCTTTCACACCTGCCAAGCTGACGGCACGCCGTTCGTCGAGTGCGACGACCTAAAAGACGTCTTTCGAGCCGCCACCGAGGGCCAGGCTGTCTATGATAAGATGCTGGCCAGCCAGCATTTTTCACCAGCCGCACGCGCCGTGTTCCAAGCCGAGATCGTCTCCTACGGCCTACAGATGTGGCAGGACGGCTTCAAGCAGGGACTCCTCATGGGCGCGCTAAAGACGACGACGGCGGAGGCGAAGGCTTGAGTCACGAGCTCCATGAGAACATGGCGCGCCTGCTGCGGTGGCCACCCGGCTGGCAGCTCATCGGCATCCGCGACGTGCTGAATGCCATGCAGCTGCACTTGGGCGGCATTGGCCCGGACAGCGCCGAGCACCTGCCCGACCGCCTGAAAGACCACATCGCCTTTACGCTGTCGCGCTGCTGGGAGCACGTCCACCAGCGCGGCGACGTCAGCCCAGAGATCCCGCTTACGAGCTGGCTCGTCACCGAGCTATCCGCTATTCGTTGGCAAATTGAGGAGATAGCCGCTCATGGAAAAATACAGCTTGGACAAAGATACGTTGCTCGCGAGCCTCCGGGAGGAGGAGGGTGCCCTCATGCGGAAGGTGTCCCACTATATGATGGTCCCGGAGAAGACGGCGAGCGAGGCAGCGACCTTGGCGGCGACCGAGAACCGGCTTGGCCAGGTCCGCAGCAAGATCACCGAGCTGGACCTGGCGACCGACTGAGGCTTGCCGGCAACTGCGGCATCTGTGCGGTCGAGCTCGCGCCCGGTGAGGCGCACTTTTGCGCCCCCTGCAGCAACACGCTCTGCATGGGGGAGCGCGTCGAGGCCGAGCTTGCCGCCCAGGCAGCCCGCCTTTCGCGCGAGGACGATGCTTCGGTCGACGTGTCCGACAGACACTACGCCTGCGACAGCTGCGGCGGGCGCCTTGGCATGGCCACGCGTGGGCCCCTCTGCGTCAACTCCTCCTGCCCGTCGAAAAAACCTGGCCACCGCTAGGTACAAGAGACATGAAGCCCCTTTACAGCGATAGCGACCTCGCGGGAGTACACACGCCATGCCCATTCAGTCCATCACCCAGCGCCAGCGCAACACGCCCATCCTCGGCACGATCCGTCTCGGAGAGCGCAAAGAGTCCAAGTCGGGAGCCATGTATCCGACGACCGTCGACCACTTCGTCCTCACGGATGCGCCCGAGGTCGCCAAGATCTACGGTGAGGACCCGACGCAGCTCGACATCATCTTCCCGACCGACGACGTCGACATCGTGCTGCCGACCTGGCTGAAGCTCTGGGGGGCCAACAGCCGCGACGCCAAGGGCGCCATCAAGTCGGGCGACCTGAAGTGCGTCGGCAACGGCCCGGACGCCGAGGGCAAGCCCGGCACGGCCGACTGGTTTGCGCGCCGCGACCCCAACACCCGCGTCGTCCCGACGAGGCCTTGTCTTGGCGAAGCCTGCCCCGACTGGAACGACAGCCAGGGGCGCCGCGCCTGTAAGCAGACGATGCAGGTGCTGGCGATCCTGCCGCGCGTTTCGTGGTTTGGCGTCTACATCATCTCGACGACCTCGTGGCGTTCCATCCACAACTTCCACACGCAAGTCGAGTGGGTCCGCAGCCTCAACAACAACCGCTTCTCGATGATGCCCTTCAAGATCGTTCGCGAAGAGGAGACGACGTCCTTCATGGAGAAGGGCCAAAAGAAGTCGGGCACGCAGTTCATTATGAAGCTGAAGCCCAACGAGAACTTCTTCAACGAGCACGGCGGCGAAGTCCAAAAGAAGATGGCGGCCTCCTTCCAGCAAGCCAAAGTCCTCTTGCCGACAGGCGACGAGCTCCTCCACGAGCCGATGCCCGACCTCTACCCGACGCTCGAGGCCGGTGCGCCGGCGCCGATCGGTGCGCCGGCGGTGGCCACCGACCGCATGGCCGACGTCGCTAGCGTCGTCGCCGATCTCGAGGTCATCGCGGCCTTCGACCAGTACGAGCAGGCCATCGGCCGGCAGTTTCCCCAGAAGAGCCGGGAGATCGCGGTGAAGAAGAAGATCAACGAGCCCAGCATCAAAGCCGCCGTCTTGGCGACCTTGGCGCAGCTCACTGCGGAAGCGCCAAAGCCCAAGAAACCCGCAGCCCAGGAGCAGCCGCCAACCATCGACATGGAGCCGGCGCCACCTCTCGCCGCGGCGGCCAACTCCGACGGCATTCTGTAAAGCGATGCGGCCCCCTCGGGCCGCTTTTCTTTAGCCTTGAAAAAATCAGGTCCAGGCTTGAAAATGTCGATAAGCCACAGTCGACATTACCGAAAGGAATCACGCATGGATCGCCGCCAGCTTGCGGAGTTCTACGAAGACGTCTTCGGAAAAATCCGCCGCCTTACCCTCAACAAAAGCCACGACTACACCGGGGCCTCCACCGACCCCTTCGCCAACCTGTCGGCTGCCGAAAAGCTCGGCATCGTCTCCACCGAGAAGGGGATCCTAGTCCGCCTTCTCGATAAACTGATGCGGGTCAACTCCTTCGTCGACATCGGCGTTCTTCTTGTCGAAGACGAAAAGGTGGAAGACACCTGTCTTGACGGCGCCAACTACTTTATTCTCTTGGCTGCTTGGATCAGCACCCGCAAAGACCCGACGGCCCAGGCCGCGGTCGTAGCCGCTATGGAGAAAGCCCTCGATGCCGACGACGCCAAAGCCGCCCGCACCGCGACCGCCCGGGCTCCAAGGAGCAAGCGCTAACGAGGTCCACTTTGACCGCGACGACGGCGCGCAGTTTGCCGGCCCCGCACGGGCGCGGATCAACGCCATCGTCCGAGACAGCGCCAGTTCGCCGCTGACACAAGCCCTCCTGCTGCACCTTAAAAGCGAGATCGAAGAAGTCCTGGCCGACGCCTGGGCCACCCACAAAGAGCGCAAGCTCTTTCGAGGATGGCCCGAGGTGCGCGTCACCATCGACCCCGAGACCAAGCGCCCGATCGTCACCTGCATGAACGAGGCGGCCGTGCTGCTTGTCGAAAACCCCGAAGACGCGAGCACCGTTTACGAATGAAGCAGTACCTGGACCTTCTGCGCACCGTGCGCAACGAAGGCGTGCGGCGCCCCAACCGCACCGGCATCGATACCTTTGGCCTCTTTGGCGCGCAGATTCGAATCGATCTGACGAAGGGCTTTCCGCTTCTGACGACGAAGAAGGTCTACTGGAAGGGCGTTCTCCACGAGGCCCTATGGTTCATCGCCGGCGACACCAACGTCAAGTACCTGCAGGATAACGGCGTCAAGATCTGGAATCAGTGGGCCGGCAAAGACGGCGAGCTCGGGCCTGTTTATGGACATCAGTGGCGCCGCTGGAGCAACCTTACCTACGATGACATGGGCCGCTTTGCGCACGCCGACATCGACCAGCTCAAAGCCGTTGTCGAGCGCATCAAGACCAACCCCGAGTGCCGCCGACTCATCGTGTCGGCCTGGAACCCCGCTGACATCCCCAAGATGGCGCTTCCGCCCTGCCACTGCTTCTTCCAGTTCTACGTGCAGGATGGCCGACTCTCGTGCCACCTCTACATGCGCTCGGCTGACCTCTTCCTTGGCTTATCTTTCAATATCGCAAGCTACGCGCTGCTCACCCACATGGTGGCGCATGCGACCGGCCTCAAGGTCGGTGACCTGGTCCAAAGCTTTGGTGACGTCCACATCTACGAGAACCACCTGGAGCAGGTCGACGAGCAGCTCACGCGCACGCCCACGGATCTGCCGCAGCTTGCCTTCATGGACGACGCCCCGCGCGACCTGTTCGCCCTGCGCGCGAGCCACATCCTGCTTATGAACTACGCCCCGCAGCCCGCTATCAAAGCCGAAGTCGCCGTCTAGGAAAACACATGGAACAGCCGCGCTACCTAAAAGACCTCGACTACCGGGCCAACGAGCGGCCGAGTGCCGACCAGCTGAAAAAGAGGTGGAAGGACCTCTGCCGCAAGCACCACCCGGACGCCAAGGGCGACCCGCGGGACTTTCGGCGCGTGACGCACGCCTTCAACATGCTCACCGACGCCGACTACCGCCACCAAGACCAGCTGCGCGAGCTGCGGACCAAGCGCAATGCCAAGGGCGACCTGAATCTGCGCATCCAGGTGCCTGTCACCTTCGAGGACGCTTTTTTCGGGCGCGAGATCTCAGTCTCCTACAACCGCATCGAGATCGACGGCGAGGGCACCCCCATCGTCAAAACCGAGATGGACGTCGTCTACCAAAGGGTGGTCCTGCCGGCCGGCTGCGTCGGCGGCCTCGAGGTGGTGATCGAAGGTGGCGGCCACTCGTCGGGCGACGACCGCGGCCTGGCGCACCTGCTCTTCATGCCACTGCCGCACCGGCGCTTTCGTGTCGAGGGCGCCGACGTCGTCTCGACCGAAGAGATCCCTCTCGACGTCTTGCTGAAGGGCGGCAAGATCGAGGTGGCCACGATGTACGGCGTCCAGGCCGTGCGCATCCCGGCAGGCACGGCGCCGGGCACCAGGCTGCCCATTCCCGGCTGCGGCGTCCAGAAGATCGGCGCCCACCAGGTCGAAGTCCAGCCGCGCTTTCCGACCAAGGGCGAGCTGCGCGGCGCTGCCTGGAAAGGGCTCGAGGTCGACTGGGGCGAGACCCCGGCCGAGCGCGTCGTGGACGACGAAGCCGAGCAAATGATGAACCTCTTTAAAAAGCTTGGAGGTGCCTGATGGAAGACGTGCCCGCAGTGCAGGGCTTTGCCGAAGACCCGATCACGGCCCAGACGTGTGAGGAGCTGAAAAAGCTCGACAACCGCCCCGTGGCGACGCGCTACACGCCCGACGGCGAGGTGGTGATCCGTCGCGTCGATGGGCGCGACCAGGACGAGCCGCTCGACTTCCCTGACCCGGTCTTGCCGCTGGGCTTGCGGCCCTCCGACAAGGGGGCTATGGCCATCTTGCACAGCGCCGTCTGCCAGGTTCGTGATATGCCCAAGCGCAACGTGCCGGTGACGCGCGGCGAGCTCGAGCGGCGGAAGGTGACCAAGACAAGCCTGACGCGCCTGGAGCGCCTGGGGCTTGTGCAGACCCGCCTCGTGCGACTTATCGACGCCACCGGCAAAGCCAAGCGTGCCGTGGCCGTCTGCTATCCGACGTCACAGGGGCGCGCCTTCGTTTTGAAGAACTTTGACCCCGAATACGAAAGGGACCTGCGTGCCTACGAAGCCAAAAAAAGAGCCGGTGCCGGCAAAGCCCGCGCCAGCGAGCTCCCCAGCTGAGATCGTCGAAGCTCTGCAAGACACCGTCGAGATCTTCAACGAAAGTTTCCAGCGCTGGACGGACGACCACGGCTGCGTCGCAAGCTTCGTGTGGAAGTACGCTGAGCTGGATGGTCAGCCCATAAAGGTCATGGAGCTGCAGTCGGCGATCCGCCTGGAGCTCGGCCAGGTCGACAAGATTCTCTACCGCCGCGACGCCCCCACCGACGCGGTGATGGAGCGTGTCATGGAGGAGGCCAAGAAGGCCGCCGCCGAAAAGCTAACCCCCGACGAGTTCGTCGTTGAAGGGCTGAAGGCGCCCCTCGCTAGGGTCGACGGGCTGAAGCTGCTGCTGAAGATCGGCATCTCGGAGGTGCGGATCACCGCCACCGAGTGCGACGACCTGGCGACGTGGCTCAAATCGAAGGCGCATCACCTACGCATGGTGGCCTTCGGCACCTAAAAAAACGTTACATCTCCTGGCATAAGACATTAGCGCAGGCGTTTCCGTTGGGGAGACGCCTGCGCTTTATCGCTATGGCTAAGGAGTACGGAGTTGAAGACTGTCGATGTTGTGATTCAGGGTACGACGCCGCTACTGATCAACCGTTTTAAGGAGCAAGACGAGATCCCTGCGACGATGGTGACGAAGGGCAAGAAGGACTACGGCACGCCGCGCTACCAGGCGGAGATGACGGCCTACCGTGACGAGGACACCAAGCGCCTTTGGGTGCCGTGCAGCTGGATCAGCGGGTCGATCGCCACGATCGCCTCTGACTACAAGCTCACTGGCAGCAAAAAAAGCGTGAAGTCGGTGTCCGGCGGCGCCATCGTCCCGACCGCCGAGAAGTGCTACTTCGTCGAGGAGTTTACCGTCGACGATGTCGAGATCGACTCGCGCCCCGTTGTCGTCAACCGCGCGCGCATCATGCGCCACCGCGCTCGTCTGGAAGAATGGACACTAGCGTTCTCGCTCGAGATCGACGAAAACATCCTGCCGACCGACCGCGTCAAAGAGATCCTGGACGACGCCGGCCGGCGTTCTGGCATGGGCGACTACCGCCCGCCGAAAGGTGGGCCGTTCGGTAAGTACATCGTCGTCAGCTGGCAGGTCCAGAAGGGCGACATCCCCGAGCCGAAACCGAAGCCGGTGCTCGTAGCGAAAGAGCGTAAGAAAAAGGCGTTGTAGCGTAAGTGCTTTGACCACCGCCCTACTCCGGCGGGGGCCATTCGCGGCATGGTGCGGACGGCATGGCTTGGCGTGGTACGGCTCGGTAAGGCATGGCACGCAGCGGTTTGGACGACGGGGTTCGGCGTGGCACGGCTGGGCGGAGTACGGCTCGGACGATTTGGTATGGCTACCTCTGGTGAGGCATGGTTAGGCTCGGTAGCGTGCGGAAGGCACGGCAAGGTGGGGTCTGCAATGGTATGGCAAGGCGGGGCAGGGTCCGCAGCGGTAAGGACGACGCGACATGGTTTGCTGTGGCACGGTTTTTAAAGGCGCGGTGAGGCCCTATGCACACGGTCTCCGACGATGACATCGATCTGCTTGTGGCTACGAATTTCTGCAAGATGTTTCGGCACAACGGCAGCTGGTGGGACCGAAATGGCAACCTGTACCCAAACTCCTGGAGTCCCGCCAGGAACGTGACGTTGTGCATGGGACTCCTATCTCGCTTCACGGCCAAGGGCTGGACCGTGGAGATTTTTGACTCGCCCCTTCCCACGTGTGTTCTCTCCAAAGACGAGCGACGATTCAGCGGCGAAGATCGGTCGGAAGCGCGTGCGGCGGGCATCGCCGTGCTGAAGACCAAGGGCCTATGGAAAGGGCAAGGTACGGATGGTTTGGTAAGGCAGGGCCAGTTGAGGCGGGGCGTGGTGGGGCTCGGACGATTAGGCGCGGTCGGGTCGGGCAAGGACCGGCATGGTCGGGTGAAGTGAGGCAGGGCAAGGTCTGGACGACACGTAGTGGTTAGGGGCGGCGGGGCAAGGCAAGGCAAGGCAAGGACGGTAAGGCAGACAACGTGCATGGAGGTGTGGCGTGCTACAGGTTCATTGCCAGGATTATCTGGCAACGGTGCGCGAGTTTGCGAAGGAACATGGGCTAGAAGAAGCATTGGAAGAAAAGCTCGACTGGCTCAAAGATTATTGTGGCGGCACGTGCGTGTGCGACCTCTATAAAGATTTTGCGCCGCAAAGCTTCGGCTTCACCCTGGCCAAGATCGAAGACGACGGACGTCGCAACCACTGGTTCACGGGTGGGCTCATCTACCAGGGGCCGGACTCCCCAGGAGATGGCTCTTATCCGGCGCTTTCCGTAAGTCTGACCCCCGGTACAGGCTGGCAGATACACACGTAGGAATTTCAAGGGAGTGACTGTGGCGACGAATGCAGAGGGTGGTTGGACAGCCAAGAGGGCGAAAGAGCTGCAGGCGGCGATCGTCGCGCTCGAGCTCGAAGCCGAGCAACTGAGGGTGAATAACCGTCCCGCACTGGCGCTAGAGGCCTCGCGCAAAGCCGTGCGCCTGCGCCGGCGCCTTGAAGAAGAGCGCGCCGCACAAGGAGCATAGCCCTTCAGATCGGTGTGCTAGGGCTCGGCAGGGCGGGGAAGGGCGTGGTTTGGCAAGGCTTGGTTCGGACGAAGCGTTGCGGCTACGCACGGCATGGCACGGTGGTGTACGGCAAGGTCAGGACGATCAGGTGTCGCATGGCATGCCATGGCGAGGCGTCGTACGGCATGGTGACGAGAGGCGAGGTGTGGCAGGGTTAGGACGCTGTGGCAAGGTTAGGCTGGCACAGGTGAGGTGTGGCATGGCTCGGATGCACAGACGAGGTGAGGCAAGGGAGGCGATTAAAAAATTCAAAGAGTTCACAAGCACCTGCCACTACTGCGGCTGGCTCGTGATGATGAAGAGCGAAGAGGCGCCGCCATACAGGCCGCGCCCCGACGACTGCTGGTGCCTGGGGTGCGGCCAGCGCTACTTCTGCGCTGTATCGCTGGCCGAAGAAAAATCGTCGGCGACTGACGCCGCCGACGACCATATGGAGAGGACAAGCACCGAAAGAGGCGGCTCTTCTAGCACAGCCCCGGGGCTTTGACGAGCGCTGCGCGAGCGTCGCCCAAGCCCTAGGTTTTATGGGTATAAGACTGGTGAGCCGCTCTACTTCATCGTGAAGCATTGCGGCTTTCTTTTTTCCCTTTTTAAGAGGTGCCCCATGAAAGGTCCGAAGAAACCCAAGCGTCTTTTGAAGCTTGCGGTGACGCCCAAGGCCGGCACACGCGTCAGTAAGCGCGCCAACTCGCGCGGCTACAAAGGCATGGTGTTGCGCGTGCACCACCATGCGCAGGTGCTGGAGCCGATGCTGGCCCACATCGCCAGCTGCATCCCGACCTGGGACTTTGCCGAGTGGCGCACGAGTGAAACGGCGCAGGTTTTCTGCACGGCCGACGGCCGCTACTTTCGCCTCGAGCCTATTCTCGACAAGAAGGGCTACGCCGGGATCCGTCTGCTGAGCTGCTCGCAGCTGCGCGGCGGCACCAAGCTGCGCCTGTTGGAGATCTTCCACGATCTGCGCAACGGCACGAAGTGGGAAAGTCTCACCGACTTTCTAACCGACACGACGAAGGTCGCTGTCTAAGGAGCCGCAATGAACCTAAAGAGCAATGTGACGGTGCGCTACCCCCACGACGAGGGCTTTACCAACAAGGAGCTGCGGACTCTTCGTCGGCTTAGATGCTACGAGGAGATGTTGCTGCCGTCCCGAGGCGGCTCGCCTAAAAAAGCGCGTGCCTTTCTCGAAGAGAACGACCGGCAAGAGGTCGCCAATTTACGCCGGCACGTGGAAGCGCGTGAGGCGGAGCGTCGGCGAACGAGCCAACCGGCACCAAGATCGTCGTGGTGGTCGTGCGACGACCACGAGCTCATCCCGCTTTTGACAGCGTTCCTGATGGGCTGGAATATGAACAAGTAAAAAAAATCCGCAGAGCTTGGGTGCTCGGCGGACCTTTCAGTCGTGGCCGGCAGCACACGTAAGTGTGCTGCCGGTTTTTCTTTAGCCTATGCGGGTTAGCCCAAAACCCGTCGGCCTCAACTATGGTGATATGGTGACAACTGAAAAGCTGGTCTTAGTGGATCGAGTGCAGGTGCCGGGCTGCCGCCAAGCGCCGGCCAGCCGCCGAGACTTCAAGGCCGAGCATCTGGTCATACACCGCGTGCCGAGACGCCGCCTCGTCTTGCTTCGCCAACAGTCCCGCGACTTGCTCTTGGAGTTGCTCGACGAGCTGCTTCAAGAAGGCCACGGCCTGGTCGTTAGCCCGTCCGGAGAAGTGGTTGTGCAGTGCGAGGTGGCACTCCTCTTGAAACTGCAGAAGCTTCTCGCGAAGCTCCGGCTTCACCTTGTTGGCGTTGATGCCGTAGAGCCAGCCGTTGAGCTGACGCACGGGAAGAGCCAGCATAGTCCTGTTTTTCCCGTCATTTGCAACTATGGTGATATCACCATAGTTGAAGCGCGGGTCCTTGATGAGCTTCGCGTGCTGGCTCTTCCAGTCAACGCCGATAGCTTCGGCAATGGGCTTTACCGCCACCATATGCTCGCCGCCATATGCTCGCCGCCATATGCTCGCCGCCATGCTCGTTAATCCATGCCACTAAATCCCAGCCCTTAAACGGAATCCTAATCTCCTGCATCTGTCTGCTCCCCAAGTGATGTTGCGCCGCCATGTACGGCGTGCGGTTAGGTACTTCAAAGGACTTATACCTGCTACTTGCCTCGTTCAGAGAATCGTAAACAACGGTATGACCGCGCGCCGTTGTGCAAAAAATATCCGCTTAGCAGGTATAAGCAAAATAGAAAACCCATACATAACTACAGGATGGAGTGCAGCACATGTCGAAGACGCATGTTGTCGTTGGGGGAATTGTTGTGGGCGTTGTCGGTGCCGGTCTCTTTGCTTTCTTTCGTTGGCATCATCGCCGCAAGCGCACAAGGGCCCTGCCTCTTGAGCCGCAGACGGTGCTGCCCGTTACAGAGACTGCCGGCGTAATACCCGTACTAGAGAAAAGTTTTGATCGGCTCCGAGCCCTCCTGCCTGAGGTCCACCACGGCCTCATCGACGCCCACCAGACGCTCGTCACAACGCTTGCAGCGAAGCACTGTGATCCCGCCCACGTCATAGAAACGGTAAACCCGGTGCTGGCAGATCTCATCGCCGCACTGGAAGACAACCGCGAGATCGTACTCGACGAGCTCATTGCGGACCTGGTCGAGACGACGCGCGACATCCTGTCAGGGGTCGCGATGAAAGATCTTGGCCTTCTTCTGGAAGCTGGTAGACGGTCCACCGCCTTGGCCATGGCCAGCGGCTTCCTTTGAACCTTGTGTATTCGGCCGCGCTTCATGGGTGCACCCTGAGCGCGGCTTTGTTTCGTACCGTCTTTAGTCCGGGGCTGTGCGGATTTTCAATGTCGGACTTACTGCAGTAGGAGTGCGAGATGGAGAGCGGAAAGATCGTTACGAAAGACAGGGCAATTGCTTTTGGACTTGGCGCCGTCACCATGTGGGGGCTCAGCAAGGCCTTCCGCTTCGTTCGCTTCGCATGGGCGGCGTCAAAAGACGGCGTAGCCATTGAAGTGTCGCGTGATACGCGGCACGTCGCCTAACGGCAAAAAGGAGTGGGGCTTCATGCCCCACTCTGCTATTTTTTAGCGTACACGGGAAAACACAGTTCGGAGGTGCTTGTGGGACACGTTGCCGGGTTCGTCGTGGAGCGCGAAAAGCTCCATGCGGCCATTGGAAAGATTGCGATCGCGCTGGAGAACAAAGACGAGCTCGAGGCCTACACGCTTCTAGCCCTCACCGTCGTCGACAAGTCACTGACCTTGTCAGCGGCCAACCAGAAGATGTCGGCGCAGGCCTGCGTGCCGCTTGAGGGCGCCAACGGTCCCACGTCTTTTTGCGTCTCGGGGAGCCTCCTCAAAAACATCGTCTCGTCCATTCCCGAAGGGCACCTCAGCTTTAGCGTGCCGGCCGACGGCAGCACGATTACTCTGACGGCCCGCGGATCGCGCTTTGGTCTGCACCAGACGTCCAGCGACAAGTTCCCGCCGCTAGCGGTCGACTACCGCCAGGTGGACTTCTACGAGGTCAGCTACACGGAGCTGATGACGGCCCTGCGCAAGGTCGAATTCTCCAGCGGCGACGGCCCGCTCTCCAAGGACGTCTTCAAGGGCGTCTACGTCGACCAGACGAACTTCACGGCGACCGACGGTCGGCGGATTTCGATCTACCCCAACCATATCCTGCGGGTGCCGCAACCCTTCATCATTCCGAGCGCCTCCGTCGAGCGCCTGCTCAAGCTCTACCGCGGCATGGATGAAGTCGGCGGATTCTACGGCTCGACGTCGGGCCTGCACTTTATGAACAAGGGGGTCTTCGCCTCCAGCCGGACGCTCGTCGGTATTTTCCCCAACTACCGTCAGGTGATTCCGGGGGGCCTCCACGTCGAGGCCCTGATCGACCGCGAGGCGACCCTTCACGCCATCAAGCGCATGCTGATCATGGCCGACAAGAAGGGCGACCGCAGCGTCGACTTTCTCTTCCAAGACGGCACGCTACGGGTCGCCTCGTCGGGGGCCGCCGGCCTTGGTAACGAGGAGCTCGACTGCCAGGTGGAGGGCCGCCACGCCTTCACTCTAAACGGCACCTACGTCACCGAGGTCTTGGAGCGCATGGACGCGGCGACGGTCTGCGTGCAGCTGCGGCGCCCGCGCGTGCTGCCCGACGGCAGCGAGTCGCCGAGTGCCGTCGTTTTAACAGAAGGGGCCTATGTCAATGTCATCCTCCCTCTTAAGCGATAAAGAAAAGACCGAGAAGATGGCGCTGCTGAAAGAGCAGCGCACGAAGACGATGCACCAGCAAATCCGCTCGGATCTGCGCCTCGTTGTACTGAACTACCTGACCAACCAGCAGTCGCTCGACGTAGCCATTGACAAATCCTTGCACGTTGACCGCACGGAGCTTTTGATCACGGCGCTGCACGAAATAGCCGATGAGCTGGAAAAGCATCGGCGCTGAAAATGAATCCTTGGTACGATGGATGAAACCATGTCTGGGTAACCAAAATGACGACCTTTAGACCAGGGGCCCACGAGGCACCGGCCGACCCCCAAGCCTTCGACCCCAAGGTGCCGGCACTTGTTGACGCCATCCCGCGGGCAAGCTACGACCCCCACGAATACCTTTTTGGCGACAACCAGGTGAGGCCTGATGATGATGACGACTGAACAGCTCAGCACTGTATACCTTCATTACGACCTCGGCCTGCGCCAGCAGTTCGAGATCTTTCTCGTCCTGATCGACGCTGGCCACTTCGAGGCAGCGGCGACGCTGGCACCGAAGATCCGCGAGGCCCTGGACAAATACGGCGCCTTCCTGGCGAGCCTCGACGTCGAAGAGGAAGCCGCGGCGACCGACGCCCCGCCGCCGGGCGCGTTACATCCTGCACCAGAGAACGTGGAGCAGCGGCGCACGAAGAAGAAGGAGCGCGTGAATGTCGTCACCCCAGCGAGCGGCCCTGATCTTGAAGCCGAGAGCGTTCAAGAATAAAAGGATCGGGGCGGCCTTGGCTTGGCTGGAGCAGGAAAGCTGCCAGCTCGTCGATCTGTTCGCTGTCGACTTGACGGTGGACAACGTCTACAGCTTCTACGAGGCCATCGCGTACTACCCCGACCAGGCCGAGGTTGAGACCTACACGGGCGGGCCGGCGCTGGTCGTCGGCCTCTTCAGCAAAGTCGGTTTTTCTGAAGTGCTCAAGGTCCAAGAACTCTTCCCGTGTAAGCTCTTTCCGCAAACGTCGGCCATTCAGTTTCTGTTTGGGGCTGGTAAGATGGGAACATGAAAATCACGCTCAATACGAAGAACGCCGAGCAGCTCGCCAAGCGCCCCGACGCCGACGAGTTCGTGAACAGCGTGCTCGCGACCTACCTCACCGACGGCTTCATCCGCCGCTCGGAGGTCGCCGGCATGGTGGTGACGAAGCCCTACTTTCGCTCGAGCTTCCAGACGAAGCAGAGCTACGACGAGACGACCCTGCAGTTTGAGGGGGTCGTCGTCGAAGGCATCCGGCCAAGCGAAAGCCTTTTTGTCTCGAGTCCCGCGCTCTTCGAGCTTCTGCGCGACCACCAGGTCGTGCTTGTCATGCAAAGCCCCCGCTCTAAAAAGCCCGAGATGAAGCGCCCGAGCGAAGCCTCCGCCCCACCCCAGCACCAAGAACTTTCCTAGGGAGCCCGCCGTGACAACTGAAGAGACGCCGAAGGTCCGCCGGCTAGCGCCCCCCGTCGTCAAAGAGCTTGAGCTGAAGAACGCCGCCCGGCGCGACGCCGGCTTGCGCGAGATCCGGGTCAAGGTGCGTACCTGCCTGGCCTGCGGACGGTTTTTCGAGTCCATGGGCAACCGCACCTGCGGGTGCCTCGCGCCGCGCGGCACCGACTAAAGCAAATACTCCTTTGGGTATAAGGACTTTGTAGCGGTTGCCAGCCGCGGGCGAAGTGCTTATTATGAACCCACCGGAGGACACAATGCGTTTAAAGTACGGGCCTTACAGCCCATCGCGGCTGGAAACGGCCCTTTGCGGCCACTCTTTTTTTCGCACCTATGTCGACCCGCAGCGTAAACCGCGCGAGCTTTCGAGCGAATCTGTCCCGCAGGCGCGCGGCAGCGTGGTCCACGAGGTCTTCGAGGTGATGACGCGTCGGCGCATCGCCTCGCTCGCCGCCGGCGAGTCCGCCCTGGTCTACGCCGACGGTGAGCTGCGCCAGCTGGTGGTGGACGCCATGCGGCGCCACCCGGCCGCCTACGAGGAGCTCGACAGCATCCTTGCCATGGTGCGCCGCTACATCGACCGGCCGCTGAAGATCCTGACGACCGACGCCGAGGTCGAGCTCCGCTTTGCCGTAAAGCACGCCGCCGGCGCCTTCGTCGAGTGCTCCTACGACGACCCCGACGCCTTTGCGCGAGGCCGCTCCGACGTCTTTATGATCTCGGATGACCAGAAGATCGGGCTCATCTACGACCACAAGACCCAACCCAACATCGAGGACGCCGACACCTTCCAGATGGGGGTCTACGCCTGGCTCACGAGCAAGATCCACCCCTACCTCGAAGAGATCCACACCGTCCTGCACTTCGCCCAGATGGGGATCTACTCCGCCCCGCACGTTTGGACGCGCGAGGCCCTGGCCCAAATCGAAGACGCCTTCCTGACGAGAGTCGCCATCATCGAGGGGCGCGAGAGCTGGGAGGCCACCCCCAACAAGATGTGCCAGTACTGCCCCTACATCAGTGAGTGCCCGGCCGTGGCCGAGGTCTTCGAGATCGACGAGAAGTCGGGCAAGGCCAAGGTGAAGGCCAAGACGCCCAAGATCCTAGGCTCGGTCGAGAAAGCCGTCCAGATCGCCGGCGTCATCACCGTGCTCGACGAGTTCATGTCGGCCGCCAAGAAGGCGCTGAAGGACCACACCGATCTTTACGGCCCTGTCGCCATCCCCGGCATGATCTACGAAAGCCGCGCTAAAGAAGCTATCGACTGGGACAAGGTGAACAAGGCGTACCGGCTTTTGGCCTTCGAGGTCTTCAAACGCCACAACGTCGACCCGGCCGACTACATGGCCTTTGGCGCGACGGCAAGTAAACCCATCTGGCTTCTCGGCAACGCCAAGCTCGTGGAGGAGCTGTCGGCGCTCTTCCCGCGCACCGTGAGCCGGCGCTTTGACGGCTACAAAGCATGAAGGTCCTGCCTGTCGACACGGTGCTAGCGACCGAATGGCTCTCGTCGCAAGACGTCGCCGTGTCGATCGATGGCAACCCGCTAGTCATCATCGAGTTGGCGGCCGGTACGGTCTGCCTCTGCTACGACGCCAGCGCCGAAGTCATCGGCGAGACCCAATCCTTCCTGGCCGCCATCACCCTCTTTCCTATGTCACTGCGCGATCAGACAGTTTACGATGGAGCCTTCAGCGCCATCAATGAGGGCGTCGTCGGTAAAATGGTTGTGCGTGGCGGCCGCTTCGACGGCTTCGTCGGGTACTTCGTCAAGATGGAGAAGAGCTGTGAATAGCTGGCTTGCGGACCTAGAGCGCGTCTTTCGCTACGAGTGCAAAAGCTGCGCGCAGAAGCACTTCTTCACAATGAAGACCTCCGACCACGACCAAGACGCGACCGAGACGCGGGGCCTGTGCGGCAGCTGCGGCGCCCAGGGGCTCGACTATCTTGGCCAAGACCTCGCCGAGAAGTTCAACATCGCCAACCGGACAAAAGAGGCTTTCGACCAGAACGGCCGCCTCGCCTACAAGGTCGGCGACAGCTATATCTCGAAGACCAAGTACGACTACATGGAAACCGGTAAGATCGAAAACCAGTACACGCCGGCCTACCGCGAGCACCTGCTCAAGGACTTCGTCAAAAACGAGCAGCTGCTGACCACCGAGAAGAACCGCCGCCGCGCCATTGTCACCAAGGCTCCGCTCCTCGCGGAGTTCTGAGCCCAAAGGGTATAAGACTAATGAAGATCAAAGGTGTAGAGGGCGGGAGAAATCGCGGCGAGCCTATCGAGTACACGCCACCCGAGAAGGTGGTTTTGGCCGTCCAAGACGCCGTGTCGCACGACGCCGTCGGCCACCGGGCGTATTTTCCGGGACTGCTTGCCGCCGTCGAGCGGCCGAGCTTCGTCACCGAGAAGTTTAACTACTCGCCGAAGGGGGACCTCCTCAAGGGCAAGTGGCAGAACAACACCTACAGCGCCGAAGGTATGGCGAGCATCCTGATCGTCGACCTTAAGTCGGACACGGCGCGCCCCACGCGCAAGATCCGCTACCGCATCCGCTTTGAGGATGCCCTCGACACGTTGGGCCAGCCCGACCTCACCGTCTCGCACTTCGAAATAATTCCATAACAGGCTGCCTCCTCTGGGGACAGCCCCGAGGAGGTTTCATGGATTTTTGGAGTACACTCCTTCCCCGCTTTCGCTCCCACGACAACGGCTACGGCTTTCGCGTGCGCTCCATGCGCTGGCGCAAGACCGGTTACGACTGCGTGCGCGACGCCGCTGGCCGCCTGATGATCCAGTACGGTCGTCGCCCCGTGCGGTTCGTCTGCGTCGTCCCCAGGGGCACGCCGGCCCCTCCCATCCTGATGTCGCCCAGCTGGACGGTGCTTTGGCGCCGCGGGCGGGTGCGCGTCGGCACGACTAAAAAACCCCTGAATCTGGCTAGCATTTGGAGAGACCAAGATGAGGCACGGGCCGAAAAGCTACATGATCAAAGAGGTGGACGAGCTGTCCAGCTGGACGGCCGAGACCGGCAACGGCATCTTCAACTTCCCGTTCTATGACCGCGTCCCGCCCGAGTGCATGGCCTTCATCCAAGAGCAGTTCGCGCGGTTTAACGTCCCTCTTCACGAGGAGCTCCTCGAGCTGGCCGACGCGGCGGGCTACGTGCCGTTTTGCGTCGTCGATGGTTTCGCCCCCTACCTGATCTTCAGTGGCATCTCGGACGTCGACATCACTGACGATTGGTGCCGGCACGCCTACGAGATGATCGAGTACGAGGGGGCCACGCCGCAGGAGCTCGACGCCGAGCGCCTCGAGACCTACATCTACATCCCCGGCCAAGCCGAGCGCGTCTTTATGGACTGCCTCTCGCGCCCCGGTCTTGACGCTCTGCCGTACGACGCCGGTGACATCCTGCGCGAGGCTTCGGGCAAGTACAACGACGATTGGATTTCCGACGTCTGGAGCAGGCTTTCCGAGGAGTGCAAGCAGGCCTGCTTTCGGCACATGCCGGCCCCTCCAGGCAGCGAGTTTTCCCTCTGCGAGACGACCTTTACCGGCTACACGGAGCTCGCCATGTGGGCGGCCTTTCTGTGGCTAATCGGGCCCCCGGGCCGGTCTCTACGAGCGGGCACCTGCGAGATCTTTGATGCGGCCATGGCCAGCGGCGAGTGTCTCTTGGCGGAAGGCTGCGTCATCGATGCTATCCACTACCGTAAGCTCCAAAGGGCGCCGAAGAGCTGCCACCGCTGCGGCCTTGACGCTTGGTGCGTCGAGCTGACGAGTTCGGGCCCCTCGATGGTAGGCCAGAGCGCCCGCCATATCTGCGAGCACTGTTTGACGGAAGGTATGCCCGTCTACCGGCCCGCCAACTGCGGCGGCAAGATGTGCCGGTGGCTGACCTGCCCCTACCACCCCGACCACGGCACGCAGCGTGCGGGGATGCACGGCTGGTACGGTCAGCACGGCCAGCTCGCCGGCGGTAGCCTGCGGGTGAATTCGATGGTCCGGCGTGCTAGTTTGGATGGTACGCGACAGCCAACAATGAAGCAGCTAGAGGGGCCACGATGAGCTTCTGGGATGGATTTGAGAAGAGTGTGCTTTCCCCTCCTGGTGCACTTAGGATCGGCGAAAAGAAAGCTGGCCTTGCCAAAGGCTTTCTTGCCGGCGTGCTCGGCGTCGAGGACTTGGCGACTGAGACGCTCGCGCGCCAAGCAGGCAAGGCCGCCCGTCACACGGTCGCACCCGTCGTCGCCGCCGGCGGCACGGCAGCTGTGATTCGGCACAAAGACAGGTCGGAAAAGAAAGAAGAGGCCGCGGCCGAGAAGACCGCCTTCTGGCGCGGCTTCGGTAAAGCCGTTTAATTCAGTGACCTGCCGTGGTATTTTGGTGCAAACCGAGATAGCGCGGAGAGACGAACCATGGACACCAACAAGGTCTGGCTGACCGGTCTTGTCATTTCCAGGCCGATTCTGACAAAATCTCCGAAGACGACGTTCGCGTCGTTCACGCTTCTCGTGCAGGAGAGCTTCAAAGATCGCGCCGGCGTCAACAAGATCCACCCCAACATCGTCATCGTCGAAAGCCTCGGACGCAGCGCCGAGACGGTGGCGGCAAGGGTCGTCGAGGGCCAGCGCTTCGGCGTCGAAGGCTACATGCGGCAAGACGAGCGCGACGGGCACAGCAACGTGCGCGTCCGCTCGTTTTCCGTCTACCCGGAAAAATCAGCAGGGGCAGAAAACTATCGCCAGGGCCTCGTCCAGGCCCTTAGCATCCTCGCCAAGCATGGGAGCCTCGGCAGCGCCGTCAAGGAGCTGGAGGCGCTCGTCTCGGCCGGGTAGGAGAACACAGCAGTGCTAAAGCTTCAGCGCCACTACGAGTCCTACGGAGCCTCCGTCAGGGCTAGCCTTCCCGACACCTACGACGCCTTCGCCAAGGCCACGCCCACGGAAGTCCCCGAGCGCTTTCCCACCATCTTCGACTTTCTGGCCTACGCCGCCTCGCATGTCAAATCAGCCATCGACCTGGGCGACGAAGCCCACTACCAGCACACGCTCAAGGTCCACCAGAAGGCCTTGCTCCACATGTGCCTCACCATGGTGGAGCGCGAGCTTGCACTGTTGGGAGAGCCCTCGTCGGAGTCCTTAATGAAGCTGCTCAACGGAAAGGGCTACCTGTGGTATCGCTACTGCCCGCTGTCGGTCACCTTCGACATGCGCCGCCCTGACGGCACGCCGCGCTCGGTGGCGATCCTGCCGCGCTACGACGAAGCGCTGGTGGCGCGCGTGCCCGAGGGCTGCGAGTACATGGACGGCGAGGAGGCCGAGGCGATCCGCAAGGCACAAGATCCCGTCTTTGCCGATGCGCTGTTCGCCGCCAAGCGCGGCACAGCCGAGGGCCACTGGAAGCTCCTGCCATCCGATGCGCCCAGCATCTCGCCGCATGCCCAGGTCGTCATTGCCCCCTGGCAGACCTTCAACGCGGGGCTCGTGCGCGACTGGACCTTGCCGCTCTTCCCCGAGGTGACTCGTGGGTAGCACCGAAGGGGACTTCAACGCGAGACTGACGCGGGGCTTTAAGCCCCTGTCGCCGGACCTGCTGGCGTTGAAAACGTCGGACCGTTTTCACGCGGGCGTGCCCGACTTCATCTTGGTCTACAAGGCGCAGACCGCGGCCCTCGAGGTCAAGTACGTGTCGTCTTGGCCCACCAACCAAGCCAAGCTTCTGGGGCACCCCTTCCAGGGTCCGCAGATCACCTACCTTCGGCGCCTTCACCTTGCGGGTGCGCGCGCCTTCGGCCTGGTGGGCATCAAGCCGGCGCACGCGATGTACCTCATCGCCCACGACGAGCTTCCCGAAGACGGCAACTGGTCGGTCGCCGAGTTCACCCGGCGGTTCGGGGACAGGGCGTTGCCGACCAGCAACGCGGTCGAGCTGGTGCGCAGGATCTTTTTTTAGGAGAGACACACGTGAGCTCGCGCGACCTTCTGGGCGACATCTTCCGGGCGAAAGAGTACGACGTGCGGACGTTCATGGACGTCATCCGCGACGAGACCTTGCGCGAGACGCCGACAGACATCGGGTCGGCCATCGCCAACGAGCCGGTGGCCGACGTGCACTCGACGGCGACTTCGGTCGTCCACACGTCAGGCTTCATTCGCATCGAGTGCGTCACCAACAAGGACGACGTCGCCTGGCACGTGGCGCCCCTGCACCCGAAGAAGCCCTGGAGGGTCAACGAGGACCGCGTGATCTACACAATCATGCGGGTGATGGCGCAGACCCTGCCCAACACGCTGAAGGTCGAGGTCGGACTGCCCTACCATGACCCCGAGGGCAAGTGGGACATTAAAGAGATGACCTTCCGCGCCCGCGGCGTCAAGAAGGTCTGGAACGTCACCAGCCGGGACCTCGACAAGATGGTGGAGCGGCTCTTCGTCGCCCTCAACCAGCTGGTCTAGGCAGCGGAGAAACGGCCGCGTCGGGGTAAAAGCTTCCTAGCGGGGACGCGGCTGCTACAATGTGGCAAACACCGCGAGGTTCCCTATGACCACTAAGGCTTTTAGTAGCGGGGCCGTAGCTCTGCTTTTGTCGGCGTGTGCGACCGCCAGCCCACCGCGAACGCGTCAGCAGCAGCTCGAACGCCGCGTGCTCCAGCTAGAGACCTGGAAGTCGGACGTCGAGCTGCGCATCGACGCCATCGAAAAGTTGCCGACGCGGTCGGCGGCACGCGTCTCCGAGCTGGAGAGCCTGCTTGGGCTGGCCTTGGCGACGCCGCGGGACGCCTGCCCGGCGAGTTCAGAGTAGCCATACTTTTAGTCGAGGCAGGGAGAACACAGCATGGAATTAGACCCGAAGGAGCTACGAAAAACGATAGCGGACCGCCGACACGCGCGCCTTGGCGTACCATTTATCCATATGGCGGTGACAGATTTGCGCTTGGCGCTGCCGACGCCCGAAGAGCTGCGACGCTTGGCCGCTTACGTCGACGTCGCCGTTTTGCGCAGGATAGACGACCCCGACGTCATTGCCGAACAGTTTGATGAGCTCAAAAATAAGCTGCTTCTCTGGGCGACGGCCCTCGAACTGTTCGATGCCAGCACTTGAAAGTGGTATGTGTAACCTTAAACCTACGGCGGACGCCCATGCCACGACGGCCACTCCTTCTGCTCGTATTGCTCGGCTCGTGCGCACACCACGCCAAGCCGCACCACAAGCCGCAGCGCGACAGCTGCAGCGACCGTATGGGCGACCTGCAAGACAAGTTTGACACGGCGATCTTCGCCTGTCGCAACGACCTGGCCGCCTGCGAGCGCGCCTGCCCGGCGCTTCCCGGCCGCCCCCGAAGGAGACGCTGATGGAAAAGTGCCGAGCACGTACCTGCAAAGAGGTGGCCTTGCGCCATCAGCCGCTGTGCCAGGTCCACTGGATGAAGGTGCCGTGGCCCATGCGCCGCAAGCTCAGTAAGATGCTGCGCAAAAACGACCTGATGGCGCACTCTTTTCACAACGGCCTGGCGTCAACCGTCGTGGCCTACGTGAACAAACTTGAGATGGCGGCCAGGAGGCCGCTCCCGGGAGAACACAGTGCTTGAGCTTAGCTTTGAGGAGGCCATGTCATGAAAGAGCTGTTTGACAACCCCAGCCCGCCGCTTGAGCTTTACGTCAAAGAGCCCGACGGAACGCTAAAGATTACGACCGCCATGGCGTGCGCCCACTGCCGTGCCGTGCGCCACTCGGAGGCGGCCGCTCTCAGGTGCTGCCTACAGCAAAAGTGCGCCGACTGCGGCGCCAACGTCGACCAGAGCGCCATGCGCTGTAACGACTGTCACGAGGTTCGTCGTGAGGGGCGAGCTGCCGAGGTGGCCGATGACGGGCACCCTGTGTTCGACGACAGCCGCGGCGAGTACTACGACAGCTTGGACGCCTACCTCGACGAGGTGCCGCCGGAGAACCGTAGCGAGTTCGTCTACGCCTGCAGGGCCCACGAGTACCCGGGAATCAACGTCGACGCCGTGCTAGAAAACATCCAAGAGGCCTACCACGAGGAGGCCGACTACACGGTCGTTGACCGCCTCGAGCTTGTGGACTTCATTGACGCCTGGAACGCCAAGCAGCCGAAGATCGAAGGCTGGGACGGCGACTACTCTCGCAAGATTCGTGTCCCCGCAGAGCCCCCAAAGGAAAGCGCACCATGACTTTTGTTCCCGGAATCCGCGCCATCGAAGGAGTCTTCCATGTGGCAAGAAATGAAAGCGTTCAGCTATCCAACAAATGCGTGGGACTACCGCGGCGCACGCTTCCTCTTCTACTGCCCGGACCATGGCGTCGTCATTGGTGTCTGCATTCTCGAAGACGCTGAAGATGCAGACAACAAGGACTATTCATTCCGCGACGGCGAGAGAACTTTTTCGCCGACTCATTGGATGCCTCTGCCTCCGGCTCCGTGAGTCGAGTTGCTCGCGAAGCGCCGCAACCTGTAATTACTTCTACCACCGCGATTTCATCGCAACCACTAGTAGGCCCCCATGTCGATAAACCTGACGCCCCCTGACGCAAGCTTCGTGTTTCCGAGCCGCCAGCCCGCCCTTGGAGGGGCGATGGGGCTGTCCGCGCACGAGATCGCCGAGATTCTCGGCACGACCTTCTCGAAGGTCAAAAAAAAGATGGGAGGCGACGACTTTGCCGAAATGGTTAAGTGCCTGCAATCGCAAACAAACCCGTATGGGATGGTTCACGATGTCAACGGGTTAGCCTTCACCACGATTGTGGTGGACGAACTGACGGCGCGCGCCTTCATCGCCAAGTGGAACTGCCCCAAGGGGTACGCCTACCTGCGCTGGCTTTTCGCCTGCGAGCAGGCCGTGCCGAAACTGATCGCTCGGCTGCACGAGGCCGAGCAGAAGATTAGCTTTCTGTGTAGACCGCGCCGGCGAGTACAAAGCGGCCGCACCGTGCACATTGGCTACAAGGTGCGCGAGCGCAAGAACATCTTTGGCGAGACCGAGTATTACCGCGAGGAAGTGCGCGAAGCGCTACTCGCACTCGGACAGGCCGACCGCAGTCTTTGGCAGCTGCGCCACATGGCCTCGGTCGGCGAGGGCCTGCTACGCCGCTCTAAGGAGCTGCAGGAGCAGCTGAGCCTGCTGGGCCTGCCCCCGTACGAGGAGCGCGTAAAAGACATGCCCCACAAGGTCTTTACCAAGCTCGAGGGGCCCCCAGGCCGCGAAGGCGCCCCCCTTACGAAACACTAGGAGCGCGCGGATGTCGACACCACCTATGAGCGACCCTGACAAGATCCTCCTGCCCTGCCCCAACACGCTCTGCAAGCTCACGGTGGAAGACCTTACCTTCGACTGGAAAGACCAATTCTTCAGCAGAGCCGTGCGCGTTGCCTGCCCTTGTGGCACGTCCGGCCCATGGTACGAAAGACGCCGGCCGGTAGTCGCGGCGCGCGTCGCCGCCAACGCGTGGAACAAGCTACCGCGGCACAGCGGAAAAAGCGGCTGCTTACTCCCTGCCGCCGATGAAAGTGAGCTCGCGTCAGACCTTACGCTGTACGGAACCGCGTACAAGTACGCCTGTCCTTGCGGGCTCTTTCATCGCATGGTTCCCGACCGCGTGACGCTGGAGTTTAAGCGGTGACCGCCAAAAAATCGACCGCCCGCGCCGACGTAAAAACCATGGGCGCCACGTTCGTCGCGGGCGAGCGCGCACCAAAAAAGAAGGCGCGGCGCGCCACAACCCTCCTGCCATGCCCATTCTGCGGTCACCGTCCCAAGGTGCTGCCCTCCGAATGGGACGAGCTTTTCTACTACTTCATTTCCTGCGAGGCGTTCAGCTGCGGCGTGCGCCCGCGCACTCAGCTCTTCTTTGCCCGCAGCGGCGCAGTATCCGTCTGGAACACGAGGAAGCCGTGACAGTGCGGCCCTTTCCGCGATACTTTGGTGGCATCCACCGACTGGAGAAAACACATGCTGCCCACTTGGACTGCAGGGACCGGCTCGGCCTATGATCTTGCGCTGCTGTGCACCTTGATCGCTGGCGCTGTCTGCGGCATGCTAGCCCTCTTCCTCGCTGCGCGCAGCGACCGAGACTGCAAAAAGCTTCGCACCGCATCACAGTCCTTCGCCGACGTGGTGCGCAAGCGCTGGGCCGATGAAGACCAGGGCGGCACACGCGAAGCGCTACGCTTCCAGGCGGAGTCGGCGCTCTCGAGCTGGCACCTGGAAATCAAGCGGACCGGGGGGTTGGTGGGCGAGAACAAGAAGCTGCGCGCCGCCCTTGGCTGGTACGCCGGCCTCGAGGGCGCCGTGTACCCGCATGCTGTAAACAGAGACGAGGGCAGCCGGGCGCGCGAGGCGCTAAAGGGAAAGGCATGACAAGATTTAGAAGTCGAGACCGCATGGTAAGAGCCGTTCAGTGGCTAGTCAACGACGCCAGCTTTGAGGCCGTTGAGCGTATGGCCAGCGGGTTGCTCGAGGACATCAATGGCCGTGATCTTTACATCTTCGAGCGCTTCGAGACGATGACGCTGCTGCCGGGCTACTGGCTTGTCGACGACGGCCGGAGTCCCCCCTTCGTCATGCCCGATGACGCCTTTGCACAAGCCTATGAACAGCAAGACTAGACAGGACGCCGCCATGACAGCTGCCAAGAAGCAACCACCGACCGGCGTATTTTGCTGCGAGTCCCTTCGAAACGTGACGCAAGAAGAGCCCCTTACCAAAGGCATCGTCCGCGCCTACGCGCTCAGCTCCCGCAAGAAGGTGGGCGACCCGTCGGCCGTGTCGTCCAGCCTTGCCTACCGCAGCGGCACGGGGCGCACGGCCCTGCAGCTGCGGCTGCTCTTTTGCCCCTTTTGCGGAGCTGTCCTGCAGTACGAGGGCTGATATGTCGAGTCACCTCTGCAAGCGCCACGGCCAGCGCAGCTGGCTATACGTGAGGGCTGCCGGCGGCAAGGTCTGCGTGCGCGAGGGCCACTACAGCATCCTCGTGCGGCTCGAAACCGAACACGTCTACCCCGACTACTTCACCCAAAACGAGACAGGACAGCTTGTGGCAACCATCGATAAAGTGACGCTCCGCAACCTTCGCCTAGAGCTCATCGAGGCGGCCAACGACGAGCCCGGCGTTTTTCTTGCCCTCGACACGCCGCTGGAAGAAGTCCTGCCCTACATCATCCCGGTCGTTCGCCGCCAGGTGAAGGTGACCGAAGACCGGCTCGACCTTGAGACCAAGGTTGAGGACTTGGAGCAGGAGCTCGCCGAGCTGAGAAGAACCCTCGGTGGTCTTAGCGGCAAGCCCGTGGCATGAAGTGGGGTCGCGGCTGGAAGCCAGAGTTTTCGCCGAGCTCAGCCAGCACGGAGCTGCTACGCCACAGCCTCTCGAAGGCTGGCGTGACGCGGGCCTTCATCGTCGAGAGCAGCCTCACTTTAGAGATCTTTGTGCCGCGGTCTGAGAAGAAAAAAGCCTTAAAGATCATGACTAAAATCATGCCGCGCGGAATCTACTGGGAGGTGTCGGGCACTTTGCCTTGGTGGCGGTGCCGGCTTCGCCGTATCCGTGTCAGGTACGGCTAAAAAGGGGCACCCGTGAACTGCTTTTTCAGCCTTCCCCTCGCCTTGATCGCCGCCGTGCTCGCCACCGCTGCCTACGCGTTCTACCGCAGTCACGCGGTCTTTCGCTACCGCAGCAAGGTTCGCGAGGCCATCTACACCTACAACATGTCGGTCGTCGAAGAGTGGTCGACGCTGGACCCGATGCCCCACCTGCTTGACCACGACCTCTGCCTACCCTACGACTACGACACCATGATGCGACGCTTTTGGGTGTGGCCGCTGGCGCGCTTTCATGCCTGCCAGCGCGGACGCAACCACGACGGCTGCCTCATCTGCGGCGAGCCTGTCGCGGAAGGGGGTAGCGCTAACCAAGCCAACCTAGGAGGCCACCCTGATGTCACCTGACGACACAAGGCACTTCACCCTTGCGGACGTCGTCGCGATGACCGCACACAACCCGATCGTTGCGAAGTGCTGGCGGCTGCCGATCCCCGAGACGGAAAGGCTCGCGACGATGATCGTCCACCTGGCCCGTGCCAACACAAGGCTTATCGACGAGGTGTCGCGCATGTACATGACGCGTGCCTTTTCTCCGGCGAGCATCGACGACATCCTGATTTTGCCAAAGGGAGGGGGGTGACGTGCTCCCGATCAAGACCTCCTGCCGATGCGGCGGCGCCGGCAAGATGCGAATAGACGACCCGCAGACCCCCCGCTACTCGGTGGTGTGCGAGCGTTGCAAGGTCTCGACAGAGCGCAGCTGGTACACGATGACAGTGGCGCTCCTCGACTGGGAGGCCTTCGTGCAGACGGGGCGAGTCGTAAACATGCCGGAGAGAAAAAAGGAGGCGCCCTACGTGGAGCTTACGGAAGAGGAAAGAAAAGCCATCGCCGCGCTTGTGGCCTATGCCGAACAGCACCCGGTCTCGCTCGGAGACCTGCAAAGGCAGATGGCTGGCCGCGGCGCAAGCCCCGAGGTCAACCCGCTGCGCGTGCTGAAGCTGCGCGACTACCGCATCGTGTTCACGATCGAGCATCAGCCGATGGGGTGGTGCCGCCACGCGAGCCTCTCGTTCAACCGTGCCAAGCCGCAGAGCCCCGCCGAATCGCGCGCCCTGCTCAGCGCGCTCGGCTACCAGTTTGACTCGTCTACCGCCATCGACAAGACGGCGCGTTGGAACGAGGAGGGCCACACCATCACCGGCGAGGCCTTCGCCGCCGTCAACTATGTCCAGGCCATCGAAGGCCACTTCGCCCCGCCGGTCGTGACGCCGGCGACGGAGGAGCGCATCAATTGAAACCCTATAGCCTGGATAAGCCCCCATGGAAGAGACGCTCAACTCCTGCCAGATCGCCGCCAACGTCGCCATGCACAGTCCGCGCAACGTCTTCCTGACCGGCGCCGCCGGCACCGGCAAGAGCTGGCTCACCCGCCACTACCTCTCCTCGCGCGCCATGGAAGACTTTCCCGTCGTCGCCTCCACCGGCGCCGCCGCCATCCTGGTCGGAGGCCGCACCTTCCACAGCTTCTTTGGGCTCGGCGTCTCCGGCCGCTCGGTCGCCCGTATGGTCGAGGCGGCCTGCCGGCGCCAGGACGTCGTGGAGCGCATGCAGCGCGTTTCGGGGATTCTGATCGACGAGGTGTCGATGATCCCGGGGCGCCTGCTCGACACCGCCGAGTGGATCGCCCGGCGCGCCCGGCACGACAAGCGCCCCTGGGGTGGCCTCAAGATCATCGCCGTCGGCGACTTCCGCCAGCTGCCGCCCATCGCCCGCGGCTCGGAAGCCAAAGACTGGGCGTTCCTATCGGAGGCCTGGGGCGATAGCGAGTTCGTGCCAGCCATGCTGAAGACGCCCGTACGGACGCCCGACCCGGTGTTCTTTCGCATCCTAAACCTCGTGCGCGCCGGCGTCATCAACCAGGAGGTCAAAGACGCCCTCGACTCGCGCGTCTGTAAGCGCGTCGACGACTTCGACGGCACGCGCCTTTTCGCCTACAAGGGCGAGGTCGCCCTCTTCAACGAAGACCGCCTGGACGAGCTTTCGGGCGAGCCCACGTGCTTTCCCACCACCTACAAAGGAGACCCGACCGAGCTTGAAGCGCTGAAAAAGAACGTCCCGATCCCCGAGGTGCTGCGCCTAAAGATCGGGGCGCTCGTCATGGTTCGCAAGAATTACGCCGATGCGGGCCTTGTGAACGGCACGCTCGGCCACGTCATCGAGATCAAAAGGGACCTCGTTTTCTTGGAACTCCTCTCCGGATCTGGCAAAGTGATAGCGTTGGGCCCCGACGCCTTCAACGTGGTGGACGACCACGGCAAGCCGATAGCCACCGCCACTAACTTTCCTCTTTCGCTCGCCTGGGCTACGACCATCCACAAAAGCCAAGGCTGCACCTTGGACCGCGTGTTGGTCGACGTCAGCTCCCTCTGGGAGCCCGGCCAAGCCTACGTGGCGCTGTCGCGCGTCAAGACGCTCGACGGCCTACACATCTCTCGCTGGCACCCGCGATCCATCAAAACCGACGCGGCTGTGACAGAATTTCACAAGCGCATCTTTGGGTGAGGGGATCAGTCATGCAGAGCGTAAGCGCCGACTTGGCGCATTTTTTGGACTCGTTCAGTTTGGAAGCCCTGGTAGAGGCGAAGCTCCGCCGCGAAGCCCGTCAGCCGGGGGCGCTCGCGCCGGACCGCGAGCTCCACCGCCGGGTGATGGGGGCCGTCGAGCGCCCTTTGATGCGGATCGTCCACGAGCACACGAACGGCAACCAGGTGCACAGCGCCGCAATTTTGGGGCTGAACCGTACGACGGTGCGCAAGAAAATGCATCAACACGAGGTGATCGTCTGCCGCCCCCTAGCGGGTTTTACCGCTCGAGGTCAAGACAAGGGACCGGGCTTAAATTTGCCAAGTTAATAAGAACTAGGTATTACCGTCGGGTTCGACCCCTTTCATGGGAGGAGGGCCAGTGATGTCTTGCCGGAACCTGCGAGTACTCGTTGTCGAGGGGGACCCCCTTCTGCGCGCCACCTACGGGCGGCTGCTGAAAGGTCTGCGCGTCTACGACCACCAGGAAGTGGAGTCCGGAGCGGAGGCGCTCGGCGCGGCGGTCTATTTCCGCCCCGACGTCGTCATCGTGAACCTGGCGCTGTCGGCGGAGATGGGGGGCCAGGAGGTGCTAGAGCGCCTGCGCGGCAGCCCGCTGTTCGACCGCACGGCCATCGTCGCCGCGACGCCGATGGTTCGGTGGATGCGGCGGGCGCCGTGCATCACCACCTTCGACGACGTCCTGGCGACGCCCCTTTCAGGGCAAGCCCTAGTCGGCCTGCTCGAGCGCGAGGCCGGCCGCCGGCGCGTGCTCGGGGAAGCCCTGGCGATATGAGCGGGCCGCAGGGCCTGCTCTTTTTTAGCCTACATGCCTAAAATTGTTCCACGTGGAACGACGACGAATCGCGGCGTATCCCGTCAGCTTGCTGCGCCTTGGGGCCAATTTTAGTGTTCGGCTTTCAAACACTGATGTTTGAAAGCGACACAGCAGGTGCGCCCTGGAGAGCCTCGGCCAGCCGGACCTGTTGCACTTGGCGCTATCTGCTCAAACTGCAACACCGTGGACCGGCCCGAAGCCCCGCCAGAAGGCGGCCTTCTGCAGCGGTGCCGCAGCGTCGGCGCGGTCAGCGCCGAGGGCCTTCATGAGCACGTTGCGCTCCATCGGCACGTGCAGGTTGCCCGCTATTTGAGCAGACAGCCCACCGGCGTAGTTGACCCAGTGCCAGCGGTGGACCTCGCCATCGGGGTCGCCGCGCATCGTCGTGCGCTGGGCGCCGCCGAGGTGGAGGCAGTAGGCGTGGACGGTGAGCTTGCCGCCGTCGGGCTTCACGACCTTGACGGTCTTCAGGTGAGACAGCTGCTTAGGATCCGCCTCGAGGCCGGACTCCTCGCGGAGCTCGCGTACGGCGCCCATAAGGGGGTCTTCATGATCTTCCAGGTGACCACCTGGGCAGGTCCAGCGACCGTTGTCGCGGCGGCGACCCATCAGCAGCTTGCCGCCGCGGACGACGGCGACCGTCGAGACAGCCTTGTCGGCTGCGGCGCGCTTGGCGAAGCCCGTCCAGAAGCTCATGGGGATTCCTCAGGCGGTTTCGAATCCGTAACCGGGGCCGGGTCCTGCGGCGCCGGCGCGGCGATGGGCGACGCCGGACCGATCTTCTTCGCGAAGCCTGTCCAAAAGTTGCCCTTCATGGCCTCGGCCAGCGCCTCGAGCGACTTTTTCATGCAGGCCTCTTAAGTAGTTGGGAGGCTGCGGGCTGGAGGTTGCCAGCGCGCGCCGCGTGCGCGGCCTCGGTTACGGGGTGCGTCGCGAAGGCGTGGGCCAGCATGTTCCCGGTGTTGGCCGCCTCGCCGGTGACGGGGTTGAAGGCGTAGTTCTGGACCGCACGGTTCACTGGTGACATGCGCTCGCCCGCCTTCCCGGCGGCGACGGCGGCGCTGACGGGTGCTTGGACGAACCGCTTGTCGGCCCAGTCGAGGGCCCGCTGGCCGCCCGGTAGCTTGCCAATGCCGGCGCGCGCCGTCGGGTTGGTAAGGCCGATCTTAAAGGCGTTGGCGGCCCCCAGCCCCGGTTCGACGGCTCCGCTGGCGGCCGCCCCCATCGCCCCGGCGACCAGGTTGGAGCCGTGGCGCGGCGCCGCCGCCGCGGGGTTCACCGGCACGGCCATGGTCTGGGCGACGCCGCCGCCCTTGCCGCCGCGGGTCAGGTTGGCCATGACGTTGGACGTGAAGGGCGAGTCAGGGCTCTTCCAGGTCTTCTCGAGGTCCTTCAGGGCGCCGATGGCGGCTGGGTGCTTGGCGCTTTGGGCCAGGTGGATGCCCTGGGGGGTCAGGTTGGCGCCAAACTTCTTGTTGAAGGCGGCGAGGATCGCCTGGTGGGCGGGGCTCTTGGCGTCGAAGTACTTGGGGCTCATCAGCTTTGAGAAGTCGCCCTGCGTCAGTGCGCGCCCGAGCACCATGTCTCGCGGCGTGATGTGGGAGACGCCGTGGTCGCGCAGCGCCTGCGCCACGTCGACGCCCATCTCGCGCGCATGGTCGCGAAGCAGCGAGAGCTCTGGCACCGTGGCGCCCGCGGCCATGTTCTGGAGGAACGACCCGACGCGGCTTGGCGCCTGACCGGCGACGCCCTGACGGAATTCGTGGCCGAGCCCGCGTGCAAAGCCCTTGCGGTTTAAAAGAAACCGCATCGCCGTGTTCTGTCCGCCGTGGGCGACGCCAGCGGCGCCGAGACCCGCGGCAAGCGTCCCGAGGACCGCGCGCTTCTCGAGCGGATCAATCGCGCGCTCGTAAAAGCCGCTCAGAAACGGGCTCATCCGCACCTCTCAAAGTGGAATGCCCCTATCCTACTGCAGTCTTTGGGGGCCAGCTACGGCTATGGGCCGTAGTGGTCGTAGATGTCAGGGGCGGCGTTGCAGCTCGCTTCGCGCGGGTCTATCTGGTCGGTGTTGGTCTTCTGGTCGCGCGCGAGGTCACGCTGACTAGCCTCCTGCTCGTCCATCCAGCCGGAGATGGCGGACGGTCCTGGGTCGGCTTTCTTGTAGAAGCCGGCCCAGAACGAAGAGGCGTAGGTAGTAGGGACGTGCACCAGGAGAGCCTCAGGTGATCATTTCGATGGGGCGCAGCATGTCGTACTGGAGGCTGGCGCCTTCCATGATCAGCACCGAACCCGACGAGATCGTCATTTGGTGGCCCTGCACGTAGGCGTTCTCGAGGTAGAGCGCGCCGACGTCGTTGTGGCGGATGTCTTTGAAGTAGATCGCCATGCCGATCGGCTGGGCGAACAGGTCGCTCGCCAGGTCGATGAAAAGGCTGTCGGCACCCGGAGCGCGGCGCAGCGACTTCAGGTCCTTAGGCGTCGACACGAGCCGCGCGTGCGGGTCGATGGCGATGGTGCCGTCTGGCAGCTCGACGGTCTTGTTGAGGTCGGCGTCGCCGAAGTCGGAGCCCGAGGCGTAGTAGGCGTAAAGGGCCCGCAGGAGCGACGGTCCAAAGAAGAAGGTGCGGCCGAGGCTGAGCGAGCCGATGACGCGCCCGGGGACGAAGTAGCTGCGCGACGAGCCGATCTCGAAGATGCGCTGCAGCTGCTTTGACTGCTGGAGGGCCGCCTGCTCGAGAAGGCCGATCGGGTAGACCTCGGTGGAGCTCGGCGCCTTGCCGGCCGTCTCGGCCGAGCCCGCGAGCTCCGGTGCGCCGGCGGCGACGAGCGTCGACTCGGCCGAGACGAAGTGCCCGCCGGTCACCTCGCGCTGGATGTGGTAGTTGGAAAAGTCCCAGTCGCCGAAGGCGGATGTCGCCGGAGTAGTCGCCATGATCTCCCTCTACTTCGCTTGGATGGTTAGAGATTACGCTTCGATGGCGATGTCGATCCCGTTAAGGGGGACCGGGAAGTCATAGCGAAAGCGCAGGAGGACCGTGTCGATCTGGTCAGGCGACTCAACCAGGGTCTTCAGGGCGCCGGCGCGGATGACGCCGCCGAACTTAGCAATGCGCGTCGTATCGCGCAGGTAGAGGGTCGCGGCCTTCGCCGTGGACTTCAGCTCGGTGATCGTCGTGTCGACGATGTTGTACTGGCCCACGAAGCGGCGGTAGGTCGAGCGCAGGAACTTCGACGCGAAGTCGACGTTCTTCGTGATGCTGTACTCTTGGAACTTGATCGCCGAGCGGTCGGTCGTCAGCTGGTGGCGGCAGTAGAGCGGCTGGTCGCCGCCGTCCTGGGCCATGACCATCGTGCCGCCCTCGGCAACGGCGTCGAGCTGGTCGTCGTTGAAGTACTTGGACCCGTGCTCGCTGCCGAGGAAGCCCGAGAGCGCCAGGTTGGTGAGACCCTGCTGCGGCGGCAGGCCAGTCGTCAGCGCCGCGACGGCGGCCGTCAGGTAGTAGCCAGGGACCTTCTGGATCGTCTGCCCGACCGGTAGCTTCACGACGTCTGGCCAGACGTGGACGACGCGCCGGCTGCCAAGCGCGCTGCTGAAGCCGGCGACCAGCGCCGCCTGCTCGGACTTTTGCAGGTCGCGGTCGATCTGGTAGCTGAGCTGCGGCGTCACGGCCGAGACGCCGATGATGGCCGCAGAGAGCACCAGCTTTTTTTCGCTAAGAACGGTGGCGATCTTAAAGCGGCCGGCGTCGGCCCCCGCCAGCACCGTCAGGTAGTGGCCGGCCGAGACGCCGTTGCTCACGAAGGCGGCGTTGCGGTCGTAGAAGGTCTTGCCGTCGGCCTCGAGGCCGTCCTGGCGAGCGACCGTGTAGCTAAGGTCCGTCTGGCTGGCACCCGTGAGAAAGCTCGCGCTGAGCTGAAGGCTCGTCGCCGAGGGCTTCGCAAGGACCGTGTAGGTCCCGTCCGTGATGCCGGAGTGCGCCACCAAGATGACCGAGTCGCCGACCTCGACGGCGTCGAAGAGCCCCGACGTCACGTCGTTCAGGACGTCGGCCGAGCCGCTTGCGGCCGCGCCGACAGCGCTGGTGGCGACGACGCGCGCCGCGAGCAAGTCACTCGTGGTGATCTCGCCGTCCTGAAGGACCTGCACCGACTTCAGGGTCGAGCTGAAGAGGGCGACGCGCTCGCGCTTCTTACCGGGTGCCGACAGCTGCTCGGCGTGGTTTTTAAACGTCGTGGCGACCACGGGGTTTTGCGACAGCAGCGAGATGGCGTACATCTCCGTCTGGGAGAGCACGTCGGCGGCGGCGACAAAGGCCGTCACCTCGTCGGTGGCGTAGTCGAGGCTGAGGCCGAGCCCGTTGACGGGACTCACCGTGTTTTGCTTCATGATCTGGAGGGCGAAGGCCAGCGGGTTGGCCGGGTGGATCTGGCCGCTTCCGAAGAGGGCTTCGATGTCTCCGATACGGCCGATCTCGTGCACTTCAGCGGCCAAGTCGCCGCGCAGCGCGCGGTAGCTCGCCTCGACGCGCGCGGACGTCACGTCGAAGGCGACGCTGTTGATCAGCACCTGGAGGCCCAGGGGCAAGGTGACGGCGGAGGCATCGGCCGTGAAGCCGCTGGCGCCCCGTGCGAGCTCGACGTCGACGGTAAGCGTGCGCGTCACCTTGTAGGCGATGCTGGCGCCGTCGACCGGAACCGGGATCTGCAAGGTGAGCGTGTTGGCGTCGACCTTGGCCATGACCAGGTAGGAGCCGGCGTTGGCGCCGGTCGTGACGACGACATAGTCGCCGGGCAGTACGGCGGCGAAGGCTGCGGAGGTAGCGTCCGTGAAGGCCGCGCCGGCGCCGACGCCGGTGGAGCGCGGGGCGATGATCTCGAGCGTGGGGCGCTGGAGAACCACGGTGAGGGGCTTTTTGGTGATCGGGAACTTCTCGTCGGGGGCAAGCACGGCCAGGTCAACCGCGGCACCGGCGATCACCGAGGCGTAGGCGTAGGCGTGCTGCGTACCGTCGTAGAGCCCAAGGTAGTCGTTATCGACGAGCTGGTAGGCCGGCCCCACCGTGACGCTTGGCAGAGCCGAGGCGCTGAGGGCAGGAACGAGGCCGACGAATTCTTGAGTGACGGTCACTCCTGGACGGCGGTACGCCATGGGCTCACCTCACATTGAAAAGAGTTTCGATGACGATTTGTTGAAGCTTACGTGCAGCTGTGTCAGAGAGCACCCAACGATCCTGCACCAGTGCCGTCACGTAGACCGGCACGAGCGTAGTCTTGTCGTTTGCTCCCTCCGTTTCGATCAACGACTCGGCACCGATGTTGAGGCTTTTGATGGTAAACAGGCCGTACTGTTGAAGGACCGGACGGAAGAATTTCAGCGAGTTGAACACGATGTGCCCAAGCTGCTCCGCCTCGACGCCTTCGCGGCTGATACACGAGAAAGCCACTGAACCGGTAAGCAAAGTGCTGAACGTAGTATCCCCGGAACGCATGTTGCGGCCTTCTACGGCGCTACCGCCGAGACCGCCCGCATCCTGCCAACCGAGGGGACCCCTTACTGCAATGATCGCGGGCCTGACGCTGATGGCGTCAAGGTCGACCGCGTGCAAGTCGCAGATTTGGAGCTCTGTCGCTGTGTTATCCGGGTCGTAGTGAAACGACCCTTTGTCGCGCTGTGCAAAGAGGATCTGCAAGAATTCTAGCAGTGTACGTCTTAGAAATATAGCCAGATTGGGGATCTTCTCCCCTGTCGCGATGCTGCGCGGTTCGGTCGATACAGCGAAGCCTTCGGTTATTTTGCTCATCGGCGGCCCCTGCCGCGCGGTTTAGCGGCGGCCTTGTTGTGGTGGGCTTCCAGCGTCTTCACGACGTGCTGAAGCGCCCCCTGGAGGGACTTGAAAACCTGAATCCCCGCCAGGTTCTTGAGGGCTATCGGGGACTTCTTCGCCGCCGTGGCGTCGGTCGTCATACGGCCATGCTCGGCACGCCACGGCCGGTCACCCTGGAAGTCGGGCCACCGCCGGTCGGCGCCACGGTCGGCGGCTTCGTCGTCGTCGCCGTCACCTGTACGGGGGTCGCTGCGTGCGAGGGCTTGGGCGTCGGTAGCGGCGTGGGGGTCGCGCGCGAGGCGATGGTGATGCCGCTCGAGGGCTTCGCCATCGGCACCTTGCCCGACATGCTAGGCGCCTTCGGTAGCCCCGAGCGCAGCCCCGGCATCATCCCGATCAAGGTGTTGCCCTTGGCGAGCTTCTCGTGAAAGCCCGTCAGGAAAAAGCCCAGTGCGTTCATCAAAATTCGGTCTCCTTGCGGCGCTCTTCCAGAAGCGCCAGCATGGCGAGACAGCGCTCCTCGGGGAGGTCGAGCTTGTACTCGATGTCGGAGCGGTTCACGGCGTCGCCGCGCGCGAACTGCAAGGTCGTCGCGCGGTTTTTCTCGGCGCTACTCACCTGGGTCAGGTTCCAGAACTTGTGGGTCTGGGCCTCGTACAGCACGTCATCGACGCGCAAGACCGGGTGGTTGGTAAACCGCAGGTCGGTCTGGTTGGCCTGGCGCAGGCCCCAGTCGGCCACCTGGACCACCTTCGGGTCAGGCTCGAAGCCGACCCAGGCGTCGATCGGCGGGTAGTAGCCACCGGTGACGCCCGTGCCAAAACAGACGGTACAGCTGGAGCTCGTGACCCGCTTTAGGACCGGATCAAAGCAGTTGGTGCAGCGCTCGCCGTCGTGTCTTTTTTGGAAGATGAGGCACGGCGTCCCGGCCGACGTGTAGCGGTAGAGGAAAAGGTGCTCCTCCACGACGTAGAGGCCGACCAGGTCGAGGCTACCCGTCCACGTGAAGAGTGGCGACGTGAAGGTCTGTACGGCGGCGCCGGCGATGATCTCGACGGCGCGCACGCGGTAGTAGTAGACCTTGTGAAGGTCCAAGAGATTGGCCGTGTAGTCGACGAACTCACGCTTGGCCGACGTCGGGATGGCGTCGGTGTGGAGCTGGTGCATTTCCTCGGGGCTCTCGCCGCGGTCGACAAAGAAGACGAGCCCGCGGATGTTCTGGGCCGTCTTCTCGAGCTCCCACTCGACGAGCACGCGCGAGATGTGCTCCACCGAGAGGATGGTAGCCGTCGCCGACTTGAAGCTAAGGTTTTTGAGGTTCCCGGCCATTTAGTAGCCGCGTCCATCGTCCTGCTCCTGGGCTTGGGACTGCTGACGCTGCTTGTGGGCATGGTGCTGAGCCAAGCCCGCTAACGCGGCGGCCGTGGCTGTGCGGACCATGCGGTTTTGCCCGTCCGACTGGGAGTCCTGGATCTCCGCCGGCATCAGCTCGACGCGACGGCGGTGCTCCGTTTCATTGCTGGCGTCGATGCTGTTACGAACGCTCGGGCGCGTGCGCAGCATGTGGTCGGCAACGTCGCGCGAGGCGTTGGAGCGGCTGATCGCCGGCCACAGGCCCAGCGTTGGAATGCCGGTGAGCCACGGGTGCTTAAGGCCCGCGCGGCTGTTGTTCTCGCGGTCCAGCTCCGTCTGCGCCGCGGGAGCATCGTCGCCCGTCAGATAGTGCCCAAGGTGGGTCTCGACGTCGCTGAGGCGCGCCTTTGCCTGCTTTTCGAATCCGTTCCAGAAGTGGCTCATGTTCCTGTCCTTAAGCGATGGTGTCGATGCCTAGCTCTTTTTTCGTCTCAAACTCGTTCACGTAGCTCTTGGAGCCCACGTACTTGCGCTCCATCTTCTTGCGCAGCTTGTCGCTGTAGCGGGTGATGCCGACGTCCAGGTCCTTGCCGCCGCCGACGGCGCCCGACAGGATCTTTTGCTTCGCCAGGGCCGACAAGATTGGAGTTGCGAGCCCAAAAGTGATGCCGGCCGCTACGGCAGGCACCGCCGCACGCGCGATCGGGTTGTTTTTCCACTTGGCAGGCAAGATCGTGGTAAAGGCCTTGTCGAGGGTGCTGTTGATGGCCTTTGTGGCCTTACCGCCCCCGCCGCCCATGCTGTGTAGCTGCCAAAGAATCGGCAGGCCCGTCATCGCGAGCTCCAGGCCTGCCTTAGCGTCGATGACGCGCTCGTCGAGCTTCGACTCTGCCAGGATTTTGGAGTAGTGCTGCTTTTTGGTGAGCGACTCCATGCCGCGGTCGAGCAGCATCTGCTTCATCTTGGCCTCGACCGCCTTCTCGGCGCCGGCGCTAACGCGTCTGCCGATAAAGTTTCCGGGGATGCTACCGACAATCCTTCCGATGGTATGGCCGTACTGATCGACCAGCATGTCGGCAGCCGCATCCAGGACAAGTCTTTCGGAGCCAGGTGCGAGCTCCTCTATGCCCAGAAGGGAGTGGTCGCCGGAGCTGCGTGGGAGGCCCAAAGTTCTCGGTTGGCCGACTTGGTGCGGACTTCTCGCTTCGTGGGCGGGCTTTTTACCCTCCCCGCCCAGCGCACCAATGACTGACCCAACATTGGCGCGAAGCTCGGCGGGCATCTCGCCAAACGCAGAGGTGGCCCGCTCTTGAAGCCCTTTCAGCAGACTGCCCATATCGACGGCGTCGTCGTCGCTTGCGCGCTTTTCGATGACGTCGCGAAAGTCCTTGTTGAGGTCGTCTTTCCTCTTTGCGATCGAGTAAATCCAGTGGTCGACGCCCTTGTTGCCCTTGGGCATAAACTTGGCGAGCCCGGAAGCCTCCGGCACGGCGTAGTAGCGGCGGATCTCGACCTTGCGCTCAGCCTCAGGGCGGTGGGCGAGAGACCCCATGCGCATGACGCGCGCTTCGGCCTGCTGAATCATCTCGGGGTTGTAGTGCCCCTCCATCATCTGCATCATCGTGCCGTGCTTTAGGTCAAGACCCTGGGCGCCAGCACTCGAGAGCAGCAGGATTCTCGTCTTATTGGCGTTGAAGTCCTTGATGGCCTTGGAGCGCGTGTCGGCCGTGACGCCCTCTTGGCCCGAGCCTACGAACTTGTCGTAGTGCATGTCTTCGGCCTTGAGCGCCTTTTCCACCGCGTCAAGCCCGCCGCGGAGCAGGTTGTGGTAGATGACGGTACGGTTTTCCGGGTGCGCCGCCAGGTGCGCCTTGGCGTCGTCCAGGACGGCACGCACCTTGGGCGAGTAGTCAGCGGGGTTTTTACCCTCGAGTCGCTTGTCGAAAAGGCCAGGGTCAGTCGCGACTTGACGCGCCTGCAGGAGCTTCGAGAAGGCGTCTCTGGCCTCGCGCTGGCCGACCGGGATGTTGTTGCGAATCTTCCAGCGGGTGATCGGGTCCACTGACGACATCGAGAAGTCGTAGAGCTTTTTTTGGTCCGGCGTCATCGTGACTTCGACGTCGATGGTCTTCTTGTCGGGCATGTCGCCCGAGACTTCGTCGCGGCCGACGTAGTCGATCTTGTTGCCCAGGTACTTGGCGAGCTGGGGCTTATTTTTCAGGCTCTTCGTGATCTCGACTTTGGGGCTAAAGAAGCCGACCTTCTTCGCGTCCTTTTGGACAAAGAGGTTGTCGAAGAACTTCTTGTTCACGAGCTTGTGGCTGCCAGGACCGAAGGTGACGTCCATCAGCGGCACGACGTCGGCCGGCTCGTTATTCACGATGGAGCCGGTGAGAGTGATCGCCTGCTTGAACTTGGGCCGCACCTCGCGCAGCATGTTGTAGGTCGACCCCTGTTCGTCGCGCACCTTGTGGACTTCGTCCATGATGAGCGTGTCGGCGCCTGTGTCGGCCAGGATCTGTGCGTGATGCTGGCGGAAGAGTTCGTACGAGACGACGTTGTAGTCGGCCTTGGAAGGCTGCCCGACGTCGAGGTTGTGACGCTCGTTCTTCGGGCCGTAGACGGCCGACGTCGAGTTGGTGAACTTCTTCACGCCGTTTTCGACAAAGTTCTCGCGCAGGCTGGCGGGCACGACGACGATGGCGCGCACGGCCTTGCCGGCCTTACGCAGCTTTTCAAAAGAGGCGATCGCCGTCAGCGTCTTGCCGCTCCCCGTTGGGTGAGCGGCCAGAAGACTGTTGTTGTTGCCCGGGTCGTCGAGGCGCTCGAGGGCGCGTGTCTGGTGCGGCTTTAGCTGGACTTCGGCGTTGAGTGCGGCTGCCTTGTAGAAACCGCGCAGGACGGGGTGCCCGAGCTTTCCCATCATCTTCTTGCCGACGCTATGACCGTACGCGCCGCCACCGACTATGCCGGCCAAGGCCCCTAGGAGCGGTGCCTTGGACAAAAGTTTGTCTTTGGTCGTGTGGTCGCGTTTGTCCTTGAGCTTGTCTTCGTAGCGGGCGCGTAAGAGTAGGCCGGCGCCGGTGCCGGTGATGGCCCCGCCGAAGCCGCCGAGCGCACTCGTCGCGAGGCGACCCATCAGGTCAAGTTTATCTGGTACCAACCCGGCTGTCTTCTCGTCTGCCATGCCACAAACCCCTACCAGCTGTATCCGATAGTGTCGTACTCGGAGCTAACGCCGCCCCAACCGCCGCGGATGTTTTGGAACATCTTCATGTTGCGCTTTTTGAGCTCGTACTCGTTGGCGAAGTTGATCGCCCAGGTCATGTAGTAGTTGCTCTTGTTGGAGCGCATGAAGCTCGAGCCGCCTGCGTTGTACTGCAGCTCGTTTCGAGCTTGGACGATGCTCTGCGTCTTGAGCACCTGGATGGCGGCGCCGTGCATCAGCATGTAGAGGCTCGGGTAGTTCCCGATGTCCACAGAGCCGCAGAACGGCGCCGTCGCGTTCCAGTCGCTCAGCGCCATCTCGATGGCAAAGGTCAAAAGCTCGTCGTCCGTCTCTTCCTTGCGGATGAGCCGGTTGATCTCTTTGGTGTCACGTAAAAAAAGGCGAAGATACCGCTTCGCCTTTTGCAACCGTGCGGTCGCCTCTGCCGTCAAGCCAGCCATCACACCCCCGTTGGGACCGCGTCAAGAGTGCTGCTTTTTTCTTGCTTGTCTTTTTTGCCGTTGCCGCTGCGGTTAGGCGCAGTGACGACGAAGTTCGGCGCACCGTCAGGGTTGACGGCGCCCGGGTACTCCTGGGTGCTCTCGGGGCTGCTAGCCTCGTTGCCCTTGCCCATCTCGTTGACGACGGCGCGGCGGCGGCCGTCGTCACCCTTCGCGGGCTGGCCAGCTTCCGAGACGGGGGCATTGGCCGTGCGGCTTTGCGCGTGGTCGCGCAAGACGGCGGCGACGCCGTCGATCTCTTCGATGGAGATGAGGCCGCCCGCCTGCAGGCGGTACATGCCCTCCGAGACTTCGTTCATGATGCGCGGGTTGTCGCGCGCATGGATAGCGATCAGGCCGTTCTTGTCGTCGCGAAACGAAACGCCGTGACCCACTTTTTCGATCGCTTTGCGCACGTCGACGCCATCCGCGTTGAGGCGGGGGGCTTTGATCGTCGTGTTCGTGATCTTGTACTTCGTCCGTTGTTGCTGCTGCGCCATGCTGAATACTCCTTGAAAAGTGAGAAGGCGGCGGCCCTTTTGAGGCCGCCGCCGATGTCAGATCAGATCGTGCCGCCGACGGGGATCGGGTTCGGAACGTCGAGCTCGATCTTGGCGATCGACTTGATGTTTCCGAAGCCTTCGGCGATGTACTCCCAGCTCTTCCAGAGGACCAGGTCGGCCTCCTTCTTGATCCAGAACTTGATGTCGTTCAGGATGAAGAAGTTTCCGAGGTAGCTCGGCTCCGTATAGGCCCAGACTTCGCCTGGGGCCACGATGTCGTGCTTGTTGGTGACAACCAACTTACGCTTCAGGATCGTCTGGTACTTGTAGCCGTCGACCGTGATCTCGGACGCCAGGGGCGAGCCGATTTCAGTGGCGGGCTGGATCAACCAGTCATCCCAGTCGACGGTGTTCATCAGCACGGTGCCGACGGACAGCTCATCGTAGTCGATCATCTTGAAGAGACTGTTGATCTCTTTACGGTCGATCGCCGTCGCCGCGGAAACGAGGCGCTTGCCCGTGATGGACACGGCCGCTTCCGAGTACTCGATGAACTTCTCGTCTTCGACGCGCTGGATGTCCTTGACCGAGTTCTCTTCGATGACCTTGGTGATCGCGTAGTCGTAGGCGAGGAGCTCGCCTTCGGACTTCACGAACTTCTCGGACTCGACCTTGAAGAACGGCAGGGCGTAGCGCTTGCCTTGCAGGTAGCGCTCGTCGGCTTCGGAAGCGAAGTTGACGGGCATCGCCTTCGAGTTGTGCTCGATGTCGACGATCTTGATCAGGGTGTCGTGGTTCGTCGCGCGGGTCAATTCGGCCCGGGTGACGTTCTCCGGTGGAAGGACCCGCCGGGCAAACCCGATTTCACGGATCTTGCTACGGACGAAGGAGGCGCCGGCGGCGGCGGTCTTCTGGAGACCTTCGGTCGTATCCAACCGCTCAATGAAGAGGTTGTTGAACGTTTGCGCGTCCAAATCGTTGTTATGCATCTAGTGCATTCTCCTGCGATGTTTTTTATGTGGCTTTTAGAAACGGGGAGCGTCGAGCCTTGATCAGGTCACTGCGACTTAGGCGTTGGCCATTTCGCAGATCAGGTAGCCGGTGCCGACGGTCTGGACGACCGCAACGCAGGCTTCGGCGCTGACGACGGGCGCAAGCCACGCCTGGCCAGTGCCGCCGGACTTCGCCGCCAGCTTCACGCCAGGCGTGTAGGATCCCGCAGGGTCGTACACGGTGGTCTTGAAGATGACGCCAGGTCCCATGATCAAAGTGACAGCGCCCGTCGCATGGACGTCGAAACGGTCCGTGCCACAAAACACCGGGTAGGAGTTACGAACGCCAGTCGCGCCGGGGCGCTGAACTTTGTCGTCCGAGTTGAGAACGGCCCACTCGCCCTTGAGGAGCGTCGTGGTGTTCAGGTCAACGAGCTTCTTGTCGACGCGGTGCATGCTTTCCAAGCCGCGAAGGACTTGGAACGCATCGTCGTCGAGGGTCAGATCGGCCGTGACCGGTGCGACCCGGGTAGGATCGATTGCATTGAGCGACATCTCTTGCCTCCAGACAATGTTTAAACTTCATCCCCAAGGATAGCGGCCTGGAATTCTTCTGAGGCGTTAAGCGTGCGCGAGTCGAGTCTAGCTGCGACCTCACCAAGCTTCGTCGTACCACCTGTCAATTCCAGCGCCTTCTCGACAATCACAAGGTCTTGGTTGATCAGCGTTGCGAGTTTTTCCTCGAATTCGCCGAAAGAACGCGGCATCTCGCTTAGCCCCATCTCCACCTGGCGGTAGAGCAGTCGCGTAGCGTGAGCCCGCTTCCTGTGCCCCTTGTTCTCCGAGTGGAGATGAAGCATTGCAGAAGCAACTTTTTCGCGAAGCTGTCGATCGGCCATTCCGACCTCAGCAGACGCATCTTTTTCCATAGGGTTCTGTCCCCGAGTATGTCGGAAGTCCCGAACCTTTTCTAAACCTTTTTCTAGACCATACCCGATAATAAACGGTTCGCTGACATCCCGCAATTTCGTAAGCGGTGCCAAGGCCGAAGCGCGTTCAACATCTTTGTGGAGCTTGTCGCCCCAGGGGAGCTTCTCGGTCGTGCGAAAGAGCTTCTTGCCGACCAGCGGGATCTTCGAGAGAACGTGCCCCGCGCCGATGTCAGCCATCAGCGCCGGCTTGCTTACGTACTTCCACAGGGCGTCGTCGACCTTGCCCTTGCCGAGCAGCTTTTCGGCGGCCCAAATAGCAGGAGTTGCCAGCAGCGAGTCAGGCCCGCCGCTGTGGGTCGCCTGGTGCTTGTAGCCGGCCAGCGCCTTCATGTGGTCGGGGTCGCCGACCGCCTTGGCGAAAAACTTGGGCACGTGCTCGGCGGCCTGCGCCACCTGGTGGCCAAGGCCCTTGAGTAGGGCGGTCTTGGAGGACTCTTTCTGCACGATCCCTCGTTATTCGCCCGACTGGCCGCGGCGGTAGCCTTCGACAAAGCCCAAGGCGGCGCCTTCGCGGCGGCCCTCGTCTTTGCCCTTCTTCTTACCGCGCGAGTGCCCGACGGCACCTGCCGTCAGAAGGCCGGCGGCGCCGCCGGCGAGCCAGGGGGCAGCGCGCGCGAGGTTGGACTTCTGAGCGCCGGCCGTCTTGTCGAATTGGGCCTGGATCGCCTCGTCCGAATGCCCGGCGGCGCGCGCCTTCTCTTCAAACTGCGCCATCTTTACGAGCAGCGGCAGGTTGGCCAGCGTGTCGTTGATGGCCGTCGCCCAGGCGACCTTCTCGCTTAGGGTCTCGAGGGCGTCGTCGCCGGCGGGGTCCGCCAAGTCGGGGGCTGCGACCTTCGCGGTGCCAAGAGGTGTACGAATCTGCTCGGCAAGCTTGAAGATGTCGTCATCGGCGAACTCGGGCTTCGCTCTTTGGGCCGCGGCCGTCTTGCTGTGGCCGCCGGCGCGCGTTTCCACAAGCAGGTCAGCTTCCGCGAGGAGCTGCTCCAGCGTCTGTGCCATGTCGTCCTCGATGGTGGGGGAAGAAAGGCCGGGACCGCACGGTCCCGGCCAGGCGAGAACTTAGTCTTCTTTTTTGCCGAAGTAGCGGCTGGCACCGTAGCCAGCACCGCCGGCCGCGGCGACGCCGCCTGCGACGGGGGCCATCTTCTTGGCGCCCGAAGCCGCCAAGGCGAGCCGCGAGCCGCGGTCCATCTTGCCGACCATGTGCTCAGTGTTGCCGGTCACGGCGCGGCCGACTTCCTTGGCACCGGTGCCGGCCCTCGAGACCGCGCCGCGAACGGCGTCGCCGGCGCGCTGCGCGCCCTGGCGGGTTGCCGCGAACGCATCAGCGCCGTGCGCCTTCACCCGGTTTTTCGCTTGGCCGAGGGCGTTGCGGAAAACCTTGAGGGCCGAGTCGGCGCCAGCCGCCGCGACCTTCTGCTCGAGGTAGGGGTAGAGGTAGTGAAGCTGGTCGCCATGCTCCGAGGCGCCCTTCTCCATCAGGGAGTCGAGCGTGCCGCGCGCGATGAGCTTGCCGAGCTCGGAGGCGCTTTTTTCGGACTCGGGGTCCATCTTGCCTTCGTGCTCTTCTTTTTCTTCGTGCTCTTCCTTGTCCTTGGCGGCGAAGGGGTTTTCCTTCTTCTCGTCTTCGGAGGCGGTCTTGTTGAGCTGGTCGACGATCGCCGTGGCGATGACGTCGTAGCCCTGCTGGTACATTTCGTTGGCAAGGGCAACGCGCTCGGCAGCAATTTTTTCCACATCATCGCCGAAGTTCGTCTTAACGAGACGTTGATCTTCGGGCGACAGGTCTTGAAAACGCATGACTATCTCCCAGGATAATTAGTGGTTCGTGACAGAGGCTCTCAGAGAAGCGGCACCGCGCAGCTTACCTGGTAAGCTGGCTCAGGATCATGTGCTTACGGACCGCGGCGGCCGTCTTCTGGCTCGAGACCGGGGTCGACTCGTAGTGGCCGACGGTCCGGCTGTCGTTGAGCTTCTTCACTTCGTCCGTGTACTCGGGCGTCGTGTCGATGGCCTGGCCGCCTTGGCCGGCGTAGTTGCTCGGCTGGGACTGCTCAGGGCGCGTGTCGCTGTGAACGTTGCCCTTGCCCATCTTGGCGACGGGGCCGAGCACTTCGGAGGCGATCTTGTCCATCGCTTGATCGAAGTAGTAGCCGAAGTAGTCGTGGGCGCGGGCGCCTAGAGCTTCCTGGTAGCTCGCCACTTTGTCTTCTTCGGCGCTTTTTTCGGTGCCGAAGGTGTCGTCGCCGCCGAAGAACTCGCCGTAGAGCCCCTCCAGGCTGCCAGCGGTCTTTTCCGTACCGACGTCATCGGTCAGGCCGATTTCGGTCGCCAACGTCTCGAGCGCCGGATCATAGGTCTCCGTCTGGCTCGCCACTTTGGTTTCGCCGAGCAGGTCCATGTCATCCATCAATTCTTGCAACGTAGGCATTCGTTCCCCTCCGAAAAGTTGAGTTTAGGCCTGCGGCACACGCGGTGCCGACGGACCTTTGTTTCTTTCGACCAGCTTCTGACCTGCTGCGAGGACAGCCTGATCAAACAAACCACCGACAATCTTGCCGGGGAGTGCCGACGATCCGCGCGCGAAGGCCAGCGGCCACACGAGCGCCTGCGTCAACACGTCCTCGACCGCTGCCACCTTGGTCAGGGAGGAGGAGCTTGCCCACCGCTTGGCAAGGTCGACGCCTTTGCTGCCCATCGTGCGCAGCGCGGGGCCGACCTTCTGCAGGTGCGGGTGTGTTCCCTTCCCTCTCAAGTGCAGCATTGCATCGGCAATCAGAGCACCGCTAACGACGTCGGGGTTCAAACGGAAAAACCGCTTGAGTTGGCCCTCTTCTTCGTTGGGGTTGAGCTCTCGATGCTTCTGCAACATCCCTGAACCTACATAAGCCCCGACAGGGCCTATAATCAGCCGATTCATCAAAGGTGAGCTTGGAAACGCCACCTTATACATCGGCTTTTGCTTATGCTCTTCGATCCGGTCGTAGACGTCTTTGTTGGTGTCGGGGCTCTCGACGCCGGGCTGCGCGTACTGCCCTTTCGCCTTGTCGCCCACGATTTTATTGAAAATAGCCGCAAGGCCGATGCCAAGCGCGGCCGCAAGCGGCGCGTGCTCTCCAACGACTTTATCGATACCGGACAGCGCCTCGCGCGGACCGCTCTTTGCTGCTGCGGCGTAAAGGCCAGCAGCAAGCATCATCATTGGCAATAGACCTATGGGTTTTCTTTCCCGTTCATTATTGTCCGCGGCGAGCTTTTCCTCAAGCGCCTTGGCGTTCGTGGCGTTGATGAATGTCGGCAGAGGCTGGCGCGCGCCGCCCTCTTTGATCAGAATAAAAAGCCGCTTGCCAAGCGGCGGGGCGAGGTAGCTGCGATCGGCCAGAAACGGCTGCAGCAGCGAGAAGATCGATGGGTCAAAGCGCCGGTAGTCCATACCGACAGCTTGCGTCTGTGCCAGCGTCGGCTCGTCGACCAGCCCGGGGTCAAAGCAGCAGCCCATCTGGTCGAGCTGATCGGCCAGGCCGGGGCGCCCCATCTTGCGCAGGACGATCCTCTGAAACTCTTGGGGTTTCAAAAGCATGCCGCTCAGGGCGGTCGTGGACAGCAGCTCCGGCAGAGGCGCGCGCGCCAGCTGGTCCAAGGTCTGGCGCGGCAGGGAGGGCTCGTAGGACTTCACCTCGCGGATGCCGTCGGCCAGATCCTTCAGCGCCTCCTGGCTGAAAGGCGGCTCGTCGGCCGGGATCTCTTTTTCGATCGTCGCGGCCTTGTCGGCCACCGCCATCTTCTCGGCCAAAAGCGCGGAACTCGGCACGATGACGCCCCCGGGGGTCGAGGTGTGCGCCACCTTCATCAAAGTCTTGGCGATGCGGTCGGCGCCGATGAAGACGATGCTGATATCGTGAAAGCGCGGGAACGTGTTGAGGACGTAGACGACCTTGTTGTACTTCGGGTGCCAGCGGCCAAGGTAGTAGCGGGCGCACTCGCAGTACTGCTTTCTCGTCGGCGCTTTGTTGCCGCAGCAGTTACAGACGTCGTAGGGGACGCGGCAGTTGTGCAGCGCGACGCCGTTGACCACGTACGAGTCGCTGTCGTAGGTTTCCGACCTAATGGCGACGTTGTAGACCGGCTCGTCGCAGACCTCGGTGCTGATCGCCACGATGGGGGACCAAAGATGTCCGTCGTAGATAAAGCGGTGGTTTTTCACCATTTTATTGGGGCCAGCGAGCTTGCGCGTTTTAAACGAGTAGCCCTTGAGCGCCGGCGCGGTGTCGCGCCCGACCCAAATCTGGTACTCGACCGTGTCCTTAAAGACCGCGGTCGAGGGCTTGTGCAAGTTGACGTTCATGGACGAGATGCAGCCTAGGCGCAGCAGCACCATCTGCACCTGGCCAGCCAAGTGGCGGTTGCACGTCGAGAAGTAGACGGCGTCCTTGTAAACGCCCCCGTCGCCGTCACAGTAGGCGCCAAGCAGAATCTTCTGGGACTCAACGTCCCAGCGCATAGCGGTCGCCGACAGCCGTTTCGTGCCGGCACCCCGCCCGGCGTGAGTGTCCACGTAGCGCGCGAGCGCTTTGTCGTAGATGTTGATCCTGGCGGCGTTGGTACTGTTGGTGCGGGGCGTCCACTTGATGCTCACGTCGGGAAAGTACGACGCCAGCTTATCGAGCAGCTGGCCCTCCGCCGCATTGACGTTAAGCTCGATATAGCCATCGGCGGTGATGTGCCCTTCAGCCAGGTAAAGGCCGAGAAGGTACGCCATCCTAGGCTCGGGTACTTCGCTGATCCCTTGAATCACCGGGGTGGCCACGTAGTCGCCCAGCTCAAGCTCGGCCGCGGGCTTCCACACCTTGGCGTACTGCCGCGCTTCTTCTGGGCAGGCGACGCAGCCCTTTTTTTGGCCCCTGTTTGGCAGGCACAGGTTGATACGCCGGCTTTTGTTGTTCGGATTACCCGAGCACTCCGTCTCCTTGGCGGGGATGACAAGCCACGGGTGCTCTTCCGTCGTGGGCTCGAGCTCGGCACTGTGCATGCCTAACACGGTGACGTGGTACCACGTGCCCTTGTGGTGGTGGCTGTGGGGGTAGTCGACCTCAGAAATCCCACCGAGGCCGTTAACCACGCGGTCGCCAGGTTGCAGCTCGGACACAGCCCTCGACGTGAAGTCTTCCAGAAGCACCGGAGCGTCGGCGCGTAAGCAGCCCATCGACCAATCTGGATACTCGCCGTGCTCGATCTTTTTCACGACGTCGAGCGAGCCGGCGTTGTCCAAAAGGACGATCAGCTCGACCCGGTGATAGGTCGGGTTGTAGACGGCGAGCGCGACGGTGCCGAAGCTCGCGGTCGGGTCCTTGTTGACGTGGTGCTTGTAGATTTTGGCGTTGGTCTCGAACGTGCGAAAGCCGTACTGGGGGCCGTCAAAGGCCAGGCCCGCCTCGGTGAAGTAGTCGCCATTGACGTTGTGGCCCCACCACTCTCCGGCGCCAAGTGCGGTGATCAGTAGCTGCGTCTTGCCCTTGATGGGCTTGGCGGCGTGGATGTAGGCGGCGATCGTCGGGTGATACTCGGCAGCCGTCTTCTCCAGAAAACGATGCTCGGCGTCGATCACGTAGGTGAAGACGCCGCGGTCGGTCTTGCCGGGGAAAAGAAGGAGCTTATCCATGCGTCTGTGCTCGTTACGGCCTAGGGTGGAGGCTCGGCATAATTTCGCGGTTGAACTGCTTCACGTTTTCCACGAGGTGGCCGCCAAGCCCCATGGAGGCGGCGCCCGACGTGAAGCCTGCCATGAACGGCGACGGTCCGCCGGCCTGGCCGATGTTGCGCTCGATGTCGGTGAGGTCGCGCACGTCGGCCGTCTGGATGCCCATGTCGTAGGAGACGATCTTCTCCATGAAGGCGCGCGCCGCGTTGGGCTCGGTCGCCACGTGGGGGGCGAAGTGCACGAGGCTTTGGAAGGCCTGGAGTGCCTTGGCACGGTCGTTGTGCAGCGGCGACGTGTCGGGGTTGGCCATCTTCATGGCGGCCTCGAAGGTCTCCCGGTGGCGCTTCGCCATCGCCTCGGCGTTGCGGCCAGACATGGCGACGTTGAAGGCGCCGGCGCCGGCGGCGACCATCAGCGGGATGGCCGCGACGGTAAGGTGGGCGCCGAGCATGCGCTTGGTGGCGGCACCCACCTGGGCGACGCTGGCGGCTTCCTTCACCATGGTGAGCGCGTCGGCGTACATCTCGCCTAGGCGGCAGGCGGCGGTGACGTTGACCACGGCCGACGCCATCTTCTCACGGCCGAGGGCGGCCTTGAGCTTGGGGTCGGCGTAGCTCGCCTGCATCATCGCCAGCGACATGACGTCTTGGTCGGTAAAGCCGCCGTGCAGCTTCGCCTTCACCAGGCGCATCGAGAGGGCGCGATTGGCGGCGACCAGCGGGGCGAGCTCGGCCAGCTCGACAAAACGCGCCTGGGCCTTGTCCTTGTCCATGGCGAAATCCGCGTGGCCAAGGATGTGATCGCGGTTTTCGGTGATGGCCTTCATGGTGCCGGTGACCAGCATCCGCTGCTTCACCTTGTCTTCGGCATGCTCGAAGAGAGCGCCGGCGCCGAGGCCGGCAAAGCTACCCGCCAAGGAGCCGGCGGCGTTGCCGAAGAACTGCTCGCCCTTTGCCAGGAAGGCGTCGACCTTTGCGGGGTCCATCGCCGTCTTCAAGATCTCGCCGCAGTCGGCGTAGATCTTGATCATGGCGCGCTCGCTGATGATGCCGTCAGCCGCCAACTTCTCGACCCAGGAAATCTGCATCAGCCTCTCCTCAGAACGTCTGCATTGGCCGCGCGGCGCGGGCCATGTTGTAGTAGAGGCCCTTGTTTTCGGTACCAGCTTTGGCGCCCTTGGCGGCGGCGCCGAGCATGTCGGCGCCCGTGCCGATCGCACCGAGAGAGCCCACGACCTTGCCGAGGACGGTGCCGGCCGTGCCGAGCACGCCCGCCCTCTTTGAGAACCCCGCCCAAAATGGCGTCATCAGAGGGCCCGAATTTTCTGACCCATGATGTGCAGGCGGTCGTCGATCGTTTGGTAGCGCTCACGGTGGAGATTCAAGGCGGCGCTGTAGCCGTGGTAGGTCTTGAGCGTGATGTAGAGCGGGTGCTCGCCGTTCACGACTTCGGCGGGCAGGAAGCCGCTGATGAGCTCCTGGGGGGCCTTCTGGTCGGCGGTCTTCGTCAAGAAGAACTCGACCACCTGGTTGCCAAGCCGTGGCTCGACGAGGCCTTCCCCCTTGAGCACGTGCGCTAGCTTGCCAAGCGCCGGGCGCGCCAGGTCGGCCATGCCGGCCGCCTTCGTCATGTGATAGACCGTGCCGAGAAGCGACGTGCGCTCGGGGCCGCTGCCGCCGGAGAGGACCACCTGGCGGGCCTCCTTGATGAAGGCGCGCTCGGCGGCCAGACAGGCCACCTCGGCCTTGTAGACGGCGTCGCCGGCGCGCTGCTTGTCGAAGGCGACCTTCTCGGAGCGCTGGCGCAGCTCGCGCTTGACGCCGGCCGTCTTGTCCATGAGTTCGGGCTCGACGCCGAACATCTCAAAGGGCGACGGGTTTTTGTCGCTGAAGACCGGGTCAGGCATCGCCATCGCGATCTTCTGCGAGCCGCCGTCGACCTGAAGGCCAGCGATCACCGCCGTGGCGTCAGCCAGTGGGAAGTGCGCGGCGTGGTACTTCGACTCGTCGTTGGCGTACTTGTGCTGGTGGATCAGCTTATTCGCTTCACCGGCCAACAGCTGCACTTGCTCGGGCGTCAGGTCTTCCGACTGCGCGATCTTGGTGAGGCTCGTCGTCGGCTCGGTCCCCTGCGTGAGGTAAGCGCTGGCGATCGATCCCGCCCACTCGCGGAAATGCTCCATAGAGAGCTTTTGCTCTGTGAAAGAGCTAGCGTCGAAAAACATGCTGACGTTCCTCGAATGTCGGGTGATGTAGATTTGTCAAAGTATAGCCCCCCTTCATATAAGAGTCCAAGGATTTCAACCAACTTACGCCTCCCGCCGCTTGACTTTTCCGACTTCGCCAAACGCAAAAAGGCCGGCGAGGTGCCGGCCTTTCGGGTGTTTGGTTTGACCCGTGATTAAATAGAAGGGCGCCGCCTACCCGGCGAGCGCCTTGGCGAAAGCCTGGCCGCCCCGGTGGGCCCACTTGGCGAGCACCCCGCGCAAAGAGGCCACGATGTGGGCGCAGAGCACCTGCTCGACTGTCGTTACGGCCGCCGCCGGGTCGGACGCGCCGTCGCGCAGCGCCCCCTCGAGCTTGCGCCGGGTCGTCGTCGAAAAGAGCGGTCCGTCGCGCTGTCCATCCATCTGCCGCACGTCACCCATGGCCAACCTCCTGGCTGTGTAATCCGACGTCACCATAGGAGCCGCGGCCCGCACGTGTCAACCGATCACCCCGGGGGCTGACATGTTCCAGTGCGAGATCTGCGAGGACCAGGTGTCAAAAGCAGGCACCCAGTGCACCTGTGGACATCTGACAATCGACCCGCAAAAACGAGTGACTGGGCTTTGTTTTCGACGAATCGCCGAAGCCGGACGGGCCGCAGGGTGGTATAAGTCTTCCGCAATAAACACTGCGGAGGATCCTGATGGGTTTGAAGGCGTTAGTCGCGGGGTCGACCGTGGAGGACCCCCTCGAAGTGCTCGTCCTAGGCGTGACCGAAGGCATCACAAAAAAGGGCGACCCCTACCTAAAACTGAACCTGCGGGACCTCACGGGGGAGCTTGAAGCTCGCCTGTGGAAGTACGACAAAGTGTTGATGGGCTTCATCAAAGTAGGGGTCGTCCTGGCCATCACCGGGCGCGCCGACTCCTATATGGACCAGGTGCAGATGCACCTCGACTCGGTGACCCTGGTGGACAAAGACCCGATGGTGTTCGCCAAAATGACCCGATTTGACATCGACGTGATGTGGGGCTACGTCGGGGGCGTCATCACCGGCATGACCGAGCCGCTTACTAAGGCAGTGGCGCGCCAGATCATGACGGGTCACCAGAGCTTCATCGCCGCCTACAAGAAAGCCCCGGCCGCCAAGGCGGTCCACAACGCCTGGTATGGCGGTCTTTTAGAGCACGTCTACTCGCTGTGCCTTCTGGCGCGGCCGGTCATCGGCCACTACCAGCGCCACTACTGCGACCGCTTCAGCGCCGACAAGGTCTACTTCGGCCTGCTCCTCCACGACGCCGGCAAGATCATCGAGTACGACGCCAGCAACCCCGCCTTTCCCCTTACGGGCGAAGGCATTTTCGCCAACCACATGGTGCTCGGGCCGGCCTGGGCCTACGAGAAGGCCAACCTCTGGTGGGCCGAAAACAAGGACGTGATGCCGGTCGCCAAGTTTCGCCTCGAGCGCGCGCACCTCATGCACGTGCTCGCCGCCCACCACGGCCGCGTCGACTGGGGCAGCCCCGTCGTGCCGGCCTCTCTTGAGGCAATCCTAGTGCACCACCTAGACAATTTGGACGCCAAGATGCTGCACGCCATGGACTATGTCGACGGGGCTGAAGGGCCGACGGCGGGCTTTAGCGAGAAGAGCTGGATCGAGCGTGCTTGCTACTATCAGTACCCAGACTGTAAAGTCGATAGTGGCAAAGACGGGTAGATCAACCTGGCACTGCCGGAAAAAGACGTGGAGGGCGCGGCCTAGGTCGCGCCTTTCGTTTTTTTTTCTTGCGCGCTATAGTCTCTTTCCCCGGAGGAACACAATGACGCGCCTGAACTTGCCGAAGATGAAAGTCCGCCGCCGCGGCTCGACCGTCTACTCGGAGGCTGTCGTCGACACGACGCCCCAGCTTCTCACCGACAAGATGCGCAGCTTCGAGGGGGCCTGCCTGCAGATACCGGCGACGGTCCCGGCCCACGCCGCCCTCACCCTGCGCGCTCTGTTCGACTGCTTTACGAAGGCGGGCACCGTCCGCGAGGGCCTACTCGGTGACATCGTCTACGGCTTTGCCGCCGCCGGGCACACGCCGCTTGCGACCATGCAAGGTCTCTTTGCGCTCGAGACGGCCGGCTACCTGCGCTTTCAAGCCGCCGACGGCGCCTTCGTCCACCCCGAAAGCGACCAGATCGGCCGCGCCTGGGTGCGCTACCAGCCGAAACTCCACGCCCTGCTTTACGTAAAGGCCTGACCCATGTCGACGCTCTACACCCCCGATGGCTTCAAGGTCCCGCCCAAACGCGCCGCGCCGGTCAACAACATGGCCCAGGTTTTAGGTAAGCTCGAGCGCGTGATGGGCCTTCCCGTCGGCTCGCGTTTTCCTCAAAACGAAGTCGGCGCCGTGTCGCTTAAGCCCGAGGACTCGATGACGGTGGCGCTCACCTGCGCCCTGGCCCTCGAGAAGTCCGGGGTGCTTGACCGGGCCGTGGTGGCCGTCGAGCTCGAGGCGGCCCGTAACGATCTTGCGTCCGCTACCTCTGAGCTTCGGACGATGTCTGCCGAGCTCGCCATCGCCAAAGCCGAGGGCGCCTCGCTGCGCGAGAAGCTGGCCGAGGCCGCCCGCCAGGCGCGCGAGGCGGCGGCGCATTGATCCGTGTCCTCCACCTTTCTGACACCCAGCTCTCCGGCAGCCCGGTTCGCATCGTCGACATGCTCAACCGCCACGCCGAGGGCGTCGAGGCCCGCCACATGGTCTGGCACCCGACGATGGGCTACCGCTCGTTCAAGACCGACCTCGTGTCCAGCACCATGGCGGCCGACGAGGCCCAGTCGTGGCTCGCCTGGGCCGACATCATTCACTTCCACAACCGCTGGCGTCGCCAAGAGATTTTCCAAAAGCACGGCCTCGAGGTCCCCAAGCGGCCGGCCGTCATCCAGGTGCACAGCCCCCGCCAGTCGGAGGACTTTCGCGACGAGGTCGCCTCGAAGCTGCCGCTCGCCATCATCGCCCAGTACCATGTGCGCCAGTGGCCGGAGCTTAGCTACATCGTACCGAACGTCGTCGACATCTCCGACGAGCCATACGTCAGCCGCGTGCGGGTGCCTGGCAACTCACTGCCGACCGTCTCCTACGCGCCGAGCAACACCAACGCCATGGGCTGGGACAACAAGGGCTACGGCGTCGTCGCACCGTTTCTAAAGCGCCTGCGCTTCAGCGGCGCCATCAACTTCCAGCTGCTCGTTGGTAAGCCCCACGACGAGGTCCTGGCGGCCAAGGCCGACGCCGACATCGGCATCGACGAAGTCGTCACCGGCAGCTACCACCTGAGCTCGCTCGAGTACCTGGCGTTTGGCATCCCGTGCATCGCCCACCTGGACGCGCTCACTGAAAAGGTCGTGAAGGTCCTGACCGGTGCGGCGACCTTGCCGTGGACGCCGGCCACGCGGGCGACCTTCACCGGCGTCGTCAGCGCCATCCTGCAGCAGCGCGACTGGGCTGCGCGCGGCCTCGAGGCCGCCTCGTGGATGGCCCGCTACTGGAGCCCCGAGACGCTTGCCCGCCACTACTGCGAGCTCTACGCGAAGCTCTAAGCCCTTCTGGGTATAAGACTGTTGGATAAAGTTGACAACCTATAGGGAGGTCCGACGTGGAGCAGCCTGCCAGCATACGCAAAGCTTTTCGTCTTGTGGAAAACTTCGACTACCGCGCGGACCTCGCCAAGAGGGAGGGCCTCGCGGCGGCCGTCACCTGTCTTGGCCTTCTCGTGGCGCTCGTCGGGGTGGCGAAGATCGTCAAGGCCCGACAGAAACCTAAACCGCGCGCCAAGCTGCGCGTCGTGGCTTAACCAGGTAGCCCGGCCACAGGGCCGGGTTTCTTTTTACCAGTGCCTGGTATAAGTAATTCGGTATGCACTACACACCGGAGGACGCAGCCCATGAGCTGGAACTATATCACCACGCAAGGTGAAGTTGAGGCACTTCTGCCCCGACTCATGGAGAAGCCGTCCTGGGGGTTTGACACCGAAACGACCGGCCTTGATTCACACGTCGACAAGGTGCTGACGATTCAGCTCGGGCGCCCCGAAGAGCAGTTCATCATCGACGCGCGTAAGGTCGATGTCTCGCCGCTACGCCCCTTCTTCGAGTCATCGATCAAGAAGATCGCCCACAATGGCAAGTTCGACTACAAGATGATGAAGGGCAGCTTCGGCATCGACGTCGAGAGCATCCGCTGCACCTATCTTGGCGAGAAGGCTCTGCACGTCGGGCGCCGCTTTGCCGGCTTTGATCTCGGCAGCATCATCCAAAACCGCCTCGGCATCACCGTCGACAAGGCCCTGCAAAAGTCCTTCATCGGCCACAAGGGCGAGTTCTCAAGAGAGCAGCTCGCGTACGCCGCGGCCGACGTCTCCCATCTTCTGCCGCTTTCCTTGAGCCAGTGCACCGAGATGATCGCCGACGGCATCGGCCCCACCTGGGTGCTCGAGTGCGAGGCCTTGCCGTGCTTTGGCGACATGGAGTTCGCCGGCGTCCTTCTAGACCAAGACCACTGGAAGGAGCTTATCGCCAGCAACGAAGCCGAGGCCGCGCGCCTGCGCCAAGAGATGGACGAGTACGCGCGTCACTTTTTCCCCGTCAATCTTTTCGGAGACGTCGAGATCAACTACGACTCGCCGCCGCAGATCCTTTCGCTCCTACAGCGCATGGGGGTGCAGGTAAACGAGATGGATTTCAAAACGGGAAAGGGGTTTCAAAAGCTCGTCTACAAGACCGACGACAAGACGCTTAAAAAGGTAAAGGACACGCCTTTCATCAAGCTTCTGAAGGCCTATCGTGGATACCAAATTCGTATCAACACTTTTGGCTACCCCTTCCTCAAAGCGGTCCACCCGGTAACGGGGCGCATCCACCCGTCGATTCGCCAGTACGGCACCGAGACCGGACGGCCCGCCGCCGCCAAGGACAAGGGCTCGGTCAACATGCTGAACATCCCGCGTGAAAACGCTTTCCGGAAAGGGTTTATTGCCCCTGACGACTACGTTGTCGAGACCGACGACTACAGCGGTTGCGAGCTGCGCATCCTCGCCGAACGCTCGCGCGACCCCGGCCTGATCGAGGCCTTCGCCAACGGCATCGACGTACACTGCTACGTCGCCAGCCGGCTCTTTGGCGTGGAAGTGACTAAAACAAATGAGAATAAAGGGCTGCGCACGCCGACCAAGCCGCTCAACTTCGGCATCGCCTACGGCATGGGCATCAGCTCCCTCTACGAAAGAATCAACGCCGAGGGCTACCCCATCACGCTCGACGACACGGCGAAGCTCTACCGCCGCTACTGCGACGTCGAGTTCAAGGTGGCCGTCAACCACCTGCGCGACACTGGCAAACTGGCCGTCGAGCAGGGCTACCTGGCCAACGCCAACGGGCGGCGGCGCTACTGGATGCCGCCTAACGCGCGCGATCGCGACAAGTACCCCAACGGGGAGCGCGACCCGCGCTACCGCGGTGCCGTCGGCAAGCTCGAGCGCGAAGGCGGCAACTTCGACATCCAGTCGGTCAACGCCGACATGACAAAGGCGGCGATGGCGTCGATCCGCGCCTACAAGAAAAAGCACAAGGTCCGCACCGAATTCGCCAACCAGGTCTACGACGAAATCGTGACCATGACCCACAAGGGCGACACAGAGGCCTTCCACCCCATAAAGCAAAAACTGATGATCGAAGCCGCTGCGCGCTGGCTCAAGGTCGTGCCGATGGAGGTCGACGGGCACGTCGGCCCCGCCTGGCAAAAATAAGGAGGTGCCCGTGCCCCGCGAAACGCTCGCAGAGCAGCTCGCTCGCCTCGCCCAGCTTGCCCTCAAGGCGGACCGCCAAGGCCAAATGGTCAGCGTCTTTGAGGTCGGCGAGATCGTGACCATCCGTTTTCAAAAACCCGACGCGCAGCCTGCGCGCAGGGTCCGCACATCTGGAGCCCGCGATGACAGCGCAGTTTGAGACGTCCGACCTCGAGACGAAGGTTCTTCATTTCGAGGACAAGGTCCAGGAGGTACGCCGGCGCCACGGCCGCCTCCACTACCTCGACAAGACCGGTATGCGCACGGCCGGTGACATCGAAACGGTCGTGCGGGCCTACTCGCCCAACGACAACCCGCGCAACTGTATGGTCGACATCGTGACCGACTTCATGCACTTTTGCACCGCTGAGCAGGTGAGCTTCGAAAAGGTCCTTACGGCTGCCCGTAAAAACTACCTGCGGGAAGCAAAGCCCGGACTTGACTCGTTTTTGATTTAGCTAGAAATTGGTTGCTACCACTGCGAAGGAGAATTCAGCATGGCAAAGAAGAGCAAGGCCACCCGCGGCCAACGTAAGACAGGCCGCCCCGCGGCGGTGAAGGCCGCCGCCCGCAAGGTCGCCAAGGTCGGCGGACGCGGCAAGCGCACCGTCGTCAGCCCCTTCACCGTGCCTGAGGGCTACGCCGGCACAAAGCTCAGCTTCCACAACGACGCGCCGTTTGTGGCGCTGTCGATCGAGACCTTCACCGTCGGCTCCGACGAGTGGCTTTCGGCGACGGGCGGCGACGGCAGCCGTATTGTGGTGCGGCTCAACAGCGTTGCGCGGCTGGCATCGTTTCTTGGAAACGATCTGCTGTCGGACGATTTTGACGAGCTCGAGAAGGAGACGGAAGAAGACAAAGATCCGCACGCGGGTCTGCATGCCTAAGGCAGCACGCAGAAAGCGCAGCCCGACGCCGCGCCCTGGGCAGGTCTGGCAGGACAACGACCCGCGCTGCATGGGCGAGCGGCGGGTCGCCGTCGTTGAGCTGCACCCCAGCTATGCGTTGGTTCGCAACGTCCTGACGGGGCGCTGCACGAAGACGAGCCGCGAGCGCTTTGACGACCGCCGCAGCGGCTTCAGCTACGTCTCAAAACGCTAGAATCCCAGGTATAAGTATCCTGCAGGCGCCGCTCACTTTCGAGCGGCGCCTTCTTTATTGGGGGCGCGATGGTTCCAGACTTCCTTTTCTTGTGGCTCATCCACAGCCTCTTTTGGTTCGTGCTCAGCGTGCTGGCGGCCGTCCTACGCGGCGGCTATAACGCTATGCGTCCGCGCAGCGCCGTCGCCATGGCGCTGGCGTCGACAGCCCTTCAGACCCTATCGCTCGTCTACATCAGAATGCATTGGAGGCTCTTATGACCGCCGTTTCTTATGACTTTCCCGTGGCCCTGGAACCGGTCTTCACCAGCAAGGGTAAAAGTATCGCCAACTCGCGCGCCGTTGTGCGCACCGACACGGGCGAGGCGTTGTCGGTCGTCAGCGACCGCTACAGCATCATCCGCCACGACACGGTGCTGAAGGCCGCCGATGCCTTCGTCAGCCACTTCGGCGCCCCCGAGGTGCGCCACCACCTGACCGGCAACGGCGCCAACCTGGTGGCCGAGTACTCGTTTAAAGACCAGCAGGCCGACGCCGGCGTCAACGACACGGTAGGGCTCGTCGTCTACATCCGCAACGCCTACCGGCCGGGCGTGTCCGCGCAGGTGCGCGTCGGCGCCCTCGTCTTGGCCTGCAAAAACGGCATGGTGATCCCGCGCACCGTCTTTAACCTGTCCGTGCGCCACACCGGTAACGTCCAAGACGTCCGCTTCCCCGAGCCTGACCAAGTCATGACGGCCTTCCGCGAGCAGTCGGCCGGCTGGAGGACGCTGGGCAGGATCCAACTTTTAAAGGACACGGGTTACGACTTCCTTGCCGAGGGCGGCCCACTTAGAGACGCTCTGCCCGCCGCGACGGCCCGCGAGGCCTACGCTATGTGGCTCGACAACTACGACAAGGACCAGAACACCGCCTGGCACATGATGCAGCACATCACCAACCTTGTGACGCATCGGCCAGGGAGGCTCTCTTACCTCGGGCAGCTTGCCCGCCTTGAGCGGGTCGTCGGCACGTTCAATAAACACTTCGTGGACTGAGGCTTTTCATGCAACCAACCATGGCGCTGGCCCCCGCAGCGCCGGCGCCGGATCCGGCCTACATCATCGAAAACAGAAAGCGCCTCCTGGCACTCGACTGCCGCGAGGCGCTTCGCTACGTGCGGGTGCTGAGCGGGGTGGCCTCGATCACCAACGGGCTCGTCCTTCTGCGCGCCCCTCTCGACATCCCCAACGGCCTCTACACCTACACCGACTCCAACCAGCTGCGGCCCGAGCGCGCTGGCTGGATGAGCTACCCCGACATCGAAGTCATGGCACCCCCTTTTGCCCGCATGCAGCCCTACTGCGAGATCCTAAACACCCCGGAAATGCCCACACTCGGCAGCATGATCCCTTGGGTGGAGCGCGCCCGCGAGCTCAACGGCACCATCGTTTTCGCAAAGGACGGGGCCTACTTTCAGCAGCACCCCGACTTCTGCTTCAACTTCCCCTTCAACGTGCGCGACGAGATCGTCGTGTCGGCGCACTATCTGCGGCTGGTTCTTGGCGAAATGTTGCGGTACGATCGCATTTATCTTTCCAGAGAAGAAAACCGCTTCGACAAGATCACACCCCTGGTGTTTGGCAAAAGCTGGGCCGAGTGCGCACTGCTCATGCCGCAAGACTCCGCCGGTTACGGACTAGGCACCAGGTGGTAAAAGAGGGCTGCCATCGACACTTCGTTCGACAAGATGTTCTACCAGGAGGGTGAGCGCCTTGGCGGCGTCGACGAATCAGGGGTCAGCGACATCGCTGGCCCGCTGATCGCGGCCTGTGTAATTTTACCTCGCATCGACATGCAGCGAGACGACCTCAGGATCTTCAACGTCGACGACTGCAAGAAGATCCCTGAGAAGTACAGAAAGCAGCACGCCGAGGTTATCTTGCAGACGGCGACGGCCTTCGGTATCGGCGAGGTGAGTCCCGCCGAGGTCGACTACCTCGGCAAGCCCAACGCCTCGCGGCTGGCGATGATGCGCTCGATCCTGGCGTGTAAGACTGTGGCACGCAGCAAGCCCATGCGCCCCGACTTCCTCATTGTCGATGGCGAGAACCCCGTCCAGGTGTCGATCCGCCAGCGCGTCGTTCAAGACGGCGACCAAAAGAGCCTTTGTGTGGCCGCCGCCAGCATCATCGCCAAGGTCTACCGCGACGACATCATGGCCGAGCTCCACAAGCGCTACCCCCAGTACGACTGGATCAGCAACAAGGGCTACCCCTGCGAAAACCACTTTCGCGGGATGGACCGGCACGGTATTCAGATTGGCATACACCGCATACGTTTTTGGCCCTTCACGCCCTCGACGATGCGCGCCGAAGACGACCCCGGCGCTATCGTGCGCTGGGACAGGCGCCGCAAGAAGTGGCGCCAGGCGACGGAACAAACCCTCGGACAGGAACTAGGAGAGCAGCTTTGGACGTCAAAGCCTCCATTGTGGAAGCCCTCGGTCAGCTCCAAAGCCTCACCGCTCCAGGGAGTGACGACTACCAGGAGCTCGAGCGCCAAAAGGCCGCCATCCACGGAGAAACCGATGAGCGGAGGCTCTTTATGATGCACCAGACCTTGCGCGAGTTGACCAACGGCGCCATCACCGGCACGGCCGAGGCGCCCTTTAAAGTCCGCCAGCCCGACGGCACGGTGCGCGAGTTCAAGCACCTAGGCGAGCTTCCCGCCGCCGAGACGCTTCCGCCGCGCACGGGCAGCCAGCCGCGCCGGCGCCGCCGCTAGCGGGCGCCCACCTGGTCGGGCTATAATCGCCCTATGCCTGCACCTAAAAAAGCGCGCTGCCGTATCCCCCTACAGCGCGAGGGGATCTGGATCCCCGAGGACGCCGAGGTCCTTTGGACGCCGAGTACGTGCGGCGGCGGCCGCGTCGTTGTCACCTTCGATGACGTCGACCATGTCATGGCCGACGTTGAGTTTTGCATGCACTTTTACACCACCCACGAGGCCGCCTGATGGCAGCGTCTTGGACCGGGTTTGAGAAGTCGGCGGGCCTGATCGGGTGTTTTTTTAGAAACGGCGTGAGCGCATCCAGCCCGTAAGCGTCCTCGAGGGCGGCGCGGTCGAGCGTCTCGCGCTCGTCGGGCGCGGCCGACAGCACGAAATCGCCGAGCTCTTGCGTCGTCCCTTTCGGGTACTTCTGCATGATCAGCGCCTTCAGATGCTTCTCGTTTCTCTCGGCCAAACGCCGGCGGCGCGTCGCCTCAAAGAGGTTGCGCACGGTCGCCATCAGCTCGATTTTCTCGTGAAACTCCGTCCTCGCAGTCCGTAGTTATAACTAGCGTGTTTCGCAAAAGATACACGCGACAAGACCATCTGCGGAGCATCAGGGATTGGGGGGCGGGACCGTATGGTTGTGCGATAGCACGTCAAAACTGGCTCAGGAAGGATGAGCGCGGCGTGGTCCCCGAGGCATCCAGGGGGACTTTCTAGCAAGGAGCGCGCCAATAAGAAAAGGCCCATATAGGGCCTAAAAAGTGCGCAAAGCAAGGGGCCGCCGGCGGATGCCGGGGTCTCCCTCAAAGAGGCAAGAGTGACGCTCAAATCACTGTTGAGCGGGCATCGTGGCCCCTTCGCAAAGTACTGTCAACGCGGGAAAGTCGGCACGTCTGGAGTCGAACCAGAGACCTCCGCCTTATCAGGGCGGCGCTCTACCAGCTGAGCTACGTGCGGGCATCAAGCACTTTCCGGCAGACTGTGGGCGGACGCGTAGGCGGCCATCACGGCCAGCACGACGTCGATCTTGCTCTCCGCACCGGTCTTAGCAAAGATCCCCTTCAGGTGGTTGTTCACCGTGTGGGGGCTCATCCCGACCTTCGCCGCGACGAGGTCGGTGCGCGTCGGGCCGACGCACAGCCGGCGGACGATGTCCGTCTGGCGCTTGGTGAGCTTGTGGCGACTGGCCACGAGCAGCACGGCCTCCTCATAGAAGCTGTCCATCGCTGCCTCGCATTTCATCAGGCTGGTTTGACATGAGACTAGCTTAAGTAAGTCAGTTCGGGCAACCAGCAGCGAGGCGCAGACGCTTATCTATGCGATTAAAGCAGCACATTAACAACACAACGGTTGCCATAGAAATCATAAAAAGCTTCTACGTCGCCGAAAACGAGACGTGGAAGCTCAAGGTGCGGTGGTGGGGCGTCTCGTCGCGCCGCGCGACCTGAATATCCAGCAGCGCATCACGGTGTCGAAGGCGGCGATGCAGGACTGGAAGCCTTACGTATGGCTGGAAGTTACGAGTCCGTAACCTGACCCGCCAGAGAGACGGCCGAGGGGCTGCCAACGGTCAAGGGGGCTGTGGACAAGCTGAGGATAACTTGGGGATGCGTGGCTGGCGGCAAGGCGAGATGGGTGACGACCGTGGCTGCCTGTCTTTCGGCCCCAGCACGAGCTTCTTTAGAAATGTCATGAAACTATAACACATATCAAGATATTGCATAGTTGATTATAAAATAGACATGTCGACGTTTTGTCGTTTCTTCGCCCTATCAAGGGCGACGTGTCGTTGTTTTACCGCATTGTCGATGTATCGCGTGGTCGGCTATGGTGCCGCCACACCGGGGAGACATCGCAACGCGGCGGGTGAGTGACCGAAGGCCACCGGGCCTTCGTGCGTCCGTACCGGCGCCCTGGGGGGATAAGCCTCCGGGGCGGTTTCTTTAAGTCAGCCTTATCGGTGACTTATAATGGCTACCCGGTGGCGCTGTACCAGCGGTTGCTGATAGACTGTACACATTCAGCTCTGCGGCGACGGCCACCCGGTCTAGCCCAAAGCCCCCGCCGCCCGCTGCGAGCGCCCCGCGACGCTCGGAGAGCCGCTCCCCCGCCGGGAGCGGCTCTCTCGCTTCTAGGGCCCGTTTTGCCAGCCGAGGGGGCACTCCTGGGGGCGGCCGCCCTAGTACATCGGCCCGCCCTCGATCTGGGTGTAGCGCCGCGACTTGCCGTGGAAGATGTCGGCCGCGAGCTTGCAAAAGAGCAAGCTGTGGAAAAAGTCATCAGGGTCCGAGGGCCGGTGGTCAAATTTAATCTCCCGGCGGAACTCGTTGTACTCCGTGTAGATCGACAAAATGTCCTTGGCATACGGCTCGAACTCTGCCCACTTCGGAAAACCGACGTGGCCGTTTTTCATGTCGTAGAAGAGCTCCGACATGAAAAGGTTGCGGTGCAAGTGGTAGCGCGTGCCGAGCGCGTCCCACTTGATGCGGTTTTTCAGCTTGTGCAGATACTGAAACTGCATGACGCGCTTCGGACCAAGCTTGCGCACGAGCACGTTGTTGAGGCCCCAGCCGTGGCCGTAGTCGACCCCGAGCACACGCACGCCTAGTCCGGCCGAGATGCGGCAGATGTCGTTGACGACGTGCTCGGGGTCAACCTCGCGGCCGACGTACTTCTTCACGAGCACGGTGCGAAACTTCCGCTGCGTCTCGTAGTAGCCGAGCGTGAGCACCGTGTAGGAGGCGTTACGGATCTTGCCGCTCGGGCTCTTCTCTGAGCCGTCGTTGCCCTCGCCCCAGTCGACGCCCCCGATCAGCACGCGGCTGCGCGCGTCGGCCAGATAAGGCGTCAGGTTGTTGGGGTCCCAGAGGGCGTAGTCGCCGCAGATCCCCATCAGCGCCGCTCGGCTAATCGGCTTTGACGCGGCGTCGTAGGAAAGCCCAAGCACCTCATTGGCGAACTGCCCGAAGGGGTAGTGGTCTCTCTTCCAAAGCAGCCGCGACCACTGCGACATGGTCGAGATGATCCAGGGCACCATGAGCTGCGGGATGCGGTAGCCGGCGATGGCCTTGCCGCCCGACAGCGACATCCACTGGCCTTTCGTCACGTCAAGCGGGCGCACGCACTTGGAGCAGACGGGGCCGGGCGGCAGGCGCCCCGACTCGTACCACTGCGTCGGCCCGATCGTCGTCTCGTCGAGCATGTTCCAGTGGCCGCAGCCGCATGGGACGAGCCACTCGTTTTGCGTCGAGCTCTGCCAGTAGATCTCGATCGGGTTGTCGAGGCTCTTTGGCGTCCCCGCCATGATCTCGATGGCGTCAGGAAAGTGCGACGTGCACTCGCGGATGACCGGGATCTCCGAGATGAGCATGTCCTGGAACTCGTCGAGCGCCAGCACGCGCGCCGAGATCCCGCGCGCTCTGTCGGCGCTGCGAAAGGCCGAACGCAGGAAGATGAAGGCGCCGTTGGTGAAGCCCTTCTCGAAGACCTGGTTACTGACGCCGGAGTCCTGCAGGTACTTCATGATCAGCGGCGACTTCTCGATCGCCGGCTTCAGCTTCTCGGACGAAAACTGCCGCGTCTGCGTGTGCGACGGCGACACGTAGAGGCACTTGTTGAAGGGCTTGACGGCGCTGATGGCGACGAGGTTGTTTGCGAGGAATGTTGTGTTGTGGTTGAGGATGAAGTCCGCGACAAAGGTCTCGGTCTCGGTCTGGATGCCCCAGGTGGGCTGCATGCCGAGGTCTTCGATGGTGACTATCTCGTCCCAGATGACGTCGGACTCAAGAATCGCCGCCAACGCGCCGCTCTCAAGCTCGACGTTCATCGCTGCGACTTTTTCATAGGTCGGGCAGTAGCTGCGGTTCACCCGCAATCCGGCCGACTGAAAGCCGTTGCGCTGCCAGTAAGTGCCGCGATCTTTTCTGGCCTGCAGAATGAACTCGTGGATTTCTTTTGGGAGGGTGTCGAGGTTGCTGTTGGCACGGCACGTCGACAGGGTGAAGGGCTTACCTGGAATAGGACCGAGCTCGCGGTGGAAACACGCAACAGCACGCCGCGTGATGACGCGAATATTGTAGGCGAGGCGGCCGCCGTTGCTTAGTTTGTTTTCGCGCTGGACCGTGACCACCCCAAACTTGCGCAAGAGGAGCCGCACCTGCCGCGCCAGCACCGGGCTCGTCGTGCAGTAGACGAGGTCTACTTTGGAGCTCGAAACATTTTTGCAGTGGCCGTCGGTGGCCCATAGGCCACGAAGAAGATCCCGCGTCGTCTCTTTGTCCCAACCAAAGACCTCGGCCGGGAGGTGCTTCTCGCGGGCGCAGGTGTTGGCGATGCCGCGGTCGCGAAACCAGACGGCAAGTGGCCCCTTTAGGCTAAACGCGTAGCGCTTCGTGCCCGACCGCTCGTCGATCCAGGTGCGCGAGGGGCGGTCACCGGCGAGCTCGAGCAGACGGTCGGCCCAGGCGTTGACCTCGTCGCCCTTTTGCGTGAACCCGAAACTACTGCCGCCCGCCTTGTGCCGGTAGTAGTGGCCATCGCCCACCAGCAGCCCGAGAAGGGCCGCCCAGGAGAGGCGCGCCGTGCCGAAGGTCCCGACCGTGCGCAGGGCGGCGACGCGGTCTCCAGGCACCAGCCTGCCCGCCTCAACCCAGCCATCAAAGCGACGCAGTGGGTGATTGAGGGTCACCTCGAGCGTCGACCCAAGCCGCGTCCTTAGGCGCACGCATCGCCGCGGCCCGTTGTCCTCGGAGGCGACGACGGTGTCGACCGCCTGGTGGCCGGCCGCATCGATGGCGATGACAGTGTCGCCGACGGTCATCTGGTCGATGGGCTTTTCGGAGCCATCCGACAAGGTGCACTGGCTAGACGCGACTAAACATTTTTCGACCTGCCTGGCCGTCTTCAAGAGGATGCGCTGATCGGAGCGGTCGTAGATCGGCTCGAGGTAGCGGCGCCCCGTGAAGTCGAACTTCTTGCCGTCGAGATGGATCAGGTTGTGGACGAAGGCCGACTTGCGCGCGCGGATCAGTTTGCGCACCGTGCCGTCGTCGTTGAAGAGCTCGTTGATGCGGGCGGCGTGAAGAGCCGACGGCAGCTGCAGATCCTTCTCGTCGGTGTAGTCGTCGGCGTCGCGACCCTCGAGCTCGGCGAGCTCGTCGGGATCTAAATGGTCAGTGATGACCATGCTGTTCACATTAGAGTCAGTCAAGGTTTGTCACCACTTCGACTGGTGACAAACGCAGGCGCGCAACATGGCAACACTGCTGACTTAATCAAGAAGTATACAGGGGCTGTCACCAAGAGGCGGTTTCGACCGGTGACAGCCAAACCCTTGCAGCCCAAGGGGTTGGCCGATTTGTCACCGATGTCACCGGTATTTTCGCCCGTAAGAGAACTTCCTGGGGATGACATATGTGGGACGAGGCCCCTATGTGTACGTGTGAGTATCCTGTGTGAAATCCCACGGGAGGTCTTATCCTGTATATACGTGGTGACACCGGTGACAAGGATGACAGTCTATATATAACCCCTTGTTTTTCTGAGCCTATTTTGGCCAAAATTTGTCACCACTTTTACTTATCCCCAGGTGACAAGCGGTGACAGAAAACTTGTCCACAGACTTAGAAAGCTTGAAGCGCGGTCACGGCGCCCAGTTCAGAGCGATTGCGGTTAGCTAGGTTTGTCACCAGCAACTAAATTATACAGGCGTCGCAGGGGCGTTTTGGGGGGTCTCAGGTTCGCCCTCCGGGCTGCCGGAAAAGCCCATCGCGTCCATGTCTTTGTCTTTAGATTTAGCTTCCTTAGCCTTGATCTCGGCCTGCAATCTGGCGAGCGTCTCACCGTCGGGTGTTGGGAAGTCCGTATCGACAAATTCGAACTCCATTTGCAGCGCATTGCCAAAATCAGTGCTGTCGCCTGACCGATATTTTTCATACTTATCAGCTAGTTCCACGGTCAGTGTGATGAACCGGCGGGCCTCTTCGTTTGACTCTTTTGTAGACAGCGCGAGGTAGGTTTTCGCCTTCTGAAAAGTCTTGGACAGCAAGTGCTGCAACATGTCTGAGACGGAGACCTTCGCCGGAAGCTCGAGCTCCGTCTTGACGACGTCGATCCCCTCCGTGAGTGCCAAGAAGTAGAGATGCTGCTCGTGGGGCTCGAGCCAGGCGAGGTAGTTCTTCCAGTCCCCCCGGCTCATTCTAGCCGGGTTAAAAAAGAAGTTGCGGTAGAGGGCGACGTGCTCCTCCTTCAGCATCGAGGCAAACCGCGAGCGGATCGAGTTGAGCAGGTCGGCCGGCGGGACGCCCTTGATCAGCAGCGCGTTGATCACCAGCCGGATCTGAAGGTCCTGGTGGATGTCGTAGGTGAGCTTCACGACCGGGCGCTTTACCGGGTCGCGAAAGGCCTTCTCGTAGGCCCACAGCGCGTCGACCTCGAGGACCCGCATCCACTTCATAAAGTCGACGCTGTAGCTCTGGTTTTCGATCTGCGCGAGCACGCCCTTCGGCACGGTCGAGGAGACCTGGCGGTACTGCACGTCGAAGACCGCCTGGCGGACCTCAGGAAGGTTCAGGTCGGCCAGAGCCGCGTTGACGTCGCGCAGGTCGACCACGTTCTTGGTCGCCAAAAACCGTAGAAAAAGATCGTACGGTACAGCCATAAGCCTGCGTCACACGTGCGCCTTGCGGAAGAGCTGCTCCAGCAAGGTCTTGTTGCTTCCAACGAGGCGATCCACTTCACGTCCGTCTTTCAAAAGAAGGACCGTGGGCAGCGAAAACACACTGTGCCGCGAGGGCTTCGCCGGGTCTTTTTCGAGGTTGATGACTTTTACTTTAACAGACGGGTACTTAAAAGACAGCTGTTTCACGCCGTCGCGCATCCGCGTGCCGGCGTCGTCGGACGTCCAGTAGCAGATGATGACGTGCTTTTTAAAGGAGACGGGGGCGGCACTTTTGGCGAAGCCGTGCCAGAAGGGCTTCAACCTAGGGGCTTCTTTCCCCGACGAGCCCTCCAAAAATCAATCCCGTCACTCTTCTGTTCGGCAGAAGGTTTGATCCGCGCGCCACTGTTTTCGAGGTGGGCATACATAGCCGTGGCCACGCCCTTTCTGCGAGCTGGTGCGCCCACGTCTACAGCGTGTGCTTCGAAAGCATGCGCACTGGGCTTGTAATGGAAGCCCGCCCGCCCGATCTCCGCCCCGTCGCGCGCTCTAGCCCGAATAACCCGTCCGCCGACGCCGGCCAACTCTTCACGTACGAAGAAATGTCCCGGGGCGCCTTTGAACGCGCGCCTTCCGTTGATTCGGTCGTTTAGGCTGAGCGCCGTAGACGAGTCTGGAAGCTTGGCTTTCAGGGAGACCTCTTTCACCATCTTATCGAAGAGGCCGGCTTTGACGTAGTCAGGGTCTGTCTTGCGCAGGAAGCGCTTCAGCGCGTTTGAGGCCAGCTTCTGCAGCTCGCCGCGCCTTTCAAACCCGGCCCAAAAGCTAGTCACGCCGGCACCTCTTAGTTGATGCCCATCGTCTGCGTCGCGCGCAGCTTTTCCAGGCCATTCACGACTTCTACGAGCTTCGCCATGGCGCTCGTCGCGGCCTGCTCGGGGATCTCTTGGATGCCCAGGCGACTTGCGATGAGGCAGCTCGCCATGTGCGAGATGGCGCTTTTGAAGAGCGGAATCTTGCCGACGAACTTCTGGACGTTCTCGGGGTTGACGAAGTTGAGGCTGAGCAGCGCGTCGACCGTCTGGCTGTCGGCGAAGTAGCTCGCCTCCTTCACCAGGTCGGTGCGCAGCGCGGCCGCCGAGGCCAGCTTCAGGCGCGCCGCGGGGATCGCCGCGGCGATCTTCTCGCCCTTGAGCTGCACGTCTTTGAGGCCGTGGATCTCAGCCGAGCCGGCGCGGTGCGCGTGTAGCAGCACCTCGGCGATCTTCTCCGTGCCGCAGCCGAGCGAGGCGAGGAGAAACTTCACCTGGTAGCGCTCAAGACAGGTGCGGTCCCAGCCGGCCTCGGCGGCGTACTTGTTGACGCCCCGCATGGCGTACTGGCTGAAGCCCGTTGGGATGAGCGTCACCGGCGTCGTCGTCAGCCGCGCGCCCGCCGTCTTCACGGCGTAGTCCTCGGCCGAGTTGGTGACCTGGTCGAAGCCCTCGAGGACCTGCCAGCGCATCTTGTGGGGGATGATGTAGCCGCCTTCGACCTGGGCGATGCGGTGCAGCTCCAAGTCGGGGCTGATCTTCACCGAGAAGCTGGCGCCCAAGGCGTCCACGACTTTCATCTTCACCGTCTTGTCGGTGTCCTGGAGGATCGACTCGATCGTGACCGGCACGGTGGCGATGGCGTGCGTCTGGTCGGGCTGGAAGACGAAGGTTCCTGTCTGGCCCACCGCCGGCATCGAGCCGCGAATCGCGAAGCGGTGGTTTTTCACCCGCACGCCGTAGATCTCGGCTTGGATCGTGCCCATGTTGCCGCAGACGAAGATCTTCAGGTCGACGGGCTTTTGGTTAAACGCGATGACGTGCGGGATGACGAGCCCTGTGTAGGCCACGCCGTTTTTGTTCTTGACGACGTAGTGGTCAAACTCGTCGCAGCTTTCGGCGACGTCGCGGTCGGGCTTCGCGAGGAAAATGCCGCCGTCGTCTTTCGGCACAGCCAGCAGCTTTTCACCGTTGCGGTCGACTTCGTTGATGTCGTCATTGACGTGGTCAGACACCGTCGAGAGAAAGTGGACGGCTTCCTGGCGCTTCATGGGCGAGAGGGCCGGCGAGAAGACGTTGTCGGCGTTTTGGAGAAGCGTGTATTTGTTGGGGCCGTCAAAGCGCAGCATCGAGATGTTGCGCGGGATCAAGGCGTCAGCCGAGCGACGAAACTCGTTCATGTTGACGGGCTGCAGGTTGGCGATCTTCTTGATGGCCTCGGCGTGGCCGTGCTTGTGAAAGCGCATGGCCGAGCTCGCGTCCTTTACGAGCTGGGCCTTGAACGCCGTGGCGTCGACCGACTCGCAGATCAAGTCCATCATGGGCCAGCTGGCCGACGCGTAGGCGTAGCGGCCCATGCTCGGCGGGTAGATGGCGCTCCACAGGTTACTGTCTTCAAAGCGCGCGAGCCCACCGAAGCTTGGGAAGTCTTCAGTCTTGTCGAACACCTGGTTGGTCGAGAAGACCGACATAAAGTAGTCGGGCGTCAGCGGCAGGATCTTCTTCTCGGTGATCATGACGTCCAAGGGGTACATCATGAAATCCTTGATGATCACCGGGATGACGGCACTCTTGTCGGTCGAGTTGAGGACGATCGAGCCGGTGGCAGCGCCGTTCTCCGCGTCTTTCTTCATAAACTTGATCATCATGTTCAAGTTAGCGGCCACGGGCACGCGCTCTTTGAGCTTCTGCGTGATCTCTTCGGGCCAGCTATCGACGTCGCTGGAAAGCTGGTGCAGCGAAACGTCCTGCATCTCCGGCGTGTCGATAAAGAGATTCGTAGGAATCGATGCCAGCTTTTGCGTCATTGCAGCTTCTCCAGATTTACCTACGATGTTAGCGCACTAAGCTACGCGTCGCCAGCTCAACACACGGGGGCAGAGTTGATTGCGTTTGGGGTCTGCCGCGGCGCGGAGTAAAATGGTTGGTTTTGTACGAGCATTCTAACACCGATTGGGGCCTCTACGAGAGCTTTCCACCGGTTGCGACCCCTGAGGCAAGCGGGCCGCCGCCGGGTGGGCAGGTGCCCTTGACGTCGCCCGGCAGGTAGGTTGCCTCGCAAGCATCTGTGATGTGCTTCACGATCGCGCCACATTCGGCTTTGAGGGTAGCACTTACGCCCCCGCGCGAAGCACCGATCAGCGCGGCCAGCGCGTCGCCGTCGAGGCCCAACACCTGACCTTGTTTGCCCTGCGCCGCGGCAAGCGGCCCGGGCGAGCTGGACGAGCTCGTGGCAGACCCGGTGATCTTGCCAGGGGGGAACAAGACCTGGGCCGTGAGCATGTGTTTTACGAAGGCGGCGGCGTAGTCTTTCGTCTCTTTCGTCACGGACGGTGCGACGCCGTTGGCGACAAAACGGCCCGCCAGACTTGCCGCGACAAGCCCCGTCACCGTGCCGTTGGCGGCGGCGCCGGCGGCCAGCGGCGACCCGGCTGCCGTCGTTCCAGTGACGAGCGCGTGGGCGACCTTGCCGCCTTCTTTGATCTCGTCGACGATCGACTTCGTCAGGCCCTTAGCCTGCGGGGAGATCGCCGTGCTCGCCGGCTGACCGAGGGCCTTGTGGACGGCCTTCGCCATGTCGTCGGCCGACATCGCCATTAGATTTTCCCTAGCGTGGCTTGGACGAGAACGATCAGCTGCTGCACGGTGAGCTGAGCATCGATGTAGGCCGACGGGTCGATCGGCGGGCTCGTCGGGTAGCCCATGTTGCCCATGTGGGTCATGGCCTGGATCGCCGTGAGCACGCCGTCAAACTTCTGGAGGAGCTTTAGGAGCGTGTCGACCAGGCCGCCGGCGGGTCCGCCAACTTCGACCTGGCCGGCGCCGATCACGATCTTGGCGGTCGTCGCGTCCAAGGTGATCTTGCCCTCGGGGGTCTGCGAGATGGTCGTCGACTGGTTGAAGCTCTTGACGTTGCCGTCGACGCCGGCGGTGATCTCGACCAGCGGGTTCTTGAAGGAAAAGTTCCCGAGCGCGTCGACCGCGACCGTGGCCCCCTGGTTTTCGAAGGTGAAGTCCCCGAGCGGCGACACGGTAAAGCTCGCCGTGGGGGTTGTGACGCTCGCGGCGCCCGTCGGTAGGACCTCGGTCACCACCTGGAAGCCGGCGAGGCCGACGGTCGCCGTGTGGCTGCCGTCGAGGTCGATCTCCTCAAGATAGGTCGCAATCGGCACCGTGAAGGGCGGAGCTCCGATGGAGGCGCCAACCTCGCGCCTAAAGACCGTTGTGCCCTCGACAGCGCCCTTTTGGTCGACCAAGGCCCCGGTCTTCAGGATGTCGGTGCGGAACTCGCCCCGCCAGAGCGTTGCCCCGTCGGTGTCTTCCCAGGTGAGAAGGCCCCCGTCAGTCTGCATCGAGTAGTTGCGGCAGAGGTCACGGATCGAGCTTGTCGTCGGAAAGTAGACGCGCTTTAGGGTCTCGCTCGAGAAGACCTCGATGAGGCCATTGCTTTTGATGACGACGCGGTTGCCGCCGGCCGTGCGCAGGATCTTGTCGCCTTCGCGCAGGACGACCGGGTCGTTGTCGCCGATCGTCTTACCTAACTTCGGGATCGGCCGGAAGGCACCAAGGACGAAGCCCTCGCCGTCGATGATGGCGAGGACGACAAAGGAGCCGACGCGCGGGATCGCTGTCGACTCGTCGCCGTCGATGTGGAAGTCTGCGGCAAGCCACTGACAGCCGGCCATGTGTTGGTCGTCCATCTCCTTGCGGGGACTGAAAGTCTTCACGTCACACAGACGTTCGTTCGGGTCGACGCGCACGATGCGGCCGAACGTCAGCAGAAAATTGCGGTCCATACGCCGCGGATGCCGCCCCTCGAAGAGGCTGTAGTCGCCCATTTATGCTGCTCCGAATTATACGGAAAGAGTAGCAAAGGGACGGTATAAGCACAATGAAAGCCCTTTAGTAACAGCCACTTTTGGAGGACAGCAGATGTCGTACAACCGCGTGACTTTGGTCGGCCACCTAGGCGCCGACCCGGAACTTCGCCACACTCCCGACGGCACCCCCGTCGCCACGATGAACGTCGCCACCAACGAACGCTGGGTCGGCAAGGACGGCCAGTCGCAAGAGGAGACGACCTGGCACCGGGTCGTCGTCTGGCGCAAGACGGCGGAAAACTGCGCCAAGTATCTCGCCAAGGGCCGCCAGTGCCTCGTCGAAGGTCGCATCAAGAACACGCGGTGGACGGACGATAAGGGCGTCGAGCGCTACGGCAGCGACATCGTCGCCACGACCGTGCAGTTTCTAGGCGGCGGCGAAGGCAAGGCGCGCGCGCCGCATCCGGCATCGGGCGACGCGCCGCCCGAAGGCAACCAGCGCTCGACGTCACCGTCGGCCTCGTCGTCACACTACGACCCGGGCTCTCCCGACAGCGCCTTCACGGGCAACAACAGCAACCCCGGACTCGACGATATTCCTTTTTGATACACCGTCTTACCGACGAATGCGCGACGCTCTTGTCGTCGCTCGCGGCGAGCTAGAGGTCGCGCGTGACGACTGCAAAACGGCACGCGCGACCTTGCCGCTTGGCGCGATGGCGCGCAAGAATCATTGACGAATGCAGTGCTCACAACTTGCAATTTCTCCAATGAACCTTATCATCGGTTGACTGCTGCCAAGCAGAGAGCAAGGGGGGTTCATTGAATACTGCGGAGCTAAGTCAACGAATTGCAGAAAAAGCTGGCTTCACCCGTGTGCAAGCTAAGCGCGCCGTGGTCTCGGTCATTGCCGAGATCCAAAATGAGGTTCTTGCGGGCCACAAAGTGACGCTGTCGGGATTTGGCACCTTCGAAAAGGTGACACGCCGCGCTCGCCAGGGCCGCAACCCCTACACCGGCGAACCCGTTGCAGTGCCAAAACGCGCAGTCGCGCGGTTTCGCCTAGGTAAGAATTTCAAGGACGCGCTGAACAGCCCAAGACACGGAGAAGACAAGTTGAAAAAGACCACCAAGAAGAAGACGAAAAAAGTGAAGGCCGCCGGCAAGGCGAAGGCCAAGCGCACCCCGGCGAAGACGGCGGTCGCCAAGCGGGCGCCGGCGAAGAAGGCAGCGTCGTCGATCAAGCCCGGCAGTAAGAAGGTCGCCCGCAAGGTCGCCAAGAAGAAGAAAGCGACGGGCCGCATCGGTCGCCCGCCGGCAAAAAAGAGCAAGAGCTAAAGCACGAAACCCCTTCTACCGAAGGGGTTTTTCTTTTACGTGAGAGCCGTCTATACTCAAGGCTTCCCTCCACCGCAAGGCCCCCAACGTATGCGCCCACCCCCGGTCAACGGCGTCCCGGCCGCAGCCCCCTCGGCTGTCGCGACCACGGTGTCGGTGGGCGCCGTCAACGACCTTGTGGCGACCGAGCAGGTCGTCCTCTGGACGCTCGTCGGCGGCGGCGTCCTCCTGGCCCTCACCTTGGTCGGCCTAGTCATCTATATGGCCGTGAAGCGCCGGGCGCTGTCGATGGCGGAGCACCTGGAGCAGGTCGAGCCGCGCTCGCGGGCGGCGCCCTCCAACGATGCCCCTATGACCCTTACGCAAGACGACCTTTTGAAGTCGAAAGTAGAGTCGAAAATCGAACCCGAGTGGTTTAAGTAACTCCTGGGTGCGTGTGCGTGCTTCGGCGCGCCGAGCATCCGAAAGCTGAAGTAGAGCATGGAGCTGACGAGCGGCCAGCCTTCGGGCACCAAGTCGCCGATCTGGAACATGCGCGGTCGCAAGTACCTCAAGACAGAGGGAAACAGGTGCTAGCCCTGTGCGGTCGGCCCGAGACGTCGGAGGTGGGGGTCGCGCCCCGCCTGCTTCAGCCCTTTTCCCTCCCCGCGCGGCCATCCCGCGAAGACCTAGCACGAGGCCCCCATGACGAGCGCGCAGGTCCACATCGGGCAGTGGTTGGCCCTGGCGGCCATCGTCGCCGGCAGCAGCCTGATCAGCTTCCTTGTCGGGCGCCGCAGCGGCCGTGAGGACGAGCAGCTGCGTCTTTTCCCCCTCTACGGCGCCTACTGGGCCCTCTCGCGTCTTCTAGACGCCGAGCTGCGCCACGGCAAAGACAGCGTCGAGTACGGCACGGCCGTGCTCGCGGCGCGCGCCCTCGCCAACGAGATCGCCACCAACACAAGCCTCCACCAAAACTACTAAAAGCCGTACCAACAAGGCCCCTTGCGCCGGCGCGAAAGTCTTCGTCAAGTTGCCGCCGGCGGCCGACGAAAGCTCTATGGCGGGACGTCGGTAAGCGCGCTACGGTTGGGGGGCCGATATGGGAGACTTGTTTGTGGTGACCTTCCTCCCCGCGATGATGGCCTTGGCGGCAGCCGCCAATGAGCCGGCGTGTGTGCCGAACGCCGCGACCTTCTGCGCCGTGCGCTACGTCGACTGCGCCGCGCCAGGCGTCGTCGAATTCATGTCACCGTCGGGGCGCCTAAAGCCCATCGTCGTCCACATCGCCGGCCTACGTGTGCCGCGGCTTGAGACGAGAGACGCGTGCGAGCACGAGGCGGCCGTACGCGCTCGCGACATCGCGCACCGCTGGCTACAGGCCGTAAGTCGCGTCGACCTGCGTCGCTGCAGGAAGACCCCCGACCGCTTCCTGACGTGCGACGTCGAGGTTGACGGCGAGTCGCTTGCGGCGATCTTGCTGAAAGACGGCAGCGTCGTTGACGCCTACACGGCGCCGAAGAAGCCCGACTGGTGCGCCTTTTTGAAGCGGCTCGACGATCTTCCTTGACACCTTTGATCTTGCCGTTTAGGCAGTTCACCGCCACAATACACCCCAGAGTTTACCTACACTGGCAGCGGTTCCTTGGCTTGGCGTGCAGTCGCGCGCCGGGCCGCCGGTGTGTTTTGCCCGCGGAGACCTGAATGAGTCGGAAGTTATTTGTGGCGAAGCTCCCCTACGACATGACGGAAGCGGAGCTGCGCACGACGTTCGAGTCGTTCGGCACCTTGAAGTCGGTGCGCGTCATCATGGACCGCGACACCAAGACCTCCAAGGGCTTCGGCTTCGTCGAGTTCGAAAGCGACATCGATGCCGCGCGCGCCATTACGGCGCTCGACGGCGCGCAGGCGGGCAGCATGAAGCTCGTTGTGAAGCCTGCCGAAGAGCGCGGCGCCCGCTAGAAAACGGAGGGCCGGTGTCGGAAGCTTTAGCCCCCCTTGTCATCTGGCTGAGCTCGGTCTTCTCTGGCGCCGCCCTGGGCTTCATCGTGGGCGGCAGCTTTATGAAGTGGTGGCTGCGCCGGCGCGCCCGTGACTCAGGGTTTGTGCCCTACGACGCCCAGCTCTTTGACGCCCACGACCGGCCACGAAAACGTCGGTGGCCCTGGGTATAAGAGGGTTGAGGCAGTGAGCTGTAGGATTTCCAGCGGGGGTCTAAAGAGTTCGCTGATTGTGCGCCTGCGGGCTGAGAGCCCCCTCGACTGGAGGGTTTGCGATGAATGATCTAGCCGATGTTGAATGTTCTGCCTCGAGAGAGTCGAAAAACACACACGCAAAAAAGCCCCGAGAGGGGCTAGGCCGCTAAGGCGGTCTCTTTTTTTAGCTACGGAGCGTGCGCGCCGTGAGCCGGTTGAGCGCCGCCGAGGCCTGCTTGCCGAGCTCCATGTTGCCGGCTCCCGGGCTCGCCACCGCCGTTGGCGGTGGCGCTAGGCCAGCCGAAGGCGGCGCGCCGGCGGCAGGACCCGCAGGACCCGTCGACATCGTCTCGGCGGTCTGCGGCGCCATGGCCGGCTCGATGATGGTCTTCTTCTCGATGATGGTCTTGCGTTGGCCGCCAGCGCCAGCGGCCGGCGGAGGCATGAGCCCGGCCGAGGGGGCCGCGCCTTCTTGCGCCGCGGCGGCCGCTTCGGCCTGGGCGCCCTGGGCCTCCATGTTGGCCTGGAAGCCGTCGGGCGACTCGCTTGGCAAAGGGATCCCTTGGGCCATGGCGTTGGCGTCGTCCAAGACGGGGTTGCCCTGGGAGGTCGTGTCGCCGTCGGCGCTTGGCTGGGGCTGGCCGATGTCGCCGCCCTGCTCTTGCACCTGCGCGCGCATCGCCTCCTCGGCCTGTGCCTGCGGCGACTGGGTCACCTTACGGCCGGCGCCGGGCCCCATCAGGCTGTCCTGCATCGACGGCGTCTTCGCCGGCTCGGCGCCCTGCAGGTTGGCCCGGTCGTTGGCGGTCTTGTCGAAAAGGAACTTGCGCACGGCGTCTCTCCCCTAGCGGTGGATGGTCAATATTTTCCGTCCTTGCCCTGTCCGAAGGTGGCTCCGTGTGCGAAGGCAGGGATCGGGTGCGTTCCGGCAAGGTCAGTTTTCCAGCCTTGTGCCGCGCCCTCGGTGATCGCCTTCGACAGGTTCTGGAAGCCCAAAGCCGCCATCCAGTTTTGCCGCATGAGCGGCACCGAGCCCATGCCCTTCATCAAGGGGGCATGCTTCAGCGGCTCGCGCCGGACCGAGATCTCTGCGTGTCCGTGCGATTTTAGAACTTTTGCGTCGCGCGCGTCCACCACGTGGCCCTTCTTCAAGTCCTCATAGTCGGCGTCGAGCTCGTAGCCGATGGCGTCTTCCGGCTTGGCCGTGAAGCCGAGGTTGGCGTTGTAGTGGTTGGCGACCGTGTAGCCGATGACGTCGCCCGGCAGGTGCGGGCTGTCCTTGGGGCTGTTGAGCACCTGGGTGAAGTTGCCGAGGCTGCGGACGACCGTCTCGAACATCTTGCGCTCGATGCGGATGCCCTGGTCCTTGTAGGTCTTGTGGAGCTCGTCGACCAGGTACTCCTGGGCCGGGCGCATGCCCTTGAGCTTCACGAGGTCTTGGGGCTTCACGGCGCCGTCGGAAAGGACGTCGCCCTTGGTCACCTCGTCGCCGACCTTGACGGTGAGCTTGCGGCCGACGGGTACGTAGATTTTGTGGCTGCCGACGAAGACGTTGTGGCCGCCGCCGATGCCCTTATCGATGCGCTCCACCTTGCCGCCGACGGGCGTCAGGGGGGCGGCCCCTGGCAGGTCACCCGGCATCTTCAGAAGCTGGCCGATGCGCGCGTAGCCGCCAACGTCGGTGCCGGTGCCCGCAGCGCCCCCCGTGTGGAAGGTGCGCATGATCATCTGGACGAGCGGCTCCGAGATGGTCTGGCTCGCCTTGGCGCCAATGTTATCCCCGATGGCAGGCGCACCCCCGTGCTCATCGTGTCCAAAGCACTTGGCGCAAGTTCCTCGGGGCTGAAGGCATGTGAGAGGGGAGCGAACCTCGATTTTAGAAACGCCCCTCTTTTGAAGCGCACTGACCAGCTGCTGGTCGACAGGGGTATTACGCGCGACGCCGTCTTGATCGTGGGCCAGGTAGCGCCCCACTGCATCAGGACTGGAAATGCCGAGGGTAATACCCGCTTTAACGCCACAGTCCACCGCCGTGATGACGTTGTCTAGCGTGGTGGCCGAAATCGATTTCGAGAAGGCCCCGGGCTCACTTGTTTGGATGGCTCTGTCCATCATACCACGGCGCGCACCGTACATACTTGTCCAGTAGTCGCCGATATTTAGCCCTTCTGAATAGGACTTTTTGATGGCGCGCGGGACGATCTTGCCGCGTGCGTCGGAGACGAAAAGCGGGGTCGCCATGATCTGGCGCAGCTGGGTCGGCTCGCCGCGGCCGCCGCCTTCGACCATGTCGAAAAGCGAGTTGCCCGTGCCGCGAAGCTTCGTCGCGAGCATGCGGTCCAAAAGCCCGACGGCGTCCTTGTTGATCTTGGTGAGGTCGGCCTCGGTCTTGGCCTTGGCGAGCTCCTTGTCGACGTGCGTCGTGATGAGGTCGCGGCTTTTGCTAAAGTCGTGCAAGTCGTCGAGCCCGAGCGAAAAGCCCTTCTCGTAGGAGTGCGTCTCGCCGGCGCTCTTGAGGGCCTGGAGGACTTTGGCGAAGTCGCCTGACGGCAGCTCTTTGGCCATACGGTTAAGCATGGCAGCCGTACCTTTTTTGTCGAGGACGGCGGTGACCTTGTACTTTTCGCCGACGATAGCGTCGAGCTTGGCGCGCCCTGCGGGGGTCTGCGACAGGTAGAAGATCCCCGTCTGCGCTTCCCAGGCGGGCGCCATCATCAGAGCGCCGCTGCCAGGCTGGAAGAGGTTGCGCGACGGCAGCATGCCCTCGGCTTCCTTGTTGGCCTCGTTGCTGATCGGCACGTGCACCGTCATGGTGTTATGCGTCAACAGTCCGTTCTGGATGCAGAAGATCTCGCCATCCGGCACGGTGAAGTCGAACATTACCTCGTGCCGTGGAACTTCAGTGATCGACGTCACCTCCTCCCAGAGCAGATCTTCGTTCAGGACGAGCTGAGCCCACTTCTCGAAAAGTCCTGAAGCCAACATGCCGTACGTGTGGAGAATATCTTTAGCGATGTGTCTCGAGATGAAGTGCGTTTTTTTCTTGAAGTGGTCATGTAGATTGACTCTGCGTCCAGGAACCGCCTCTCGCCAGGCTGCAATCTTCGCGCGCAGCTCCTTGTTCGGGACCCGGAGCTCCTTCCCGATTTCTGCTATTTCGTCAAACAGCGCAGCGCTGAAAGGAACGATGTCGTAGAGATTTTTACGTCGGCGCCCCGCTTTGACTTCGCAGGCTGTCTTCAGAAGCTCGGATTTACGCCCCTCTTTCAGGGCCAGTCTGTGCATATCGTCTTTGACAACGCGCACTATTGCGAAGTCGCGGCAGCCCTTGTGCTCGCTGTCGCGGATATAGGCGCCTATCCCGACGCTAGCCATGATGAAGCGAAGCGCCTCAAGAAAGGGGCGGTTCTTCATCTCAATGCGGGCGAGCCAGTTGCCGAGCGCATCCTTGCCGATGCTGCCTTCTGCCTGAAAGAGGCCCTGCACATAGGCAAGCCGTACGCTGTCGGGGCTTGAGACGATGCAGTCGGGAACTCGCTTGTCCTCGCACCGTGCCCCGCACTCGTCTGCGAACCAGGCAGCGATCGTTTTGTTGTAGATGCGGGCAATACAGCCGGCATGCTTGGCCGTGCTCTGTCGTTTTGTGTCCGAGTTGAAGACTGCCTTGATTGTCCGACAGCTCCGGTCGAGGAGGGCGCGCTCGGTATCGCAGATAGTGACGGTGTTGTCTGCGCTACACCCATCGCCAGCATAGTGGCCCAGGAGCCAAGCGAAATCTTCATCTACGACGTGCGACTTTTCCCCGATTTTTACGCTCTGTATGTCCTGCCCGAGCCTCGGCCGTGCTTTTGGGAGCAAGACCCCCGCGGGCATAACTTCTGTTTTGACGCACTGAAGGTTGAACTTCTCGTCGATGTAGCTGAAGTTGTGGTGCTCGGTAGCGACGACGCGCGTGCCGGTGTGCGTCTCGAGCTGGTAGCACGGCCCGTGCGATGTATGCACGGTAAGTCTGCGCACGTCGGCCCAGATGGGGGTGCTGTTGACCATAGAGATCGTCTGCAGGCGGCCTGGCGAGAGTTCGTAAATAGCTGTGTAGCCCCCGGCGTCTGCCACCATGTCCTCCACGCTCTTGCCGACAAGGAGGGGGAATAGCTCCCCCGCGCGGAGACTTAGGTACACCCACTGTCCGTCGTCTGTCAACAGGCGAGTGTGGCACAACGTGCTGATATCGCAGCTGTCTCCATTGAAGTCAGCGTTGAAGCCTTTGATTACCAACGGCGGAATCTTCAGCGCACGCCCCGTCGTGATCTTCGGCTTGAACGCCATGATCGAAAACTTGTGGAGCGACGGCGCGCGGTTTAGAAGGACGTGGCGGTCTTTCATGACGCGGTCAAGCGCCGTGCGTGCGAGCTTCGTGCGCCCCTTCACCTCTTCGGTGGCGGCCAGCGGGCTTTTGCCGTGGCCCTTCAGCTCGCGGATGACGAACGGCTCGAAGAGCTTCCAGGCCATCTCTTCGGGCATCGCCATCTCGTCGATGCCAAGGTCAGGCTCGGGGATGATCGTGCCGCGGCCGACAAGATCCTGCTTTTTGGAGAGCAGCTTCGAGATGAAGTAGCCCTCTTTCGGCTGCCCACCGTCGGCGCCGCCCTTGATGGCGGCGATGAAGCCGTCACGCGTGCGACCCTTGACGTTGAGGTTCGTGAGCCCCGAGACGGCCGACACGTGGTCGTAGAGCTCCTTGCGGATGTCGGCCTTCTCGGTCTCCGGCAAGAGCTTGGCGCCCGGCAGCTGGGCCACGTAGTTGACGACGCCCGTGTTGTGGTAGAGGACGTTGATGTCGCTCGTCGTGACGTTGCCGTCGGGCAGCGGGTAGAGCGGGCGAAACTGCGGCGGGATCACCGGCAGCTTCCTGCGGATGTAGGCGTCTTCCGGGCGCAGGTTGAGCCGCACCAGGTTCTTTAGGATCTTCAACTTCTTGTTGATGTCGTCGAGCTTGTCGGCGCGCACCGTCTTGGCTTTTTCCTCGAGACGCGTGATGGCGCCCGCGACGTCGACGCCCTTCAGGATCGACTCGATCGCCTCGCCCGAGGTGAGGCCCACGCCCGTCTCGTTGAAGGTCTTGGTCTTGGGGTCCAAGAAGAGCTTGCCCGCCATGATCTTGTCGTAGCGGCTGCCGAGGTCGGTGATCTTCTTGACGGCGTCTTCGAAGACGGGGTTCACGACGGCGTGCGCCAGGTCCAGGTGGGACCACTTGTCGCCCTGGAAGCCGCCGAGCTTTTGGTGATCGAAGAAGCCACCCTTGACCGGCACGAAGTCTTTGGCGCGGAAAAACTGCGGGTCCTTGATCGCCATGACCGAGATCTTCTCGACGTGCTTATCAGTGAGCGGCCCGAGCGTCAGCTCCGTGCCGTTCTTCTCGACGTCGACGCCCGCAGCCTTCAGGTAGTTCAGAAACTTGGTGTAGGCGAACGTCTGGCGCGGCGCCGGCACCGGGTCGCCGACCTTGAGGGCCCGCCAGAACTCCTCGTTCTGGTCGCTCTTGTAGGTGGCCATCTCGCGCAGGTTGTGGCGCGCGCCGTGGGCCAGCATGGCGTTCATCGTGAGCACGTCGAGGGCCTTGGCCCCCTCGGCGCCGCCGGCCTTCAGCGGCTGGTGGTTGCCGTCGTAGGGGTGGCCGCTGCCGCCCTGGCGCACCGAGTAGTTGTGGGTGCCCTGCTTGTAGAGCTTCAGGATGTAGGGGTTGCCGACGTGGACCTTGCCGAGGCTCTTGCCCGTCGCGGCGTCGAAGAGCTCCTCTTTGTCGAGAACCCCCGACTTCTTGAGCTTCTGGCGCGTCGTGTCGAGGTAGTTCTCGCCTGAGAAGTTGTCGACGACGTGGGGCTTGCCGTCCTTCAGCGCGGCCTTGCCGGCGGCCGACTCGTAGATCTGGCCGATGTTGATCCGGCTGATGACGCCGTGGGGGTTCAGCAACATATGGACGGGGTTGCCCGCCTTGTCCTTCGGCGCCTCGCTGTCGGGGATGATCTTGGTGATGATCCCCTTGTTGCCGTTGCGGCCCGCGATCTTGTCGCCGATGCGCGCGCGTTCTTCGGTCTTCACGTAGACCAGGATCTTGTCTTTGCGCTTTTGGACGTCCATGACGTAGCCGGTGTCTTCGTAGTGCCAGTAGACGGAGACGTCGCGGGGCCTTTCCGACAGGGCCTTGTTGATGACGGCGATGACCTGGCTTGGCGGGCGCTGCTTGAGCGCCGCGACGAGGATCGTGCCCTGCGTGACCTTCGAGCCCTTCTTGATGACGCCGTCTTCGTCCAAAAGCTGGGCGTTCGCCGGGGTCAGCTGGCTCGGGTAGGTGGCGCGAAACTTCGCCAGGTTGAGCTGGATCGTGACGTCGCGGTCGATCGCTTCCTTGTGGACGTGCTCGCTTGTGAGCTGGTCGGCCCCCGAGTTGGTGATGACGACGCCGTCTTCGAAGTTGAGGCCCTTGTAGGGCAGGTAGGCGACGCGCATGTTGGTGCCGAGCGCGAGCGTGCCGTTTTTGCTGAAGTTGCTATCGGCGAGCAGGTCGCCCTTGGCCACCTTGTCGCCGACTTTGACCTTCACCTCGTGGTTGAGAAAACTTTTCCGGTTGAGCGTGAAGTTGTTGTATAGGTTCACCTGCTTGTCGCCTGACGGTGTCGCCAGCACGAGAAAGTCGGGGGTCACCTTTTTTACCGTGCCGCTGTCGGGCGCCATCGCCGCGACCGAGCCGCCGATCACCTCCTCCATCGAAGCCCCGGGGGTCGCGCCGACTTGGACGAGAGGCGCCTCGCGATGCTTCAGGCTGATCGCCTGCTCCATCTGCTTGGCGGCCATCATCGCCCGGTTGCCCTGGTTGGAGGCGAGAAAGGGGATGAGGTTGGTCGACCACGAGAAGAGCGCCGACGGCGCCGGTGTGAAAAAATCCACGTCCTTGCGCTTCACCCGGATCGTCTCGCCGCGGTGCATGGCGTCGATGACGTCGCCCTTTTGCCCAGGCAGCGCGACCTTCTTGTCCCAGGCGGCCCGCGCCGTCAGGAAGTGGTCTTTGCCGTCTTGGTCCTTCACCGCCATCTTCAGGTCTTTGCCGTCCTTGCGGACACCGATCGGCAGGTGCAGGTTGGCACCTATCTTTTTGCTTTCGGGAGTATGGATCGGATCAAGAAGACCATAGTGCGTCGGATGAATCTGACGCATCTCCGGCGTAATCGCGTGCTCAGAGCCAATGCCGCCGGCGCCCATGATGGTCGTAGCGTAGGCACCAGTAAGCATCTCAAGAGGGTTGGTCTGCTCTGGTGTTGCCGACTTGTCGTCTTGGGTGAAAAAACTCTCGACGGTGGAGCTAAAAGACCCAGGGTTAAGAATCTGCGAAATCTTCGTTCGCTTGGGGTTGTTGAGGCCCCGCTGGATCTTATAGCCGAGAGACCGAGTATTTTTTTCAAGGCGTTCCCCGATAAAATCTTCCACCGAGTGGATGTCCTTGAACATCAAGGAATCGCGGTCCACGGGCTCTTTTTTACCCATGTGGACGTCGTGAAGATTTTTCGAGGCGGCAAGCAGCATCGGCCCGTCGACCTTGTCGAAGGCCTTGCCGAGCACAAGCTCGGTCGTCTCTTCGCCGAGCTTCGTCTGCGAGAGGTAGTCTTTCAGCTGGCTGCCGGGCTTGACGCCAAAAGCTGCCGCGGCCTTGGCGATAGCGCGCGGGTCGTTGCTGCGGTTGGCGGCCTCGATGTCGGTGCCCCAGGTACGCGCGATAAGCCCGGGGCTGACGCCCAGGTAGGTGAGCACCGGGTAGAGCGGCACCTTGCCGGTGCCGCCGGCGATGTTGGTCATGTAGAAGATGCCGGACTCTTCAGCGAACGTCAGGTCGAAGTTCTTGCCCTTCGCCAGGTTCACCTGGGTCTTGAGCTGGCCGTTCTGACGGCGCAGCGTGTAGACGCCGGGCTTAAGCCGCAGCTGATTGTGGACCTGGTACTCGTTGCCCTTGACGATGTAGCTCATGCGCGCCGTCAGTTTCGGTAGCGTGAAAAGCCGCACCTTCGTCGCGCGGTCCAGCACCGTGCTCGTGGCGTTGTCTTTTAAAGTGACGCTCGCGTAGACGTTGACGCCCCAGGTGCCCTCGTCATTTTTCGTCTTCGCCTGGTCGACGTAGTCGTGCGCGCTCGACGTGTCCTCGATAGTGACGCCGTCAAGGCTCAGCGTGCGCGTGCGGCCGACAACAGGGAAGACGCGGCCAATGGCCAGCGTCGCGGCCTTCTTGATGTCTTCGAACTGCTGGTCGATTCCGAAATTTCGCATACGCCGGGTATAAGCCTTGTGAGTAAGAACGCTAAACGTTCACCGAGGAGGCTGCGTGATCGAACTAGAGGAAATCGCTTTGAAAATCATACTAACGCCTAACGACATTGTAGCACAACGAAAACCAGGGCTTGAGCAGGGAGGCGACGATCGTGGAGCAGCAAAACCAGGTGCCACCAAGCCGCGCGCAAAGTGCCGTCCAAGTCCGTAAAATGGGGGCGCTGGCACAGGTATTTGGACAGTTTTGGACGGCGGCCTTTTGGCGCGAGTTCGTTGCCAAGATCGTGCAGACCCTGGTCGAAGCGTCGCTCATTGCGTTCGGTGAGGGGATCGTCGAGTACGTGCGCGTGAAGCGCGGCGTGACGGCGCCACGCTCAGTGGCAGGCGTTGCGGCATCGGCCTTCCACGGCGGGCCACCGCCCGGACCGTCCTACGGCAGCAACTATGCGCCCGCGCACAACAGCTTTTCTACTGACCGCACGGCCTTTGGCTTTCCGTCGCGATGACGGAGCTGGACAGCTATATCGCTTGTCCCAAGTTCGGGGGCTATAGGACGGCCCCCGCTTGCATCGTTCTCGACCGCTACCGCATCTGCCGTCGCAAGTGCACGAGCCTTGAGCGGTATCTTAAAGATCACCCCGAAGGGGCAAAGGAGGCGGAAGACGCCGCGAAGCACAAGAGCCCCGCACTGATAAAGGTGAGCCACCACGCCGGACAAAGTTTGCCGGACGCCGCGCTGCGCTGCAGCGTGTGCCTCTACCAGGCGCGAAGCGAGCGTGGCCTGAAGACGCATCTGACACGCAGTCACAAGAGAAAGACGATGCCCCGCATGTAGGCGGGGCATCGTCTTTTTTTTAGCGCCCCATGGCCCGGCTAATAGACGCACTGATATTGCCGCCGAGGCTGCCGGTGTCGGCCGGCGCGGGCGGCGGCGGTGGGGGCGGAGCAGCCTTTGAGCCGCCACCGAAGGCGCCTGAGATGGCACTCGCTGCGGCCTGCTGGCCGCTGTCCCAGGCCCGCTTTTCAAAGCCTCTCCAAAACGGCGTCGTCATTCGAACCCCCTGCTCATCTGCGAGGGCGGCGGCGCGGCGTCTTGGCGCCCCGGCTCCTCGAGGCTGGTGATTTTATTGGCGCCGGCGGCCAGCGCGCCGGCGCCGAGCAGGCCGAAGCCGACGGCCTTTTTGGCACGAAAGCCGGGGCTCGCCGCCTCGTTGCGGTAGCGGTTGACCTGCTGCTTCACGCGCCCAAGCAATCCCGGGGCGTTGAAGGCGCCGGGGTTGCTGCGGCGTGCCGTAGCCAGCCGCTGCACGGCCGCGAGGCGGCGCAGGGGCGCGCGGATCCCCGCCATGACGTTGCCGGCGGCAAGCTTTTCGAGAAAGCCCTTCATAAAAGAGTCCGTTCTTCCCATGTCACCACCAAGTAGATGAATTCCGTGGAGCCGACGATCTGGCCTTCGTTGTAGTCGCGTTCGACTTTCTTTATCTGGCGCTCGGTGATGATCGTGCACAGCGGGTTGTTCAAGATCGCCTGGTAGTCGGCCAGGTTATTGTCGTCCAGCAGGTCGAAGCGCCCCACGTGGCGGCGGCTCTTGTACATCAGCTGGCCCCGGTCATGGGCCGCGCGCCGACCATCTCCATGCGCTGGGCGCCGACGCGCCCCTGCGGCATGGCGTCCATGTTGGGGGCCGTACTGACGCCGCCGCTGCCCCCCATCTCGGCCATCTTCATCTTATAGAGCCGCTCGAGCTGCTGGCCGACGTCGGGCATCTTCACCTTGATGTCGGTGATCGTGAGGTTGGCCTGGCCAGGGTCCATCTTGATCAGCTGGCTCGTCCAGCGCTCAAGCCGCTGCTGGACCATGTCGGGCTGGGGCGGGCCCTTGCCGCCCGCCGCGGGGGCGCCAGGGGCGGGCGGGCCGCCGGCGCCGCCCTGGGCGGCCTGCTGGACGTTGCCAGGCATCCCGCCCGGGTCCTGGCCTTGGCCGCCACCGGGGGCGCCGGCGTCAGGGGTCGCGCCTGGGAGGGGCTGGCCGTCAGGGCCGACCTGGCCCTGCTGGAACATCTCGGGGGTCGCCTCGCCCTTGGCGATCATCTGCTGCATCTTCTTTTGGGCGGAGATCTGCGCCTTCTGCGCGAGCTCCTGGACTTTCGACTGGTAGTTGAACTGCACGAGCGAGGCCTCGCCCTGGGCCTTGGCGGCGCCCTTCGTCTGCAGGTCGGAGATGTAGTTTTGGATGAAGAGCTCTTCGATCTTTTTCTTGGTCTCCTGCTCGTAGTCGAAGCCAAGCTCCGTGAGCATCGTGTGGTCCGAGAGCTTGCCGGAGGCGTTGAGGCCGACGACCTGCTGGTTCCTCTGGACGTCGTCGGCCATCCGGAAGTCGGCAAAGCGCACGCGCTTCACGTCAGGGATGTCGAGCCACACGCGGATCTTTTCTTTGATCCAAAAGACCAGGTCTAGAAGCTGGCTGCGGTTTTGGATGAAGTCGTTTTCCAAGGTACGCAGCGAGATCGAGGACCCCGTGTTGTGCGAGATGATCCCGTTGGCAACGTAGCTGTGGGTGTTGAAGACCGTGAGGTCGCACATCTCGACTTCTTCGTCAGAGAAGGTGACCTCCTCGATCTGATCCCACCAGTGGTCGGCCTTCTTGGCCTCCGCGACCCGGTCGTAAAGTACAGGGTCTAGGGCCTTGACGCCCTCCCAGTTCACAAGCTCGTAGTTGTTGTCTGTCAGCTCCCAGGTCGTCTGACCGAGGGCAGCGCGCTTTTGCGTGCCGTAGTTTTCTAGGAAGGCTTCCAGCGCGGGCTTCGTGATGAGCCAGCTCGGGTAGCGCCCGTCGTTTCGAGCTTCCTTCTCGGCGACGAGCTTGCCCTTACGGATGTAGAGGATGACGCTAGAGACGTCTCGGTCCAGGATGTCGGCGACTTCCGCAGTCGTGTAGAGGTCTTTTTGCAGGTCGTGCTGGCGATGCTCTTTGATCCATGCGCCGAAGCCGTTTTGCAGCTTGCGTAGGGCCTTCAGGTTGTCCATGACGTAGGGGATCTTGTTGGCTTCGCAGCGAAAGCCTTGACGATCCGCGACTTCACGGTAAAGCCGGTTTTTACGCTCTGTGGTAAAGCCGATCTCCTTCATGAAGAGGCTGACGTACTCGGAGCGAATTTGCAGCGAGTGGGTGTTGTTGTTCAGGCCGCTGAAGCTTTCAGCGCACTCGCCGGTGTAGGGCGGGTAGCGCGTCGACAAGATGCCGAAGTTCATCAAGAGGAGCTGGACTTCCTCGATCAGCCGCTCGGACACCGAGTTGTAGTGGATCGTCTGTTTTTTATCGCGGTCGACGATGCACCCGTCACCGCTAAAAAGCGCGCTGAGGAACGCGGCGACGGACGCCTTGGTGCCTTCGCGGATGAGGCGCGGCACGCGCTTGGTATGGGAGTAGTGCTGCATGTCGAGCGTCTTGAGCTCAGCCGTGACGGCGGAGTCGCGGCACTGGACCTGCGCGTAGGGGTGGTTGCCGCCGCTCTCCGAGAAGTCGCGCCACTGCAGCGCGGGCCGCTTGCCGAAAGTCCCCTCAAAGCAGTCGAGGTAGTCCTCAAGAATTGCCTTGTCGGTGTTACCGAAGTCGGTACATTTTTCAGTGACCGAGCCCTCTGCCACGAGGTAGCCGAGCAGTCGGCACAGATTCGGGTTTACAGCCCGGTCGCCCCAGAGGCCAGTCTGCTTTTTGAGCGCGACGTACTCGCCCGGCTTGAAGTTCTGCAGCGCCTTCCAGCCCATTTCAACTTCGCCGTCGATGGTCCAAACTTTGTGGACCGGTGAGCCGGTCAGCGTCAGACCCGAGCGCATCTTGATCTTGACCTGCTTGCGCTTCGCGGTGTGGTGCGTCAGCGCAACACGCTCCACGCCATCCTTCGTCAAGACAGAAAAATCAGCCTCCGCGATTCCGGGCTCTTCCGGGCAGAGTTCCTCGAGGCGAAGAAGGCCCTTCGATGTCATGCAAAGCGTTGATTTTATTGAGCAAAAGTTCAAACCGCCGAAAAGAAATTCTTGTGGAATTCCCATTCCCCCAACAATCGTTTGCGTCAGGTAGTTGAGCTCGGGGGACAGCAGCAGCGCCTTGCCGTCACCGCCGATGCGGCCAAAGCCCACCGGAATCGGGATGACCGCCTTGAAGTTGGGGTCGGCCCGGTGGCGCGTGATGATGTCTTCGATCTTGACCTTCCAGTCGGCCAGGTCGGTGTGGATGTAGGGGTCCTGCTGCGCGTTCGGCATCGGGTAGATGATGTCGAAGGGGACGATGTGCTCAAGTGCGATCGCCTCCTGGGCGCGGCGCAGCGTGTAGAAGTAGAACATGTCTTTTAGCACGTGGATGATCGTCGGCTTGCCCCAGCCCTGGTCTTGCTCGGCCAAGGTCGGGTTCTTCAGGTGCTTGATCGCGCGGTCGTCGAGGCGAATGAGTCGGCGCTTTTTGAGCGCATCCAGGACGACCAGCGGGATGTCTTCCAGCACGTCCTTGTCGCCGCGCTGGATCATCGAGCGCAGCTTACCAGGCACCGAGTACATGTAAATGTAGCGGCCCGTGTAGTCATTGAACTTGATGTGGATGTTCTCGGGGTTCCAGCGAATCAAGCGGATCGACTTGCGGTCTTTGTAGGGCACGTCTTTGACGTCGACGGCGCCGCGCTTATTGCACTCGGCGCAGACGCCCGTGAAATGGTAGTCGCCGCCGTTGAAGCTCCAGTCCCACTGACGAATAGGCTGGCGGTACTTGCAGCCCTGGCAGATCAGAAAGCGCGTGAACGGCAGGTGGATCGAGACGAAGGCGTTGCCGTAGACGTGGTAGTCGAGGTTCACCTCCATCAAGCGGTCTTTGAGCTTGAGCTCGTCGACCAAGATGGTGCGCCAGACGTCGCGCACGCTGTCGAGCTCGTCTTCGAAGATGAGGTCGGTGATCGGGTAGCGACTGATCTTCTTGATCGAGCTGCCAATGAGTGGGCTGTTGTAGAAGTAGAACGTGCACCAGCGGAAGAGCTCTTTGATCGTCGGCGGCATGTACTGCTGCGACAAATCGAAGAACTGGTTGGGATAGCGCGTCCCGCGGCCGCCGCCCCCAATCGAGATGTTGGGGTTGACGCTGCGTGTCTGCGACGAGCCGCTGATGTCAAGGTTGGTCATTTAAAGTCCACGGGCAGTCGGTAGTCGGTGCTGGTCCCGAGATCGGTGATGAAGACGTACGCCTGGGCCGGCACCTCGACGTTGGCGCTGTAGCTAATCGCCGGGATCTCAAGAAGCACCTGCGCGCCTTGAAGCAGCGCAATGCTGAAGCGGCCGTCTTCTCTCGTTCGGGTCGCGATGGGCGTCAACGTAACATGGGCCCCCGTGGCTGGCGACAACGGCGCGTTCTGGAGCGTGGCGGTCACCTCGCAGTCCGGCACCCGCACGCCCTGGAGGTCTGCGACGATGCCTTCGATGACGCAGATTTTTCCGGTGGTCGACGTCGCCTGCAGGTAAGCCGTCTTGTAGCTCTCTTCGCCTAGCGCGCCCACCGTGGTGACGGCGTACCAGTCTTCGGCCACGCCGTCGGGGTCGTCGAAGGTGACGACGAGCGCGGGGTCGTCGAGGGCGTCGACTTCGACAAGGAGTGCGTCTTCACTTTTTTCGGTGATGACACGGGCGGTGAGCCCAAGCAGGGAAAGCGCCGTGCCGCCTAGGATCTCGACCTTGCCCGGGGCCTCGCGCAGCACCGAGCGCAGAACGAACGTCGTCGCGTCGACAGTCGCGTTATAGGCGCGACCTCCGACGAGCACGGCGTTGATCTGGCTCACGGCGTCGTCGGGACCGGAGTCAAAGGTGACGGTCTGGGAGGCGGTGTCGTTCAGCCGCAGGGTGAGCGTTCTGCCGGCAAGGGTCGCGGGCGCCACCAGGGGCGCCACAAAGCCGACGAGGCTTCGGTACACCCGGTACGTACGGACGGCCGCCTGTGGGAAGGGCGCCCACCTCAGGAAGTTCATCCCGTTCTCCGGTAAGGGTCAGAAATGGCTGCGGATCATGGGAAAAGGATAGCACGGAAGAAATGACCCCTCCAGCCATAAGGCCGGCGGGGCTAGCCGTCCGCGTCGCCGATGACCGTCAGAAAGAGCAGCAGGTCGCGGGGCGCTTCGACAAAAAAGCCGAGCGGCGCCGGCACGAGACAGCCTTGGACGTCGAAGCCGATGGCGGGTGCCGAGACGTACATGACGTCGAAAGATTCAAGCTGGGCCACGACTTTTCCGCGGCCGTCGGGCAGGAAGAGGGGGATGGAGCCGCTGGAGAAAATGCGCATCAAAACACCGTCTTGGCAACACCGGTATTGCGGTCAAGGAGGGTGCGAGCGCGGCGCAGGTTGGGCGTCATGTCGGGGAAGAGCTCGGCGGCGGCGACGTTCATCGCCGCCAGCACGGCGCGCAGCCGCAGCGTCTCGATCTTCAGCTGGCCGAGCTCCGTGCCGCCGGCGTCTTTGAACGTGACGGTGGTGAGCCCCGAGCTTGCGTCGGAATCGTAGACTAGTTGGACTGTGTTTTGACCCGACAGGTCGATCATTTTAGCCCACCGTGAAGAAGCTCTGGAACGATCTGCGGTCGGCGCCACCTACGCTGATCGTGATCATAATGTAGTAGTTTTTGTCGGCCAGCCCCGTAAAGGTGGCGTTCGTGAAGAGGTAGACCCCGTCCGAGTTGGGCGCCGCCTGCGTCGCCTGATAGATCTCGTGCCCCGTGCCGTCCTTCACCGAGACGCGGCAGTTGCTCGTGTCGGTGATGACAAGGCCGTTGTGCTCGCCCCAGGCGATGATCTCTTGCGCCTTCGTCTGCTGGTTGAAGGCCGTCGAGGCCTTGTTCTCGTAGCGCTCGTGGCCGCCGGGCGAGAAGAGAAAGAGCTCGGAGGCGTGCGGGTAGTAGGCGTCTTCTTCGGCGAAGGTCGGGTCGGTGTAGACGACAAAGGTGGCGTGCACCGTACCGGGCTGCGACTGCGTGAAGGTCGCAAGGTAGGCGCCGCGCCCGGCGTGGGACAGTGTGACCTCGCCGAGGTCGCTCTGGTCTTCCACCCGTATAAGGTACGCCTTCACGCCCTTGGTGCCGTCACTCTCGAAAAGAGTGACCTCCAAAGGCGCGCGGCTTCCGGTGTCAACGTCGATCGCCATGCACGCCCGACTCATGCTCTATTTTATTGGCATTTCAGTGGCTTATAAATTAACACGCTTCCGGCTGGCCTCTAACCCGAAAAAAGGGACCGCCTGAAGTTTCCGCTTTGAGCAGCAATTTCATCAAGCGACCTGGACTTCCAGCTGCGTCGTACCGTTGAAGGCGAGGTAGGGAATGCCGCCAGCGTCGCGGCCGGCCGACATCTGGCGGCTGTCCCAGCCGAAAAGCCACTTGTCCTTAGCCTTTTCGAAGTCGTCACCGACGACCGTGTCGACGCCCATCGTCTGGCGCAGCTTCCACGGCGACGCGCGCCCCGTGGCTTCCTGGTAGGCGGCGTACGTCAGCTCGAAGCAGTAGAAGGCTTTGTTGTCCGACCGGAAGTCGTAGTCGTAGGGCGTGCCGAGCTGGCGCGTCGCCCAGGCTACGGCCGCCAGGCGCTGCGCCGTCGTTGCAAAAAGCGGCGAGCAGACCGACATGACATCCTTGGTCATCATAAAGCTTACGAGGTCCGTCTTGACGACGCCGGCGCCGACCGCTTCGATTACCCAACCGTCGCCGACGTAGATGGCCCCGTGCGACCAAAAGCCCGGAATCAGCATCGTCGTCATCTCGCCCTCGGTGCGCGTCAAGAGCACCTGGCCGGGGACGAGCTTCGTCTTCAGGTCCATGTAGTGCATGCCCGAGATCCCCTTGTGGGAAAAGGGCGCGTGCACCTTACCGAGGTCTTTGGTCACCGGCATGGCCCAGGTCAGAAGCTTGCGGCGGATAACGTCGAGCATGGGGGCTCTCTCCGTAAGGCGAGGGTTTAGACTTCTGGCAGATCGACCGTCTGGCCGACGAGCTCGTGGGTACAGTCGCCGAGAAACTGGATCTTGCCGTCGGTCACGAACGAGTGGCAGACGATATCTAGACCGGGGTATTTCCCGTCGGGGCCGACCTTGGCAGTCCCGTCGGAGACACTCTTAAAGTCGTCGTAGCGAAACCATTTTACGAGCATCGACGCGCGGAAGGTGGGCTTCGCGAAGTCGCCGTTGAAGGTCCAGCGGCTGTCGAACTTGTGGGCGAACTTGCAGGCGGGGCAGTGGATGAGGTAGGACCCAGGTTCGTCTGTGTAGCCCATCACGATCGCCACGGGGACCCCCTTAGGTGAAATCTAGACGCCGAGCCCGGCGTGCAAGGCGTCGATCGCTTTTTTCAGATCGTCTTCTGTCTGCGGCGGAGCGATGAGCTTTTGCCCGTGCGGGAAGGTCAGCTTCCAGCCGCCCGAGCGCGGATCCAGTTCGTAGGTGAAGCCTTGGTACTGCATCGTTAGGCCCTGTACTGCTTATAGATAATCTGCACGCCGATCTTAGCCGCGAGGGCGTGCTTGATCAGCATTCGAACCTTCGAGGTGTGGTAGGTGGCGCTGTAAACCATGCTTTTTACGCCATGGCCGTCAACGTCGAAGAGCGAGTTGTTGGCGAAGAAGGCGAGGTTCCAGCCGCCGTTGCAAAACGGCACCGAGCCGCCGAGGTTGGCCGGAATGTCTGGGGCGATGATAGTCCACATGTAGGCGTGCTCGGGCAACACCGGCACGTTCACCATCTGGATGTAGGCGCCGAGGATGTCGTAGTCGTAGACCGGCTCCCAGTCCATCATGGTCTCGACGCAGTTGGCGTCGAGGCGAGTCTGAAAGTTCGCGTCGGTCTCGCTGTTGGCCACGTCTTGAACGAGCAGTGTGCCGCTGGCGTCGTAGAACTTTAGCGCGCCATCGCCAAGGTCATCGCCGCCAAGGATGGTGTGGTTGTCGGACTTGCGGTTGTAGAGGCTATTGGCGACTCCGGTCCAGTAGTCGAGACTGCGCGGCTCAAAGTGCCAGCCGGTCTTGGTCGTCTTCGTGCGCACCAGAGCCGACCCGTCGGCGTCTTTTGGATCGCTGGTGGCCACGAGCAGTGCTGACGGCGGCAAGGCAGCACCGGTGTGCGCGACAACAAGGGCGTCGAGCACTGCCGTCTGGCAGGTGACCGAGGCGACCGCCGTGCCGTCGTCGGGGAGGGCATCGCGAAAAACGATGCTCAGGCTCGTGCCGGACACCGTGATGTGGTCCAAGACGATCGTGATGACGCTCTGCTGGATCTCCAGCGTCAAGCGCTCGATAGAGACCGGGGACTTGGTGTAGCTGTAGGTCGTCATCATCCGTGGAGCCTCGCGAGAACCATGGTTCGGTCGTTGATGGTAAGAGAGCCGCCGGAGATGCTGACACGCAGGTCAACCGCCTGGGTACCATTGACCGTAATGATGTCTAACAGCTGGATGATGTCGGCGTTGTTCGACACCGCCGACTTCTTAGTACGCGATGCCCTGGCGATGATTGTGCCGGCTAAATAGATGTTGAAGCTGGCCGTCACAACGCTGCTCGAGATGTCGACGCTAAAGTTCATCAGCACGAGGTAGGTGCCACTCGGTGGCGTGTAGGTAAAGCCCGTAACCAACGTGTCCGACGCCGCACTGGTAGAGAACGGGGTGAGTGACGACACCATGAAGTTGGGGCACCCAGCACGCGTGCTGGCGGCCACCTCCTTGATGGCGTCGCCGACCAGCACGGACGCAAGCCCGGTGCCGGCCGGGTCGAAAACAGCGTCGTTGGCCTGGAGCACGTGCTCCTGCACCTCGGCGGCGTCGCCCTCGATAAGGACTTTCAGGCCAGGCATGGCGCCCCCAGGAGATGTCAAAATACTTTGTCTTGGCTACATATTACCAGCGACCACGGACTCCTCCTAGACCCCCCGCAGCGTCTGGATCGACGTGGAGATAGTTCGTGAGTTGGAAAAAAGAGAGCCGCCCCCTCCCCGCGAGGGGGCGGCTCAGGACGGTACGGTGACTTAGGCGTTGACCTTGATCAGGTTCGTCTGGACGTGGATCTTGCCGGCAGCGCCAGCCTTGGCCACGATGCCGACCTGCCAAACGCGGGCGCCGGAGGCGGTGGGCATGTCGCCCGAGATCGCCGAGCCGCTCCAGTAGAGGCGGTCACCGACGGCCACGGCCGAGGCGCCCTTCATGACGGCCGAGAGGTCCATGGAGACCTTGCTGTCGTCGGCCATGACTTGGATCTGGCCCGCGTGGCCGGGGACCGCGTAGGCACCGGTGATGCCAACGGCGTAGTAGGACTGCGCCAGGTCCGAAAGCGTCGCGACGGTGTCGTCGGCGCTCAGGTAGACGAGCACGTTGGCCGCTTGCTCGGCAACGGCCGAGGGCGTGTAGTAGGTGCCCGCGGCTTCCGGCGCGGTCCAGGCGAGGCCGCCCGAGCCGTTGTTCGAGAGGAAGGTGCCAGCGCCGCCTTGCGCCAGGGGCAAGGTCATGTTGTAGGGCGTGACGCCCGATGCGGCCGACGAAAGCCCGATTTGCTGGTTCGCAGCGTTTTCCAAAACGATGTGCCGGCCCGTGCCGCTAACGAAAGCGACGAAGGCCTGGCCACCCGTACCGTCGGACTCAGCGTAGACGCCGGTACCGGTGCCGTTGGTGCCGCCGAAGATAGCCATTTGGCCGTTGGTGGCCGGATTGATATAGGACGAGAGGCCGTTCGAGCCGTCGTCGTTAATGGAGGCGTCGAGAATGAAGTTGAAACTCAAAAGCTCGGCTGTGTTCAGCACCAGGCCGCTAGTGCGCGACAGGTGGACGGGGGCGCCAGCTGCGAGAATGTCGATGGTCGCGCCGGCGTCGTAGGCGTTCTGCATCGTCACGAAGTCGTAGACGAGCTGGCCGCCTCCATCCGCCGCCTTGAGCGACATGCCGGCCGTGCCGACGGCGCTTGGCAAGGTCATGGTGTAGTCGGCGGCCAGGGCGCTCGGCGACTTCACGTGCACGCCGTGGGTGCCGGCCGTGTTGAAGAGCTGGAGCTCACCGGCGGCGTCGATCCGGACATTGCCGACGACGTGGACCGCTTCCGAGGGGGAGAAGGTGCCGACGCCAAGCTTTTTCGTACCGATGATGACGTTGGCCGAGGCGTCGACGCGAAGGCCTTCGCCCGCGGGGACCTTGATGATCGTGCTGGCGTTGCCCTGGTTGTCGATCGAGAAGTCTTGAGCGTTGCCGGTGAAGCTGACGCCGTACTGGTTGATGCCGACTGCATGTAGCCCGTCAAAGGCTTCGAACAAGGCGAGGTTGGCGTTCTGGGTCGAGAAGCCGCGCACGCGCAGCTGACCGACGTCTTCCGTACCGATGAGGTCGATCGCCGAGCCTGGGCTGGCCGTGCCGACGCCGAGACGGGCGACGTCAACCACTCGCTTGCTGTTGGCGTTGAGCGTCGCGAACAGCATGTGGCCGAAGGAGAGGCCGTTGGTCGGGTCGACGACGAGGCCCGAGTTGCCAGCGCCGTAGGCGACGCCGTCAAGCTTCAGCCTGAGATGCTGAATGCCGTTGGCCGTGTCGGAATCGAGGCCGCCGATCGGGACGAACTCGGAGATCTTGTAGTAAGGCGTCCAGAGCATCGCTTCCGTACCGACGGTGATGATGCCGTCGGCGTTGGCGTCATTGCCCGTGAGGACGAACTGCTCGTTGAAGTAGATGCCGCCTTCTTCGACAAAGACGATGACGCCCGGCTTCACTACGTGGGGCGCCGTGCCGTCCATGTCAGACGAGCGGGCCAGGCTGTAGTTGCCGCCCGTCATCGTGACGTCGTAGACGCCGTTTTCCGTCGTATCAGTTTGCGTCCAGAGAAGGACGCGCTCGCCGGCGGTCATCGTGCGGCTGTCGGCAACCAGGGCACCGGTGCCAGAAAGAGCCGTCTGGCCGGTGGTCGCGGCCTTCGCCGACTTGCGCGGGAAGAGGCCGGAGTTGGCGTAGGCGACCCGGCTGTCCGTGTAGGTCTCGGCCGAGGCCAAGGTCGCTGCGTCGCCGTTGGTGCGGAGGAGGGCTTCTGCCGCCAAGAAAGTCGCATCGATCAGGCCGTCGGAGCCCGTGATGACGAATTTGGCGGCGTCGGCGACGCCGGCCGTCGTGTTGATCGCGTTGACGACCTTGCCGAGCAAGGTGTCCGTCAGCGTGAAGTTTTCCGTTTTGAACGACTGCGCCTGGAGGGGCGAGCCGTCCGCAGCTTCGGTGATATCACCGGTGAGAGCGTCGACGAAGATGAGGCGCTGCGCCGTAGCTCCGACGATGGCCGATGTTTTGATGAGCGCCATCTAGGGGACTCCAGAGATAAAGGTTTAGCCACTACCCGCCTTGGGCAGTGACCGCGCACTGGGAAGACTCCGGCGGCCAGGCTTCGTGCCGGGGGCGCAAAGGGTGCATTTCGGTCTACATATCGGCATGCCGGCCACAAACTGAACGGGCGGACAGGCGCTTTGATCGGCAGGCTGGGGCTGTGTTTAAACGAAAAGAAGAACGTGGCGGAAAGACGGGGGGCTAGCAGGGAGGGCGGGCGCAAAAGAAGCGGGCCCGAGGGGGGCCCGCGGCGGTCACTTTACGATTTCGAGCGTGTCTGGGTTGAAGCTGAAGGCCTGCCCCTCGAGGCCGTAGCGGGCACTCAGAGTCGCCATGTCCGCGACGATCTGTGACCGGTGGGCGGCCTCGTCCTGGGTAAGGCGGGCGACGGTGGCCTTGCTGGCCGCCATGTCTGCGCTAACCTTCTGGAGTTGCTCGCGCATCTGAAGCTGTAGGACCTGCGCATCGCGCTCGAGCATGCGCCCACGCAGCTCGGCCGCCTCGCGTTGGGCCGCCAGCTGCTGCGCTTTCGTGTGGGCCAGCTGGATCTTCAGATGGTCCGTCTCGGAGAGAGCCGTCGGATAGACGGGGGCCTCGCACGAAGGCGCCGTGTCCGCGGCCGGCGCTTCGGGCTGCTCCGCGGTCTCGGGCTTTCTTTTCTTCGAGAGGGCCTCACGGCCACGCGCGCTTTTGGCTTCCATGAGAGACGCTCCTTCTTGGTTAATCAGCGCTGGGGGCGCGGTTTACGGGTAAGGGCGCGCCCTTACCCTTATAGGTGACGCCCGAGACGCAGGCGTAGTCGAGCGCGTGTCCGGTGCCGCACTGGTGCATAGCCATGCCGCACGCCTCCTGGACGTACTCGAGGCACTCAACAGGCTCGCCGCCTGGCAAAAGAAGCTCTTCAGGCTGCGAGATCTGTGCGACGCAGCCTAGGGCGAGCGCCGGCAGCAATAAGACAATGCGCTTCATCGGTAGCTACCTTGTGATTACGAGGCTTTGATTTTCAGCTCGCCGACCCGCACGATAAGCTCGCCGGTGTCGGCGCCGAGGCCCACCTTCAAGATGAAACCCGCCGTCGGCGGCAGCTCCGCGCCATAGCCGTCAGCCTGAAGAAAGTACGGTGCTCCCGGAGTGATCCCCGTGAGCCCCGGAAGTTTTCCATCGGTTAGGACTAAGATTCTAGCACCGGAAGCGGCCGCTCTAAAAGCCGCTCCGATTACGTGCCGCGTCGCGTGCTCCGACGAGCGCGCGATGGCGACCGTCCGCGGTCCGGACACATAAAGGTACTGGCCTTTTTCGACGGCCTCGCCGGCCGTGTAGGGGATGATCGTGCCGAGCCCGTAGCGCGGGGCGATGCTAGGCATTTTTGATGTACTCCCGGACCTCGCTCAGGCGCGCGATCTGGATGGCCAATGCCTCGTCGCCCGGGGGCGCGCTCTTGGGCCAGCAGCGCTCAACCCGAGCGAGAAGCGCCATGTTGTTGCCAAGCTTGTTCAAAAACCCCTGACAGGCCGGTGGAAACATCGGCGCCGGCAGGTAGACGACGCCGCCGGTCATGGCACAGGCGGCGATGTAGGCGGCCACCTCGGGCTCGTAGCCCTGACGCGGTCGCACCGTCGCCAGCACCTTTAGCGCCAAGGCGACGTCGTGCAGCTCGTGGGGCTGCAGCTGGTCGAAGTCGACGACGCTAAAGTTGAACGCGTGGGCCACTTTTTCGAAGACATGCCAGTGCTCAAAAGGAGCGTTGGTCTTTACGGTGACCTGAAGCGCCCCGAGCACGTTGGCCACCTGGGGCGTCACGTCGATGTCGTGGTCAGCGTGCAACGTTGCCGCCAGCGTCTCCGGCTCCCAGTCCCACCAGGCCTGCCCGTGGTCGCGGTTAAGCAGCTCGAAGAGGGCCAAGACGGAAAGCCCAGCATGCTTTTCCGGCTCTGCCATGAGGCCCCTGACGGCGGCGCCGACGATCTGCTTGGCGATGTAGCGGGGCGCCGTCGCCGCGCTAGACAGGTTCTTCACGGCCTTGACGGCGCGACCGATCGTCTGCGCCGTCTCGACCGGATTCACCGGCTCTTCGGGTTGTACTCCTTCGCCTGCCATCTTCTGCAGGAACTCGAAGGAGGCATCGTCAATACGTGTCATCCGCGAAGCCAACCATAATTTCTTTGGCGTCCATGGGGAGCGAGTCGAAGATGGCGACTGGGTCTTTCTGGAGGCACTGTAGCATCGAGGAGCCGAAGTACTCTTTGATCTTGTCGGCCTTGGCGCCGACAAGCTTCGCAAGCGCCTCGGGGTTTAGCGTCTTGCCGGCGACCTTTGCGCGCCAGCCGGCGTACTGGTCGGGCTCGAGTGCGAACGTCGCGACGAAGGGGTTGGTCAGGTAGCCGTCGTAGTAGCGGTCGAGCTTGGCCTTCTTGTCAAAGGCGTAGAGCAGCTGGGCGAACTCGGCCGGCACGAGCTCTTTTTTGAGGCTGCCGATCTTCTCGAGCGCGGCGTTGAGCCGCGGGTCGGCCACCTCGAGAAGGGACGCCCGCGCGCGGATGTGGGCGTCGACCTGGGGGCTGTAGTGGTCGCTCGCGTACTTGGCGACGGTGCCCTTCTGGGGGCCCATGCCGAGCTCGTGCGCCCGCCGCTGGATCGCCGCGGCGTACTTAAAGCGCCCGTCAGCCGGCATCTTGCTGTGCTGCTGGTCGAAGTACTGGCAGGCGATCTTCACATGGCCAGGCGTCGAAAACGCGTACTGAGCGAACGTGTAGTTGTCGCCGATCTTCTCGGCCTCGGCAAACTCGGAAAGGTTCACCGTCTTCACCGAGGCCTTCTTCTGCAGGGCGCCGTCTTCTTCGAAGTAGACGTTGGACGAGGCCTCTTTGGCGAGCCCCGTCACCGAGGTCTTGGGCGCGATGCCGAAGCGATCGCAGGCCTGCTTGATGTTATAGGCGGCGACCGACGCGGCCTTTTCCGGCAGGCGGTTGTGGAACATGTCGAAGTACTCGTTGGAGAGCCACGTGTTGTCGGGGCTGTCGACCGGGTACTTGTTGAGCTTATGGGCCTTCTTCGTGATGACCGACAGCGCGAAGTCGGTGTCACAGAGGGCAGTTTTTTCGGCGTCGCTCATCACGTAGACCGACGGGTTGGCACGGGCCAATTTCTTGATCCCGACCTTACCGACATCGTCGTAGGCGTCGATCACTTGGTTCGCAAGCCGAAGCATTTGCCTCTCCTAAGTGGGTATAAGAGTGTCGTAGTGCTGTAAATTTACCACAACTTTCAACGGACTACCTATGCTACCTTCCGCCACCAAGCCGCTCGCCGTCGCCTCGAATGAATTGACCCCGTTTCAAAAGCGGCTCTTCCGTTTCCTCGGTAGCCTCGTTGACGTTGCCGCCAAGACGGCCGTGGCGACGGCTTCAGCGATCATCGTTCGCCGGCTCATGGCTCCGCGCCAAGAGGGCTGACGAACGAAAAAGGGCCTCGTGCCCTTTTTCTTTACGTACCGGGCGTTACAAGAAGGTCTTTGAGCAAGGCGGTTTCTTGGTGCGGCACGGCGATCTGCTGCTTCACCGAGCAGCCTGTCACCTCAATGATGACGGTGGCGCCGTAGACGAGTTCCAGCATGAAGTTGCCGGCGTAGTCGGGCGTCGTCGTGACAAGCCGGTTCGTAAGAAAGCTGCTGCCGGAGTATTGGAGACCAGGCACCTTGCGGACGATGATGGTGACCTGCGAGGCGTTGTCGGGAAAGCCGTCGATGTCGCGCACGTTGCCCGAGATAACGCAAACGTCGCCCAGCGCCGAGACGTAGGGCGGCACGGGGACGACGTCGAAGCGCGCCCGCAGCGGGTCAATGCCTGCTCCCGTAATCTCGTAGTAGACCTCGCCCAGCGCCTCCGTGACGGCGACGGGCCAGCCGGCGGAGTAGAGCCCGAGGCCTAGCCCGACAAAGCGCGTCAGTGCCACCACGCTGACGAGGTCGGTGCCCGGGAGCACCGCCCGCACAGTGACTTCGACGGCAAGTAGCCCATTCACCGGGGTGCCGTCGAGCGTCATTCGAAGCGTGGTGTCCCACGCGCGTCCTTGGAGGGCACTCATTAGATGATGTCCTCGCCCGCAAGGCGGACCTTGAAGCCGGCTTTGCCGACTCCCGTCACCTTCAGGTACTCGCCGGGAGACAGCGGGAAGGGGGCCGCCGATACCGTCGAGCGCGTCAGAAGCGCACCGGGCGTGGCCGGGTCCACGACGACGATCGTAACCGTGCCGGCGCCGACGTCCATGGCTTCCACGACGAGGCTGGCCTTGGCGTTGCCAACGAGCGTGAAGAGCCCGCCGGCACTGAGCGCCGTGAAGCGCGCCAGCCCCGCGGTGACAACCGGATCGGTCGAAGCCTCGTCGGTGGCAAGCGTGCGCGGCGCGACGCCCGTCAGCATGCCCGTGTCCATCTCGTGGTAGACCCAGCAGGGCTTCAGACCGACGACGCTGTAGCGGGATCGCCCTGGTAGAAAGGGTACGTTGCCGTCTCGTTTCGCTTGCAACACCATGCTCTACTTCTCCTTCAGCATCTGTTCAATTTCGTTTTCAGCGGCCGCCTGGGCCTTCTCAGCGACGACATTCTCAGCAGCGTTGGCAGTCTGGCGCTCGATGCGCTCGTCCTCGTTGGCGGCCGCGACGACCGCATCCGTGCGCAAAAGCGAACGGGCCACAAGTCCAGCGGCGACGATAACGGCGACGGCAAGGCTAGCGAAGCCTCCCCAGCCGCCGGAGGTCGCCGACATGACGAGGTCGTGGAAGGTGTCCCAGCTTAGTTCAGGCACGACCACGCTTGCCCCTCCTTTGTCCAGGAGCAAACGACGCTACGCCCCTTTACGGTAAGAAGCCTCAGCGTGTGGTCGGCGTCCTTCGTGAACGGGAACTCGGCCTTGTAGTCGACGACGTACTGGTCGTCCATCATGATGATGGAAACCGCCTTGTCGCTGGCGACACGTAGCTCGTCTTTGACGACCTCGAGCACGGGCTCGGGCAGGGGCGCAAACCCCTTGTCGTAGCCCCAGACGAGCCACGACAGCCGCTCGACCTGGCCGTCTTGCTTCGAGGCACCCTCGAAGCTACAGGCCTGGGTGCCGATCTCCTTGACGAGCTCGGAGAGCTGGAGCGACAAGACGCCGCCGGCGGCCGGGCGGCTTTCGTCGAACATGGTGCTGCAGCCACGCACGAAGACGCGCGACGGCGCCTCGGCGAGCGACGGGATACGCAGCTCGGCGTCGGTGCCGGCGCGCACCTTCTCGGCGACGCCGTACCAGCGGCCCTCGAGCGGCACGACCTTGATGAGCAGCTGGCCTTTGAAGTCCGACACGTGCAGCGCCGACTCGCGCTCCTTGGGCCAGCGCGGAAAGACGGAGATGTCGACAACGCAGCTCTCGCGCGCCTTGCCGGCGATCGTGATCGGCATGAGGGCGCTCGCCGCGTACTCGTAGGTTGCCCCGAGGTGGCAGCGCGCGCTGTCGACGCGGATGGTGCCCTCGAGGTAGCCCTGGACGGCAAAGCCGAGGTCGCTGTAGGGCGAGCCTTCGCGCAAGACGACGACCCCGAGGCCGACGTGGGTGGCGCCGTCGGCGCGAAACTCCGCCGTCGGGTAGTGGGACTCGGTCGCCGCCGGGCTTGGGTCTGGGCGTAGCAGGTGCGCGCATCCCGCCGTCACCAGCAGCGACGCAAGCGGTATCGTCCGGCCAAGCCAGGGCTTGCTCACGAGGGCTCCTCACGCAGGGGTATCAATTCCTCATATTTTAGACAGGTTTTACGCCCTTGTCCTGGATTCAAATGATAGGCCATTTAGCCTTGGGGCAGTCAGCCTGGGTCAGCATGCTTTTGGCACGCACAAAGCAGCCGCAAGCCCGGCACACGCCGCGGTGGCGGTCGAGCTCGTCGCAGGTGGCGCAGACCTTCAGGCGCTCTTCAGAGCGACTAGCCGACAGGAAGGTCCAATTCACGACGGATTTTTTAACGATCTGGCCCATGTCGCCGGCCAACTGGCGGGCTAGCTTGTGGGCGGCGGCGCAACCTTTACAGCTCATGGTTTCTTCCAAAAAACAAGCCGGGCCCTCGAAGAGAGCCCGGCATATGGAAAAGATCGCGCCCTCGACCAGAGGGCGGACCGTGCAGACGGCGGCTTACTTCGTCTTTGGCAGTAGAGACAGTTTGGGCTGGTAGCGCACGCTGGCCGGGATGTTTCCGACGTTGAATAGGCCAATGGCCCAGGCCACGTACGAGGTGAGTTTACCGATGCCCTTGATCAGTTGCGACTCGGAGCTGTCTTCAATTTTACCCCCGGTCACGCCCAGGAACCAGGAGATGGGCTTCAGGGCGGCCATGGCCAGGGCGACCAGGCCCATGATGCGGTCGACGTTGGCCAGCACGGCGTCGGAGACGTTGACACAGACGGGGTTGAGGCCGCCGATTCCCAGAAGAGCCCCCGGCACTTGCACGGCCGTCGTTGGGTCGGCGGCGACCTGGCCGATGGCGATGTTTGCCGCCAAAGCCGCGACGGCCGCGACCACCGCGACGCCCAGCGTCCTAGATACTTTCATGTTGCCCTCCAAAGCGTTGTTGTTCCACAGACTTGTCGTCTCTTCAGACCACCGGAGGCTTATCGGTCTGCGGGTGGCTATGGGTAACGGAAGAAAGGCTTTGCGCCATCAAATCGACCTTATCCGACACTGATTTCATCGCTGCGATCGAGCTTGTGATGAGCTGCATATGCTCGCCGACGCGACCTTCCAACTTGTGGATCTCGCGCGTCGCCGTCTGCGAGATGTTGTTGGTGACGTCGAGCGTCGCCTTCAGCTCTCCGAGCGTGCGCGTCGTTGTCAGCTCGACCTGGTGCATGCGGTCTTTGAGCCGCCCGTAGCTTTGGACGACCTCGCCTCGGAACTTCATAAACTGCTGGGCCAGCTCGCGCACCTCATCACGCGTCTCGTTACGGAACTCCTTGAGATCGACCTTGGCGTCGCTGCCGGCACTGCGAGCGCTAGCGGCGGCGGCGTCGATGCGCTTGCGGCCGTCTTCGTAGAAGGTCTTGATGAAGTAGACGAGGCAGCCCGAAATGATCGTGCCCACCATGCCGAGCAGGGTGAAAAGGGCCTTCTGGGCAAGGGCTTCTTCGAGCGCACCCACCGACCACCCCACAAAAATACACGGGCCCCCCGAAGAGAGCCCGTGCGCCACTGAAGTGTCACCCAAACCGCACATGCACTTGCGTCTTCAAGTACCAGGTGATTCGGCGTTCGGGCGCGAGACTTTAGTCGGGATCGACGACACCGATGTAGGCGGATGACTTTATGCAGCTATATTCGAGGTCTTCACTGTCGCCGCAGCCAAACAGGTGCAGACCGCAGCCGGTCACCTTGACCCCGGTACAGCGGATTTCGCGGCCGTTGTCGAGCCGGTAGACCTGCGGCAGGGTGTCGTCCGAGACGCAGCTGTAGAGCAGCAGCCCGGCGGCCCCGACAAAGTAGAGGATGTAGCCAGCATCGGCGATGCGCCCTAGCATTACAGGGCGCAGCAGATGGCGTAGGCGGAGACGCCGGCATTGGTGGCGTTACAGTTGTAGGTCGTGAGGTTGCTTGGAAAGCCCCCAGTTATGGCGCTGGAGGCGTTGCACCCGCCGAACACGACCTCGCCGGCGTTGCAGCTGATGCTCACAAAGTTGTTGCTGCCCGAGCTGGCCACGGAGGTGGCGACACGGCAGCTGTGGAGCGTGTTGCCACTGCCGGCTGCGCCGTTGTTGGTGATGCCGCCGCCCACCGTCAACGCCCCCGCTCCGATGTTGACGGCGCCGGCGGTCGACACAGTGACGAGGTTTGTGTCCAAAATACCTTTGGTCGCGTTGGCCGCCGTCGAGGCCTTGCCGATGACGAGGCTGCCGGAGACGTTCTGGCCGATGCCCATCGCCAAGGAGGCGCTCGAGGTCCCCATGAGCACCGTCGCCCGCGACGACGCCGACGCCGACGGATAGTTAGGATTGTAGAGGAAGGGCAGGTAGGTGCTGTCGGCCGCCGCGGTCGCGGCGCTGGCAAGCGTAAAGACCGAGGCGGTGGTCGTCCCGTCCCACTGCAAGAGCTTACCGACCAGGGTCAGGGGGGCCGACAGCTTCATGTCGGTGGCGCCGTAGGTCGCCACGGTACCGAGGTCGGTTGTGGCCACGGTCGTCGTGGCGCCGAGGTTGGAGATGGTGAAGGCCTTGGGCGTGGCCCCGTTGAAGCCCCGCACGACGGCGACACCGGTGCCGAGCGCGCCGGGCGCGACGTCGAGCGTCGTCGGCGCCGAGGCGGGTCCGTTTAAGATGAGGCCGCTACCTTTGACGTTGCTCGCGCCGGCGGTCGTGCCGGAGCCCAAGGTGACGGTGCCGCTGGTGTCGGCGTGCATGGTCGGTGTCAGGTTGGTGCCAGTATACCAGTCAAACGAGTCGGGGCTCGTGATGACGTAGCCCGAGACGACGAGCGCGGCGAGGAGAATGCTGGCGAGGGCAAAGCTCTTTTTCACGAAGGACTCCTTGAGGGGCCAGGGGGCTTATAGGGCGCAGCACATGGCGAAGACGGTCAAGACGGCGGCCGTGCTGCCCGTGTCGCAGGTCCACGTCGTTGCCGGGTTGCCGTTGGGGTAGCCCGTGACGACGATCGTCGCCACGCTTGGGTGGCAGGCCCCCGCCGCCGCGTAGGGCAGCCCCGTCGAGCCGGTGTCGGTGCCGCAGGTGAAGGTGCCCGTCGTCACAGAAAAGAGCGTCTTACTCACCCAGGCGCAGCCGTGGAA